AAATATACATAATAATCATTCTGAAAAATGGAAAAGAAATCTAAGTAAAGGTAAGATAGGGAATAAAAATTCGTTTGGAAATATCCAATCTGATGAATCACGAGAAAGAAAGCGAATAGCTGCTAGCAACAAAACACATTCGTTAGAAACCCGCCAAAGAATAAGTCAATCTCAAGAACTTCGTTGGAATCCTACCCGTGAGTATTTAGAAAATCAAATTACTAAAACACAAACCAAACTTGACAAAATTATCAAATTTCCAGATCCAAAACCTGAACGAAAGAATATAGAATTTCAAAAACCATAGACAAACTAGATAACTTGATATCAAAATTAACTGCAATGTTTAACATTGAGTTAGAAAGTAACTAAAATGCAGATTGGAAATTTGCGTGGAACCAGTGGCACCGGAAAGAGTACAATTATTCGTAATTTGATGGCTAAATATTCAAAACGTGAACCTCAATTTATTACTGGACGAAAACAACCAATATCGTATAAATTATACAGAGATGATGGTGGTTCACCATTATTTGTTTTAGGACACTATGAAATGCCAACCGGAGGCGTCGACACCATCAGTGGTATGGAACTCATATATAAAATGATAAATGAAGCAGCTGATTCAGGATTTGATGTAGCATATGAGGGACTTGTTGTAAGTTCAGATTGTGTTCGTTGCATCGATTTAAAAAATCGCCATTCATTACTTGTTATTGAACTAACTACCCCAATTGAGGTTTGCCTTGAAGGAATTCGCGCTCGGCGAGCTGCTAGTGCAGCAGCTAAATCGGCGAAAAAGGGCATTGAAATAATACCAAAAGAAGTTGACCCCAAGAATACCGTGGCTAAACAGAAACAAATTGTGCCCCAACGGAAAAGGTTCAAAGCCGCGGGTGTTGATTTTAGAATGCTTAATCGAGAAGAAGCCATGCAAGCGATATTAACCCATTTTGGGTGGCCTTCATGAAGAGTGATCATTTTATTGAACGGTGTAAAAACTGTGGAACTGTAATTTCACAATGTCGTTGTGTTGATCCCAACAAGAAATTGCTTTGGGGTATTTGCGATAAATGTAAAGGTAAAGATGCAACTACTACAAGCTAACGAATTCTTTGCCTTTGAGCGCGAACGATACAATATCTATCTGCGCCGGCAAGCAGGTCAAAAATGGCCCTGGACTGATGATCCTATCCTTCGAGAGTATCGCTTCACTAACACGTTTCGAGAGTTAGATCGGACTACGACCTGGTTTCGGGAAAATATCCGTGGTCCACTTTCACTCAAAGCTACAAACGACGAAGGTCGTTTGAAACTTGTTAATTCAACACTAATCTTTCGATGGTTCAATCGTATATCCTCGATGGAATTGATTAAAGAACAACTTCTTAATACGTGGGATTCAAAAGAAGTTCATCGAATACTTAAGGATGTGAAGCCACTGGTATCTGGTGCCTTCATGATCAAAACCTTATCTGGTTTGAATAAGCTTGATGGTCTAATGGAATCCATTGATCTTGCTTTATTGATGACACCAAATATGGTACCAGGTTGGGGTGCTACGCTCGAAGGAGCATGGAGGGATATTCAAAGCATTCCGTTCCTCGGAGCGTTTATGGCGCACGAGATCGTGCAAGATTTGTATTACACACCAATCTTATGTGATGCAACCGATGCAATGACTTGGTCGAGCTTTGGCCCAGGTGGTACTCACGGGATGAGTAGAATCGTCTCGGGTCACGCCAAAATGTTCAATCGAGGTTCGGCCACTGACCAAGCTACTATGCGTGAAGCGATGATCCAACTACTCGAAATGAGTAATAAGGAGGAATATTGGCCGCAGGAATGGCCGACGTGGAACGCCCATACAGTCGAATTTGGATGTTGCGAATATGATAAATATTGCCGAGGTATGGTTGGTGAACGATTGAAACGCAGGTACAGTCCTACATAGGAGAATAGCAATGGACACTTATGATTTTGAATCAAAACATCTCTATCGTAAACGTCGGGAATTATGTATAGATCGTTTTGCGGTTGGAAGTTTTCGAGATCGTAAAGTAGCCTATCTTGATACTCGAGAAGCTTTAGATACTATTTCGTATCTGAAAAGAGGATACAGACCAAAGAATTTATGGGCTATTAATCGAGATCCCGTAGAGGTGGCTTTACTAACACAGAAATTAGATAAACTAGGATTACCCAGAATTAATACATGTGGTCTGGAATTTGAAGAAGCACTTGAAAAACGTGTACCAGAAGTCAACATCATTGATTTTGATGGAATGTCTTGTATACACCAAAAATTACTAGACATGTTACACCGTATTGTTAATAAAAGACCAAATGTATTGTATGGATTAACACTCTTAGGTGGAAGAGAACAATCCAAAAATGACACAAGATTTGCTTTTTCTGAAAAAGCCCAGTATAACAAAGTTAGAAATTACTTTCCAGAAGAACTATTTGTAGGTACAGATACAGAGGGTGTAATTGTTGTACAAAAGAATCTTTTAGATGAATTTGCACATTTAGTAACTCACGCACAAACTCGTGAAACATCTTTTGGTACAATAGTTAATGCATCACACCATGATCGTCTTAGTGTTGTATTTGAAGCATTTAACGATCCAAGTAAAGCGGGGACTAAATATGTGGATGCTAGTAAATGTAAAATTCATGTTATCGAAGTACGTTGGGATGTGTATGTGTCAATTTCTAATCAACCCATGATTTGGGCAATTTTTAGAACAGAACCTCATCGATCATTACAACTGTCAGATATTCCAAATTACATTAAAAGAACAGATTGCTTGGCAACACCAGAATGCCGAGTAGAAGATTACGTAAAAAGTGTTAATGTGGAAACAAAGAAAAACAAATTTTTAGAAAATGCATTACACAGTCACTTTCTAAGTTGGACACGCATATGATCCATGTAATCACTAATCAACCAACTTACGATGAGTCGGAAGAAAAATCCTGGCCCGAGCGAGCTATTAAAAGTCATGAAATGGTGCAAAATCGATATGACTTTAATGCTCGTACTGCTATTCGAGTGATTCTCGAATGTGGTCATTCTTGTGTGCTTACAGGTGAAGCAATATTCGAAGAGGGAACTTCTATTCGGTGTAAGCTTTGTGCCGATCAGTTGAATCAGATGCGTTAAAAGTATCAAGATGTTCGAATGACTATCCAAAAAGTCTGCTAGTTACAGTTCCTTTGAGTGAATCAGATAGACGTCAGTAACATATTACGTGAGTTGATGGATTAACTTTCAAGTACTATGCTAATGAAACATTATTTACAAGAAATAGAAATTTCTAAACTTCAACAGCAACTCACAGCTAAGAAAGGGATAGTTTCTGGAAATTGTGCTCGTTGTGGAATATATCGTTGGTCTTTAGATAGAGATCATAAAACTTGTAAATGGAAATGTAAACAATTAGGATGGACTGTAGAACAAATAGAAGATTACACCAATATACAATATCTATGCCAAAATTGCCATCACGATAAGACTCATAAAGAAGATCTTATTGGAAGAAAATTATCTGCTGAACACGTTGAAAAAATTATTCAAGCAAATACTGGAAGAAAATACTCAGAAGAGACTAGAGCTAGAATGAGTGCTGCCCAAATTGGGCATACACACTCAGAAGAATCAAAATTACGAATGAGCCAAGCAAGACGAGGACGTCCTCCTGGTAATTTTGGAACCACAACAAAAGATTTGTTAGAAACAATAGAAAAAGAAAAACGAAAACTAGATAAATACACTAAGAAATTAGAGGAGCAATCAAATAATGAAAGTTCTAGTAGTTAAAAATAATCAAGAAGGTCTGTCAAAAGCTTTATCCCTTCTATATAAAGAAGGCGAACAACGAAATTCTAGAAATGGTCCAGTATTAACCACACCATATCCAGTAACAACTGTTTTTGAAAAACCGCTAGAGCGTATCATTTTTAATCCAGAGAGAGATTACAATTGCGCATTTATTTTATATGAAGCAATGTGGATGCTTGCAGGACGTAATGATGTTGCACCAATTGCACGATATGCTAAAAATATGATGAATTATTCTGTTGATAAAACTAATCTTCATGCAGCATATGGCCATCGTTGGCGTAAACAGTTTGGAATAGATCAATTAGAAATAATTGCTCAACGACTTCAAAATAATAAAGAAGACCGTAGATCAGTATTACAAATGTGGGATTCCAGACTTGATCTTCATCGTGATGATAAAGCTTTGGATCTTCCATGTAATGACACGTGCACTTTCCAAATTGGAGCTGATGGAAAATTATATTTAGTGGTTTTTTGTAGATCTAATGATGTTGTTTGGGGTACATTTTTTGCAAATCAGGGACATTTTAGTACACTTCTCGAGTACATGAGTTTATATATTGGTGTTCCAATCGGAACTTATACACAAATAAGTGTTAATTTTCATGGATATCTAAATGTATTAGATACTGTTAAAGAATTACAATACGCTGATTTTAAAAATCCATACGAACATGGTATTAGTACACTTCCAATGACAGAATCTCGTCATGGCGAATCCCCAAACGACACGATCAAACGCCTTGATAAATCTATAAAAGAATTATTGTTACATGCTGATACAAATTTCAAACTCCCTCGATTAGAAAATGATAACGAAACATGGGTAGACGTAGCATACGCAGTTTTAAAAGCACACGAATTATGGCGGACACTTGCGGCTCCAGAGCGATTCGAGGAACCTCTTAAGGTATTAGCAGCTCAACCTAAAAATGTAGATTGGATTGTAGCTATGCGAGAGTGGATAGAACGTCGTCAAGCTATTTGGGAACAGAAGCAAATTGCTGGAGGGAAAATTCAAGAATGATACCTCTATCATTACTAGCTGTTCATACATTTGCTGATTTTGTTTGTCAGACAAATTGGATGGCAACCAATAAGTCCAAGAATTGGCTTGCTCTTTATGTCCATGTCATAGTGTACAGTCTATGTTTTTCTTATTGGGGGTTGTCATTTGTGGCATTTACATTTGGTACACATCTTATCACAGATGCTGTTACCAGTAGAATGACTGCTTATCTATACAAGAATTTTGATGATCAGCATTTCTATCAACCAAATTCTCATTGGTTTTTTGTGGTGATAGGATTTGATCAATTAATACATTTTGCTACTCTCGCTTACACGTATCAGAGGTTTATATGAAACTACAATACAAGAAATTTGAAAGTGGTACCAAATCATGGAAAACTATGTGTGATGAGGTTGTTACCTTCGTGAATGGGTTGGTTCGGGTGAACGGCATACCACCAGCACAGATCATGAACATCTCAATTGGTGAAAATGGACCTCCAATAGGTGCTAATGGAATTATTGTCGTGTGGTATTGGGTGGAGGATTAGTCATGAAGAAATTACATTTCAAAGCTTTTGACACAAACGAATATACTCACAGATTACAAATGGTAGCAGCTGCAACTAAGTTTGTCAACAAACTAATCACCGATTTACAAATATCACCAATTGATGTTTTTAACATTTCTATGGATTCGTCTCCAGCAGAAAAAGGAGCTTATTCTGTTGTTGTCGTATGGTTTTGGGCTGACGAAGAGTATGGATCAGAATTGTTAAAGGACTAAAGATGCTGCCACCTTTGTGCGTTCCAACATGTGTTTTTCCAGATAGTAAACCACCAGAAAGAATGGTATCAAAGAAAGAGTTATGTCCGCGTTGTGAATCCGAGAATTTGGCAAAGATTAAAGGTTGTATCCACTGTTTGGATTGTCATTTCAAACAAGATTGTAATGGGTGGTAGATGCATAAATTTGAAGCACACATTACTTGTCATGTAAATCAAGCTGATGAAGTCAAAATTATTGGAGTTGAATTTGGTTGGAAATTTAGTTGCATTGAGGGCGATGCACTAATGGGTCCTAAACCCTATTGCTATCTTACTGGGTACTCTACAGACAAACACGAGTTGTACTTTAATGTACAAAGACTCACAGTGACCTTACAAAGACGAGGAGTAGAGGTACTGAGATCTAAAATAGAACAGATTATCTTCGATACAAAAACTGGAATTGATGAATTAGCAATTGGTGAACAATGAAAGTACGAGTAAATTTTAGACAGAAAAGATTCTTTGGATCAGTATACAAAGAAATTGAATTAGCAATAGATCCACAAATTGGAATGCATTTCGAATATGAAAAAGACTGGGCGTTAGCAACTGTAACCAGTATTTCTGTTGGTAAAGATTGGATTGAGATCGATCAGTATTATCCACTGTTTGATGAAGAAGAATTAGAGCAATTACAAAAGTTGGGTTGGACCGTTCGACGGTAATCTAATGTTGGGAAAGTTTCATTGTAGTGAATGAACCATATCACTAGACTGTAACATAACAATTGAGTAGTTGATGAAAATCATCAGTAAAAAACAATTTTTCGATATGTGGCGAGCAGGTGTTTTAGGTAATCGGACAAGACTCTGGAACGATCCAGTTAAATGTTTCGAAGAATCAACTGACTTGAATATTAAAACAATAGGTTTTCGAGAGGTTGGTAAAACGGGTGGTGGTGCGTGGGAAAAAGTCCCTCTCGAAAAGATGTTAATTACAGCGCGAAAATGGAAAGATGCTGGAAGAACGTTCATTTTAGACGATGGTTGTCCTGATGAGAAAAGGACGATTCAAGGTGAAATTTGCCGTACAGAATTGGGTCTGTATGGCTATCTTGATACGAAGAGTATTCTTCCAATGCGTCCAGCGATTGCAGCGGGACATATGCGATCTTGTTCTTATGCGACGTGCATTGCACTTCTGGATCGTTATATGGATGCTAGCAGCCGGGACGATCTAGAGATGTTGTTAGAATTGTATCCCGACCATGTTATCGAGTTCACAAGCTTCTCAGTTGATGTAGGAGTGTTTCCAAATAGAAACACGCTTTTTTGGGAGACAAGGTTATTCTAATGGCTATCAGTACTGATTGGGTAAAAGATGCAGCAACAGAAATTGCTGTCTCACAAAATGCAGAACAATTCATAGGTTATTTCTATGCAATCATAGATAAACATTGTCCTTTCGAGTACGACACTGCATACGAACCCTACAGTGCAGAAAGGGCAGATGCAATTAAGAATCTCAAAGCAGCTCTTGCTAAATTTGATAAAGCTCGAGAAGAACGTAAATTTATCAATCTAGTAGATCTGGTTGAAGCAGCTAGAGTAGTAGTTAATTATGGCAACTGAACCAACCTATACTTGCACTAAATGTGGGTTTGTGAAAATTATCAAGAAAAGCCCTGAAGCTACAGAAAGATGGTTTAAGAAATATCACAAATGCAATGCACCTATCAAATATCTTGCAGGGTTTGATGTAAGTGACTGGTATAGAAGAAAACAAGGTGAGAAAGAATAATGGATACATATGAGATTTCCGAATTAAAAGCACTTCTCAAAGAATGTTATTCACGAGTTCCCGAGGCTCGCAAAGGTCGAGAACGAGTCATCGACTACGATCCAGCAGGGAGTACATACGAATTTACAGAATATGAATGGTCGAAGCGAGCACGAGAAATTCTAGGTATTACTTGGGAACCAAATGGTATCTAATCATGACTGTTAGAGAATTAATACAAGCTCTTAGCAAATTTCCGCCAGAAGCCCATGTATATCTGAATGAAGATGTAGATACGAATTGCATGACGGAAGACTATGTCCCTGAATCATTACAAATCGATGAATTTATGTTACGAACATACAACTGGAATAACAGATTTGTTCGTCACAAACCAATAGTGGGTGAACAGGTTGTTATACTTTGATCACAGATCTCATCTCTCTCGATCGTCCGTTGATCGCTCTGGATGTTGAAACCACGGGGCTCTCACATAGACAAGACAGGATAGTTCAACTTGGTCTAGTTAAGGTGTACCCCGATGGCAAGATGACAGAGTTTGAAACACTTCTTAACCCAGGAATACCAATCTCAGAAGAAGTATCTGCCATTCATCACATCACAGATGAACTTGTTCGAGATGAACCCTCTTTTGCTGATGTAGCACCAGTATTGTTTGCTGGACTTAAAGAGTGCGATTTGGTCGGATATAACATCTTTGGATTCGATATTAAATTCTTAGTCAGCGAATTTCTTCGTTGCCACATAAGATATGTAGTTCCACGCATTATCGATTCCTTTAAGATCTTTACCAAACACCACCCTCGAAACCTACAAAGTGCTGTACAACAGTATCTAAACGAGGATTTACTAGATGCACATAGTGCTCTAGCCGATGCTCGTGCTACGATGCGTGTATTCGAGGCACAACTAATTCGACATCCAGAACTCCCTCGAACTATACAAGAATTGCATGACCATTACTTTCCAAGAAATAAAGACAGTGTTGATCCAGATAACAAAGTTATCTTCATCAATGACGAAGCCTGTATCAACTTTGGAAAACACAAAGGCATCGCACTTCGACTCATTCCAAAAAATTACCGTCAGTGGCTTGCAAACGATCGAGAAAGTACAGATGAACTTAAGTTCATCATGAAAGAAAGTCTCGCTGGTCGTTATCCCACGAGAGAGGCACAAAAGTAACATGTTGAAAAATGATCGTTGGATTTACGAAATGTCAGTGAAACATCAAATGATCTCACCATTTGTTGATCGACAACAAAGCGATGGAAAGATCTCCTATGGATTATCATCGTATGGTTATGATCTACGGGTTGGGTCTCATTTCAAAATACTCACTAACACTTACAATTCGATTATAGATCCTAAAAAGATTGACCCACAATCACTTATAGATATCTATGCAGATGAATTTTGTATAATTCCACCAAACTCATTTGCATTAGCTAGCTCTATCGAGTACTTCAAGATCCCTCGAAATATCCTAACTATCTGTCTTGGTAAATCGACATATGCTCGATGTGGTATCATCGTGAATGTTACTCCCTTCGAGCCGGAATGGGAAGGTAACGTTACATTAGAAATTTCCAATACAACGCCGTTGCCGGCTAAAATCTACGCGAACGAAGGTCTTGCACAAGTGCTATTCTTGGAAAGCGATGAACCTTGTTTAATATCCTACAAGGATCGCAAAGGTAAATATCAAGGACAAACTCAGATTACTCTTCCTAGGTGATTTATGTTACGATTTTTTAAAATTTGTAGACACCCATTGCGTTGGATGATGGGTTCTTGTTTTATTTGTGGTGAGTTAATGCTGTTCGAGCCTCCTGTTCCCATTATCGGTAACAAACGTGGATTTTGCTATACTCATGGTACATCTGGGAGTTTGTAAGTAGATGACTGATTTGATTGACTTGTCCGAAGCTGTAGACATTCTTGATGAAGTTGACGTTCCAAAGAAAATAGTCGAGGATCCACCTCGAATAGCCGAACTTCGAAAAGAACTTGGACTTGATCCATGTCCTATTAAACCATATATACATCAAGTAGTTGGTATCGAGGCACTTGTGAATAATCCTGTCTTCGCCCTTATGGATGAGATGGGAATCGGAAAATCGCTGCAAATTATTGTTTCGTCTATGATATTATTTAAACGTGGTCTTATCGATCACGTGCTGATTATTGCACCAGCTTCTGTTATTCGTGGCGTTTGGTTTGACCCAGAACTTGGCGAACTTGCTAAACATCTATGGAAGGAAGTTCCTTGCGAAGTGAATCTTTATCGAGGGAGGGGACATACTTGGTTATGGCCTGATCAAAAACCAAATGTCCGTCGATTAAAATTTACGATCGCAAACTACGAGTATCTACGAACAAAAGAACGATTGAAGCCGTTACTCAAAGCGGTCAACAGAAAGACCTTTCTCATACTCGAAGAATCAACTGCTGTCAAAAGTCGTAAAGCACAACAAACCAAAGCATGTGTTAAATTACGAAAAAAAGTTGGACGAATTTGCTTACTCAATGGTACACCAATCGCTAACTCTCCTGTAGACATGTTAAGTCAAGGGAATATCATGTCACCTGATATTCTCGAGTGTGATTCAAAAGCACATTTTCTTGAACGATATGCACTAACAACCAAGAAGTTCGGCTTCGAGAAGGTTGTTGAATGGGTTAATATTGATGATTTACAAAGACGATTCGCGCCATATATTCTGCGACGTCTAAAGAAGGATTGCCTCGATCTACCTCCGAAACTTCCGCCAGTTACGTTAACAGCTACGTTGACACCAGAAACTTGGGCCATCTATAAAGAGATGAAAGAGAATATGGTGGCGTGGCTTAAGAATCCAGATGGACTAGTCACGGCTAGTCAAATTATTGTTCGAGCGATACGTCTGTCCCAAATTACGTCTGGTTTTATTGGTGGTCTCGAAGAAGTTCCAAATTTTGCCAAAACAGTAACGAACGAAATAATTGAAAAACCACAAAGACCTGATCGTCCTTCGTTTATTGTTCGTCCAGGATTTACAGAATTACCAACTAGACAAGAAGTTGTTGGTACAGAAGTCGAGGGATTTGATAGAGTACGCGAAATAGGAAAAGAAAAGTTAGACGTCTTCCTCGAGACTTACGCTAAGTTCTTAGAAGAAGATGCTGCGTTAAAATTGCTCACGTGGTGTCGGTTTCGTCCCGAACTCGGACGACTTATTAAAGCGCTCCGAATGCAGTACCCTACATTAGCTCTCGGCGAAATCCGCGGCGGTCAAAAGAAAGAAGAACGACAAGACGCGATACGTCTACTCGACCCACGGACTATGTCTCAAACCGAACCTGCAACGGTGGTATGCACGGATGCCGGCAGTTTAGGGTTGAATCTTACAGGAGCTCATACCGTTATTCGAGTGAGTCAGGGGTATTCACTGTATAAATCACTCCAGGGTGAGGATAGAATACATCGGCCAGGACAGATCCATCCTTGCTCCTATTTCGATATTATTGCGGAAGGTCCAAAGGGGCAAAAGACTATAGACCATAGTGTGGCTAAGGTGTTACGGCAAAAGCTTGATATCGCCACGTTTACAACAAGTGCTTGGGTAAATGCCCTCGAAGAATAATGTATGAAGTGCGAAGAGTGCGGAAAAGCAGAAGCAACTAAGAAAAAGATTTGGCCTGGGTGTGGATTTTGCGGAGGAACAGAATGTAATGATTATGACGAAATTACATATCTCTGTGATTCCTGTGCTGTACAGTATCCTAATGCAGTACCTATTGATGAGGAAAAATAATACATGAAATGTATTATTTGTCTAAAAGAAATTCTTGATCCTCAGAAATCAACCATTAGCACAGCTGGCCCAATGCACATAGAATGCATTGGAAAACCACTAGTTACGAGAACTTTTGGTATAACAACTACAGGTTCCTAAATGATAGGTACAATAATCGACTGGATGCAAGCACACGAACTATTATGGGCGCCACCATGGGTTATGCTAATGTTGTGGCTGAAATGGAAAGCCCATCGATCAGGAGCATTTCGGTTATGACGGCAAAACAGATGATAGAACTATTATCAAAGTTTCCTCCAGAAATGTCAGATGAAGTTTTGGTACGACTTCCCGATGGACAACGAGTTGCCGTCAGTAATGTTGCTCAAGATGCTTTTGGTGGACCAATTATCTGTGTCGAGATGGAGGATGATGAGTAGGGATGAAAACGCAACGCACCGTTTATACCAATGAAGCAGAAGCAGCTGCTGCAAGACGTGCTGCTCAACGAAAGAAATTTGTACCATTTTCCGCTGCGAATTTACCATGGCGTGTTGTAGTGAGTGGTAAAATCGTAGCCTGTTTTGACAGCGAACTAGATGCTAAAGGTTTTAGCAAAGCTCGGTATGGTGAAAAAGGTTCCGTTGAACCACGAACCAAGGCACGTCCTTATAAGGAGAAAGTAGCCAACTGAATTGATAGACTCATCAATTCAGTTGGAAACGTAATGAAACGAAAATGGCCTTCGGATATCATGTTAGATTTCGCTCGAATACTGATTCCAGCGGGTTATGTAATGGACACGATAAAGATTCCATTTAAACATCGTCATGGAATTGGTCATTACACGTTGGACTTCGCTCATCCTGAGGCCAAGGTAGATATTGAAATCGACGAGACTTATCACCGCAGAGGCAAACAGCCTCTGCGTGATAAGCGTAGAGATGACTGTGTTCGAGAGGCAGGTTGGAAAGTTATCCGTATACCTGTGAACAAGATTGACAGAATACTTCTAGATAAAAGAAGATGAAATCACTCAATTAGATCCTTTACTTCTGGACTCATTTAAGTTATAGTGGTAAGTATCAGTTTACGCGTGAAGATCACGCGTCTGATAAATACCGACAATGAGTTCGGTAGGGAGGAAAGAATTGGGTAAGTACGCGCATCTCAACCTGCCTCGGATCGTATCTACGGAACCCAGTCGTCAAGACAAAGTCGACCTCAAGAAGCTCCAAATCCTCGAAAAGCTCCCACTCAATCAGCAAGAATCGGCATCTATCTTTGCTAGCTACTATGCCGGAGTTCGCCGCGAGAAGGACGAACTTAAACAGCAACTTGCTGAGCTCAATCTTGAAGTTGAAGCGGCCAAACAACTTCTAGTTGAGCAATACGAAGCTCACGACATCGAGTCGTTGAAGCTGAGTAACGGTGATACTGTTCGAATCCAAATCGAACCGTATCTCGTTGTCGAAATGCCCGGTAAATTTAGACTATGGTGTGTAAGAAACGGATACGAACAATCTTTACAGCTGCCTTGGAGCACAGCAAACTCAGTCGTCAAAGCTTTATTGCTAAAGGGAAAGCCGGAACCAGATGGCACACGGGCGTATATGCTATCTAAAGCTGTCTTTTCTGCTGGTGATAAAGATCATGCCGAAAGCGAAGGTGATGACGAATGACGTTTCTATGCCTTCCAGTAAGTTCTCGTCCACGAGAAAATATTGGAACTGCCGTTACAAGAGCTTGTAAAGAAATTTCCGTTTCACACCCAGAGTATGAGTTTATGGCAGTGGTCCCTCGAATCTACACATATTTTGGTACTTCGCCAGAAAGGTTCGAAACCACTGAAGTAGACTTGTTATTTAAATTTGACGAGCAGAAAAAGGGAGTATCACATGGCCGATCTACAGAAAACCGCTGACGGAACTCTTGTTAAAAGAATGTCGTTTGTTCCGACCAATGACACTACTGGTACGGACGATATTGCTGAAAATGAAGTACGACTCCCTCGATTAGCAATTGCACAAGGTCTATCGTCACAAATCACTCCAGATAGTTCAGACTACATTAAAGGACTATCTTTGTTTGAATTGTTTAACGACCTTACAGGCACGATTTACCATCGTGGCCCACTCAAGTTTGTACCTATCAAACGTGTTGTTCGTCGTATCGAATTTGATCCTGATAATCGAGGAGTTCCAATTGACATGGATGTACCATTCAATGACCCTCGTTGTCAATGGACTGAGAACGAACAAACCGGTGAACGAGAAGCGCCTCGAGCTACCAAGTTCACGGAATTTGTGATTTTTCTAATCTTTGACGACAAGAAACCCGAACCAATCGTCTTGTCTATCAAAGACACAAACAAGTGGAACCGCAAAGCAGCAGAACGCTTGACGGCTCTAATCAAGATTCGCCCTCCAATCTACTCGACCTATTTCACTGTTGAAAGCAAAAGCGAGAAAAACGATTCCGGTACGTTTGGAGTCTATGCAATTAAACAGCTCATGGCTTTAGATGATCCGGAACAAACCGACGCAGAATGGGAACGTTCATCCAATATCTACGCGCTTGCGAAACAATTTCGTGAGTCCCTCGAAGGGAAGAACATCGTTGTTGAGCGTGAAGCACCTAAGGAAGACGATGCAGATAGCTTTGACGTTGATGATCTGGAGAAGTAAACTGACGTAAAATACCACTTTACTTCTAATAGGTTCCGTAGTAAACTACCTTTACCGGGGTTTACTACGGAAATTTATACCGGTGTTAACCAATTTCGTGAGTCCTAGAAAGGACGAATATGGCTTATCGACGACCGCGTTCTCAGCCTCGCTACGGTTCTCCAAGACTGGCTGTTGGTAGTTCGTTTATTCCTGATCTTGAAAAGGCTGTTAAACGTGAAATGCTGAAGCACAATGTGTCACGATCATTCGTGATTGCAACTGCTGTGGCATTCGCTCTCGGTATTGATGAGCAACCGGACTATCGCAAATCCACCACAAAGAAAATCAAGCCTTCGGATTTTCGTGGGAATAAAGCACTAAGGTTGGTCGAGAAGAAAGAACGCGCCAGCTAATATGAATTTGTTTGATATTATCGAGGAGGCTGAGAACAAAGAATTAGCGGAATTGATGGTAAACGACGATCAATTTCGAAAGAACTTACAAGAGAAATGCCCGCACCTCACCGAGGAAATGACAGAGACCGATTGGGGTCCACCCTGGGGTTTACGTCTTACTTGGACATGTAAAAGATGTAAACGTGTAAGAGGTAGGTGCTAGTTGAGTTGGCCTGTCGGAAAAAGACACACACCAGAAGCTAGAGCAAAAATTTCAAATGCGGCACGGCAACAGTGGCAAGATCCAGTAATAAGAAAGAAACATGTAGATGGACTGTCATACGCAATGATGAACGAGACACGTCCAGGTGCTATTGGTCAGCCACAAACACAAATAATGTTAGATTTTGCTAAAGTTCTTTGTCCTGCTGGTTATCTAATGGATGAAATTAGAATACCATTACAAAATAAAGTGGGAGGTTGTTACAGATTAGACTTTGCTCATCCAGAAGCAAAAGTCAATATAGAGATTGATGGTGAAATACACACGCGTCCTTATCGGCGCAGAAATGATGAACTTCGTGATGAGCATTTACGAAGTCTCGGGTGGAAAGTTATTCGGATAAGAATGTAGAGGAGTGTTAGAGGAGTACGTCGTGAAGATCATTATTAAGCCGTACACGGGATCACGAACAGGTCGACTCGCAGATGCTTCACTCCAATTTACTGAGGGATTTCTCAGTGGATTCGAACTTATTGGTTTTGCGATTAACGACCGCGGAGAAGGTCTCTACGTAGATTTCCCCGCCTATGTTCGTCAAGGCCAACCACCCTTTTTCTATCTGCGACCAGATCCTACCAATGCCGACAAATTAATCGAGGCAGTTGAATCTGCCATTCTCGATTGTTACGAAAAGAGTGCTCGCGTAGTAACACACGAGAAAGAATTTGTTCTCGACTAATTATTCTAATTGATGGATTGACAAGTGGGTGATCCCTGCAAAGGGATCACCCATTCTTGTTATAGGATGGTTCTACATGGAATGGAAATCAGTTAAACGCCCTGGATTCTTTGGGCGAAATCGTGATATCATCGTTGACCAATACAATATAAGCTATGGCGTGGATAAGTGGCGTCTTGTGTGGGTTACACTCACACAAACACTTACCTTCAAAGAAGCCTGCATTCAATTCTATGAACAATCCTATTTAGAATATCTTAGAGACAATCAGGATATTTTGAATTGGATTTGTTCATTTGGCGAAGTTATTGATAATGCGCCGAGCAATATTTCGAGTGGATTCGATTACGAGAAACAAGAATCCTACTCGACACATATACAGGATATTGCTATTCGAAATGTGCTTCGTATCTTGGGTCGGAAATTTAACGGAGGTCCAAATTACATCCTAACTGTTCGTGGATTAAATTCCAATGGCCATCACTTAAATCCTGGTCAAATACCATTCTACGACCACAATCTTATTACACAACCCTCCAAAGCACCTTATTGGGCTTTAAAAAATTCTGTAGAAGATTTTTGGCAATCTAATAAGTGGCTCCAAGTGTTGGAAGATTCATCCCAGAAAAATCTTCCATATACGGACGGTAAATAGATTTACGTTTGACGTTTACTTCCAAAGCGGTACGCGGTAAAATAAAAGTACGCGGTAGTACGTTTAGCCGCTTACGGTATTTTCACAATCAAGTTTCGCCGGCTGCACCCTTTTTCATACGGGTCCTGTTGCGGATCATTCGAACGTGCGGGTGCAGCTTCTGCTTGCAGCACGTTCGAGCCACCTGAGTCGGGGCACCAGTCAGCAGCAACATGTGATGGACTTCATTAAGTTGGAAAGAGTGACTGGTCGGTAGCACGTGGTGGGGCGATGTTACCTAGGAGCCGATGGAAGCGTTCATTTGCTTCCATCGGAAACTTACTATGTTAATGAGAATTCGGTTTCAAAAACTTGGTGGGCATTACCATTGCCGAGTCTTCACTCGAAAATTGCCGCATACTACTTGGGAAAAATGTGGTGATCTAACATTTCGTGAAAACGAGTGGAGAGACGTTCTATCACTAATGTCTCACTTAGATATAGAGTTTCTTGAAGAAGACACAGAAAACAGCTAGACACCATGAATCTTAATCTTACGAAGGTTGTCAATGGCTCAAATTTCAGGGGTCTGTGATTTTTGTAACGACCCAAATCCAATTAAACACATACGAGTTCCAGTTTTTGATGGTGCAGATTTTGCAGCACTCTTTAGCAATACCAGCCCCACGGCTTGGGCAGCATGTAAAACTTGTCACGCCATGTTTATGGCTACTGACAAGGATGGCTTGCTACAACGTGCAATTGAAGCAGCACGAGGCACTGCTAACTTTGCTGTACAGCCAATTATTGATCTTCACTACGAATTCTGGAGAACGATTAATTCGGTAGCAGAAGCTGGTGGTATTGCTAGTGCGCTAATCGATTTTATCGACGGCAAAATCAATAAGAAAGGTTACACTGCACGAGCTGCTTCTCGCGAAGAACGCATTCTCTCTGTAAGACAGCTTACTGGATTGGATGATAAAGAATTCCTTCGTATGATGAAGGGAGATCTTTATTACGGAAAGATTGTCCAAAAACTGGTTGATTGGCACAAAAAGTTTGGTACAAACTACGACGCTCTACAATTTAATCTTCCTCAAAATCCACTGCTGAAAAGCCACGTCCCACACTGGCAGACTGCCCTCGAAAAGAAATTTGAACTACTAAAGTTTCTAACAAAGATTACATCTTCAGATGCTAAAAATCGCCCACATGGTGATTACGCAGATGTCTTCATATCATATCAATATGATGTGCAAGTATTGAAATTGGCCGAAGTGTACAGTTTTAATCTCGAAACCATTACAGCCATTACCGAATCAGGAAAAAGATTACCTCATGACAGTCCGCTGACCTCCGTAGATATTCCAGGAAATGGCCAAGGTTGGTTTTGGTTCGAGAAGCCTCTTCCTATTCAAACGAACAAATATTCTGATACAGTATCAGGACTATTGTGGGGTTTGATTGGAACCGCTGAAGCAAAAAATCTTGCTGTACGATTTACAGCATTTGCTTGTGTACAAAGTGATAATCAAATATGGCCGTCAACTGAATGGCATTGGCCAGTACATTATTCATTTCATGACATGATTACTTATTCGAGGATTAGGCATGATGAAATGTACGGTCCCGGTGGCAAATATGAAAAAGTTGATAAGTTTGACACAGAAGGAACATTGCGAGCGATTGCCGAATTAAGCCAGTTCTTTCTTATGTCTTGTGTTTGGTTCAAACAAGAAATTATCCTCAAAGAACCTACTAATGTTGAACGAGCTGCTCGTCGGCGAATTCAACATGAAAATAAACTCAGTGAACCACCAACAGTTCGAGTGATTGCTTTGCGTAAGAGTCATCGAGATGTTGAGATGAAAGATAGCTCCAAGGAACAGACAGAGTCTGAAAAGACTCGGGTCTATAGTTGCCGTTGGAGAGTAATCGGCCACCCTCGACTCCAACCGTGTGGCCCACAAAATAAAGAGAGAAAATTGATTTGGATTTCGGAATACGAAGCTGGACCACCCGATAAACCTCTGCGTGAAAAACAACGTGTCTACGCAGTTGTGAGGTAATCTATGGAGCTAACACCAGAGCAATGGCTAATTTGTTGGGCGGTGCTCGAAATAAAAGCAATCGATGCTGAGTCTGGCGATGATGATCAAGGCCTCATCGAATTTGAACTCTTAACCAAAATGCCAACTGCAGAGCAACTTCGAGCGATTGCTAACGAAGCGAAGAAACACTTGACACCGGAACAAGGTAGCATCCTGTAACAAGAATTAAACCAAATCATGAAGATAACTAATTCACCAACATTTTCATGGGGAGAACTCATATTAATAGGTATTGGTGCATTTGCTATTGGTATCTTCATCCCAATAATTTTTGTAACCGTCTGGAATTTTATTGAACTTATCGTCTATGTGAGCCAATTACCATGAAACTTAGAGATCAAATGGATGCACTACGAATTCATCATATTGTGGTACATCGACTAGAACTCGAAAATGGAACACTGGGTATCGATATTAGTTATTTTTTCGATGACAATCCTAAACTTTCTTATTCAGTCCGCGAATTTAATAGGAACAGTAAAATACGAAGGGCTCTCGAATTAATCGAAACGCACCTTCGAAAGGACGTATAATGGCTAAGACGACTGTTGGCGCGGTAGTAGGTCGGTTCCAAGTGCCCGAACTTACACAAGGACATCGCGATCTACTCAACGCGGTCATGGAACGATCAGATCGTTTAGTCATCCTTTTGGGTGTGTCGCCACTCGACGGAAAAGTAAAAGAAAATCCACTGACATTTGATCAACGAACTTCGTTGTTCCGTGATTACGGACACGCAACAATTCTTCCCGTGTTTGACCAGCCAAATGACAAACTGTGGTCTACCGCTCTTGATAGACTACTCAACGATTTGTTTCTTGGTTCGGAAATCACATTATTTGGTGGGCGTGATTCCTTTACAACTTCGTACATGGGCCAATTTGGTACGGAGATACTATCATTTCATGCGAGTGCAACGGTGCAAGGCACAAAGATGAGAAACGCGATTAAGGAATCTCGCGAACCGGAATTTCTTCGAGGGCAAATCTACAGTCTGGTAAACCAATACCCAAAAACTTTTCCAACCGTTGATATTGTCGTAATCAAAGACACAGAGTTACTACTTATTCAACGAGCCGATACAAGCGAATGGACCCTACCAGGTGGCTTTGTAGATCCAACCGATAGATCGCTTGAACTTGCTGCCAAACGCGAATTATATGAAGAACTTGGTATCTTGAGCGACGAAAATATGGTGTATGTTGGTTCGACGGTAATCAATGATTGGCGTTATCGATCATGTCGTGATAAAATCATGACGTCGTTGTTCGTTATTGAACCAACAATTGAATCTATTACTCCAAATCCGCTCGAAGTACAAGATTACAAATGGGTGAAATTGCTTGTGGCATTAGAGGTAATTGCGCCACACCATATACCCTTGATTCGTATGCTTATCACTAGGCACCTGAAACTATTTGTCAGGGAAAACGAACTTGACCAAACTGGGAAGATTACTTCGGACACACGTATTCTTCGAGGGTAATGATGCGAAATATTGCGAAACGAACTGACGGATACAAACCAAGTCACTGGCTTTTCATGGAGCCAGGTATTCAAGACACATGGGATTACCTTGAAAGTCGTGGCGGCGTTTACGGTGACATGACCGTTTTCGGCTTGCAAGGTCACGCCTACAAATATCTGTGTGGTCGAGTGATTACACCCGAACAGGTGGAGCAAGCCAATCGATTCTATGCTCGTTACTATGGGATGACGGGTGTGTTCAATTACCACGGGTGGATGCGAATAGCTACGACTCTCGAAGGTCGACTTCCTCTCGAATTGTACGCATTACCAGAAGGTCTGCAAGTACCAGTACGAACGCCATTGTATCAATACCACGTCACTGACCCCGATTCATGGTGGTTACCAGGCTATTCCGAACCGTTGATGTTCAAACCGTGGTATCCATCTACGACTTCAACCATCAGTCAGCACTGTAAGCGGGTGTTGTGGGACGGTCTCAAAGAAAGTGGTACTGAGGCTGACATCGCCTGGAAATTGCATGACTTCGGTTATCGAGGAGTGTCTTCAGAAGAATCTGCCGAAATTGGTGGAGCGGCGCATCTTGTTCACTTCAAAGGAACCGACACCATACCCGCTATCGACTACATTAACGAATTCTATGGTGATGGGCAAGTGGACGCCTATGGCGACCCAACCTATATGCCAGGATTTAGCGTTCGAGCAACCGAACACAGCGTGATGACTCACCGTGGTCGGAAATTGGAGCTCGAAGTCGTTCGACGAATTTTGCAAGTTTGTCCTACCGGAATCATCGCTATGGTAGGCGATTCGTACGACATCTTTAATTTTGCCGATCAAATTTTGGGCGTTGATCTGCACGCCGAAGTAGTTGGACGTGATGGACTCGTGGTTGTCAGACCAGATTCTGGTGACCCAGTTCCAACCATGATGAAACTACTTTGGATTCTAGGCGAACGGTTTGGTTGGACAATGAATTCCAAGAAATTCAAAGTTCTCAACCATGTCCGTACGCTCCAAGGCGACAAGAACAATTACGACGCCATTTACAAGATGGTTCGAGCAGTTATCGGTGCTGGCTGGAGTCTCGATAACATTGCTACTTTCGGTATGGGTGGTGGATTACTCCAGGATTCTGATCGGGACACACAGAAAATGAAAATCGCATTGTCGTCACTCACGGACAAAGATGGTAATTGGCGCGACGTGAACAAAGACCCAATCACCGATCCTGGTAAGTTCAGCCGTCCTGGGCGATTCGCGGTGGTCTTCGAAGATGGCAGAATCGTTACAAAAGCACTGAAGCAGGGTGAGCCTCGACCGGCTGGTGATATGTTCGAACTGGTATATCGTAACGGCGAATGGCTCAAGCATACGACATTTGAAACAATTCGTGAACGGGCTGACCGTTGGATGAAGTTAGCATAATGGCACTCATAGTTGTCTTCCATAACGACAGTACTGGAACAGATGACGTTGGAAATTACAACGTCTCTGTCTATGTTAATCAACGACTGATTGATACAGCGCGAGTCGAAGGGCACAAGCGAAAGGACGATTGGCGGAAATTGATCGTCAAACTTGCCGAGAAAGAATAAATGGTTCCGTACGAGGGCGGAAAGGTGTATGGGCCTTACATAAGGCTGGAAGATGATAGAAGTCATGTTGTCATTGTCTTTCCAGATAAGACACGACGAACTGTGTCTTACCCAAAATACCTTATGGAAATCAAATTAGGTCAATATCTAGAACGAAATGAAGAAGTACACCATAAAGATGAAGATGTAACAAATGAAGATCCAGATAATTTGGTAGTAATAAATGGAACAACTCACAGAAAGTTACACAACCCTGTAGATCCGCCAACCATCTTAATTTGTGCTTGGTGTGGAATAGAATTTGAAGTTGATAAGAATCATTACCGTAATCGACAAAGAAATCATATAAGTTCAGGACCATTTTGTTCAAAACAATGTAGTGGATTCGTTAATAATTAAATTGCCGGGGTGGCGTAATTGGCAGCCGCACTGGGCTTAAGACTCAGTGACCTACGGGTCGTGCGGGTTCGACTCCCGCTCCCGGCACCATTTATAAAGGAGGTGACTCATGAAGTAGTGTCCACTTCGTATGTCCTCTGAATCACTGTGAGTTTATTTCTGGAGAATTGAAATGACAAGTGCAGCCGCCAATATGACACGTATCAACAGCAAGCAGTTCAACGTCGCCTTCGTGTTCTGCCCGTCGCCGATTACCATCGACAAGCGGAAGGATTGGGCCGGCGCGGATGGCCAACAAGACGAGAGCAACCTGCAGAAAGCGCCAAACGGCGCGTTCCTCAAGATGAGCTCGCCGACAGAGGTCTCGCACCTTGTGCAGCCCAACGCGGACCGAACCGCGCCCGAAGGTTGGGTACCCGGTGACGGCCCTGGGTTATTCACAAAGAGCCCGATTTGGGTGACTGGCGTCGAAATCCCAGCAGGAACACCGACTGAGGTCTACACGCTGGATGGAGGGATAACGTACACCTTCGACGAACCGGCCATGTTGTGCTACAACGGCGATGAGAACGGCCCCAACTACAACGACGGTTGGGTCCAAACGATGAAAAATCTCCGAAAGAACTACCACATCTAGGACGATAGGAGCGATTATGAAGTACCTCGTAGCATGCAGTTTCATTGCGGCGATGATCGTTGCGGGCTTCGTACTCGCATACCTCGAAGTCAGGTAGCGTCTAGGACCCTGGTCGCGGGCGGCGCGACCGGGTCCAACCGTTAGACCGGCGATTCCGGCCGATAGGTTTATTTACGGGCCACCAGTCGAGGCTGGGGCTGGATAAAAGTTTAAGGTAATACTAGCGCCTTTAGCCTAGATAGACCGCCTTGGCGGGCGCTGGTGGCTAAAGGACTCCAAATCGTGAAAATGTCGTTTCAGGACAGAGCTTGTATTAAATGTGGGACTATCGTTCGTTCTTATCATGGTTTTGCTTTCTGTAAACGATGCAATCGTTGGGTGTGTGTTTCTAGACGAGCTTTACGAAAACAAAAACAGTCATCAACAAAGATAAAATAATGACTCCACTACCCTGGACAAATGCAAAAACTGCCAATGGAATGCTTAATGCGGTCATGCGAGTAATCAAAGAAGATTACCGACGTATAAGTATGAATTTTGTTTGTGTTCGAATTGGATCAATACCTCGTTATAGAAATCTAATTAACACTCTTATATCACCACCATGTGGTGCAGTTGGTTGCGTAGCTGGTTGGGTTCTTATACTGACAAATCGCACAAGTGAGAATGAATATAATTTAGGAGACACATCCACAGCAGGCCGAATTTTAGGACTTAGTTATGAACAGGAGCGAGAGTTGTTTTATCCTCAATACTTAGTTGAAGCTCGTAGTGAGTTCCAAACAGCGAGACATGCCAATGAAGTGATCCGTCATATCCGAGCTTTTCAAAACAAATACCGAAAGCAACTTCTCGCTACAAAATTGGATAATTATGCCTCGCAACGTTAAACAAAGACCTGGCTGGTCAGAAGAGAGACGCGCAAAAGTCGCCGAAACTTGGCGACTACGTAAAGAACAGCAACATGCTCTCGATGAAGTAAGCAAAATCAATACTAAACGCCAAGGTAGAATCTGTGTATACTGCGGCGAAAAGTATGATATACGCGAGCACGTACCAATTCTTCGAGCACGTATCACACTACCAGTCAGTGGACCTAAAATCAAATTCGTAATAGTTCCGGCCTGTAAAGAATGTCATCGCCACCTCGAATATGATGAGAGTTTGACTGTCACACAACGACGAGCTATCATCAAAAATATTCTTCGCGACAAATACACAGCTTTCCTTGATTGGAAAGAATACACACCAAATAATTACGAACTTCGACAAACACTCAGCAGACATCACCTCGAATTACTCGATGGAATGAACCGCGCAAAAACAATTATACTACGACGTCTTAAATACAAGGAAGGCGAATGAAAGCCAACTGTCAAGTGACATTTGAATTTAATGTGAGCCCACCAAGAACTTGGATGGGCGAAATCGAGGGATCATCTCCTTCTACATTAGCTCGAAAAGCTATGTCGCATGCAAACAAGAAATTGCGTCCACGAAAGTGGATTTCATTTACTTGTGTTATCTTAGACCGCACTATGGGTGACAGTAATGGAACGAATGAAAGTAAAGATGTTTGATAAACCAATCGTTGGTTATCAAGTTAATGTCACCGGAATTGGTGGAGGTGCTGCACATATTGTGGTGACCACACCAGAAGAATTGTGGTTAGCAGTGAAAACAGCATTAAATCTTGCTGATGTGCATATTCTCACAATTGACCGAGTAATCGAGATAAAGAATTTACCAACGTAGAAAGACTACGGTTTTCCGGTTGGAAATTTACCGTCCTAAGCTATAATAGGCGTAGCCGCCCGCGTAGTAAAGGAATTTATGATCAATAGAATCAAATACGAAATCAGCCGTGGACTAATTGGAATTAGTCTTGGTGCCAATTTAGCAATGGTCACAATTAATCTTTGGACTAAAGATTATAGCAAAGCTTCGATTCACATATCCGCCTTTGCTCTCTTGTTTGTTTTGGATTTGCTCATAGTCAAAGCCTATGAAACTTTTTTAATGCGATTTGAGGAGGCCAAACATAAAAGCTTATTTGCCGAAGTAATGGTTCAAAAATTGATCGCTGGCAACATAGATATTCAAGTCACACATTTCGCTCAGGCGGAACAAGAAGGAGCAAACAATGAGACTGTCAATTGAAGATCAAACCTATTTTGTAATGTTCGAAATTCAAAATCACCAACCACCGATCACAATCGATGCGTTGTATTCTTACGCGCACGGTAAGCGAAAGGGACAACCGAAAAAACTGTTGGTGACTCACACGACGCTGTGTATCATCAAACAAACGCCGACAACCGAAAAGCCCGATTCGAAAATTGCAAAGAATATCGCTTCAGGCGAAGCGTGGTGCTCGGCAAAGGACTGGTTCGACATCCACGAGGGTCGTCGAGAGGCACTCCGTCGCGCTCTCGAAGAGCTGAAAGAAAAAACGGAATTCTACAATTTTCCAGTTGAACTAGTCTGGAAAGCATTCGTGAAAACCCTACCAAAGACACCACCGTCTGCGAAACAACTTCGACGCGAAATTCGACTGTTGAACGCGCAAATTGCCGAATTAACAAAGAAGGCCGAACAAGCTCTGGTGTAAATCATGGAATGGTATAGTATTTGCTGGTCACTAGTGTTACTTCCTTGGTGTTTCGGAGGATGGCGGCCACGTTGTTCAGCCACGTTGTGGCTAACAATCCATGAAGACGTGTTTAGGACACGTAAAATAAACCAATCTGGTGAACGTGTCGTTGTCTGGAATTGTTCGAGATGCCAAAAAGAAATAGGCGAAACAACTTCCCAACTCTCTTTACACAAGAATCTGCGATGAAGTTTGTCTCCGGAGGTCAAACCGGAGCAGACCGTGGTGGACTTGAAGCCGGCAAGATTCTTGGATTCGAAACTGGAGGTTGGGTTCCTAAAGGTTGGCGAACAGAAAACGGACCCGATCCAACACTAGCAACTTTTGGTTGTAAAGAGCATTTGTCATCAGATTATCCACCTCGAACCCGAGTCAATGTTGCCTACGCGGATGGAACAATATGGTTCGGACGAACTGGATCTCCTGGTTATAAATGCACATACAATGCAACAGTCGAGTTTGATAGTCTATTTATCGTGAATCCCACTTCACAAGAATTACTCGATTTGGTAAAAGAGCGCAAGATAAGAATTTGTAACATTTCTGGCAATCGAGAATCGAAAAATCCTGGAATTCAACGACGAACAAAAGACTTTTTAATTCAAACCTTTTCACAATCAGTAAAATGAAACAATTTCTTTATCCATCCAGTAGTGATGTGAAAGTCAACCACACTGTTACTGTCTATCCAGACAATCGTATCACGTGTAGTTGTCGAGGGTATCGATCACCAAATAAGTGTTGGCATTTTCGCGACACAGCAAAGAAACTTGGAATTGATATTAACGAAGCGAGTAAAGAAGGACAGATAATACCAGTAGCGACACAAGGTTCACTTCTCGAAAGTGAACGAGAAATTCCTTTTAAACCAATGTTAGCACGTGGGTTAAAAGACGAAGAAACTATCCACGATTATCCTGGTGATATTTATGTACTAGAAGAAAAATACAATGGACATCGAATGCTTATCGAGACAGGACCAGTAGTTACTGCTTGGTCTCGAGCCGGTAATATTCGTATGCTTCCATCCCATCTGATCAAAGAATTAAATAAGATGCCAAAAGCTCTTATTGATTCTGAACTCTACATACCGGGTGGTCAAAGCACGGATGTCACTGCTTTACATTTACAAGATCAACTGGTGATTGCTATTTTCGATATCATGAACATCGAAGGTGAGTCAATCATTAATGATCCATTGTACAAACGTCGTAAAGCATTGGATGAAGCAGCTTCCCATCTACAGGGTCCAGTAAATATATCAGACCAATTTGAACCAAACCAAACCAAGCTAGATGAAATTTGGAATCGTGGTGGTGAAGGAGCAATTCTTAAACGTAGGGATTCGCCGTACGAAGTTGGATATCGATCTAAAGCTTGGATCAAGTTTAAAAAAGAAGAAACAGAAATTGCTAAAATCGTAAGTTTCGAGATGGGACTTCTTGGTCCTTACTCGAGAGTTGTTGCAATTGATAAATTTGGTGTCGAAATTAGCGTTAAGATGTTAAACGATGAATGGCGAGCAACACTCGAACGCGAGGGAGGAGCAAAATATCTTGGCTGGATTTTGAGATTTAAACATCGAGGGAGAACTCGCGACAAGAAGAAGTATATTTCGCCAATGATGGATCACATTTACGAGGACAATTAAATGCCCAGAATCCCTAAGACTGACATGCTCATCGTTTCCGTAGAACAGAATCACATGCACGCAGATAGTCAAGCAATAAACCTCGCGCGTGATGTGGAATTGGCGAAACTTCGTGCACTTGATTCTACCATCACACGCCTTACGTCACAACTGGAGGAGGCACGGCGCGAACGCAAAATCACCGAAGCTAACATCACGGGCATGACAAACGTCTTAGCCAAACGTTACTAAAACCATGAAGGACAACCTCATATTCCATCTTGCTGTTGTCTTCGTTCTGGGAATAGTAACCTATCTCTTGTGTGCAAAAGCACTTCCACTTTTGAATCAAGCAGCTGATCGTTCTTTTATCGAGGGTGCAGTTCTCATGATAGTAGCAGCTGCAATGTGGTTGTTAACAATTATTATCGTAAGGAAACCATGATGATCAATCTACAGAAAAAAGTATTGATGATTGCATTTGTCGCGATCACTCAAACAGCTTGTATTGGTTGCACCCGAATTGGTCCCGGCTATGTTGGCATCGTTGTCAATCTCGCAGGCAGTGATCGTGGAGTTCAAGAATATCCAGCCAAGACCGGGTGGGTATTCTATAATGTGTTTAGTGAAGAAGTGAAGGAATATCCAACCTTTGTTCAGTCCGTAGTCTGGACACAAAATAAAGAAGAGGGTCGTCCAGCGAACGAAGAAATTACGTTTACCAACAAAGATCAAATGCAAATCAGAGTCGATGTGGCACTTTCGTATCATATCGAACCCGACAAAGTTCCATCATTCTATGTGAAGTTTCGAAGTGACGATTTAAACACTTTCACTTATGGATATCTTCATTCACTAGCACGTGACAAATTCAACGATATTGGTGGACTGTATGATATTACCCAAATTATGGGTAACAATGGTCCATTTCTGAAAGAAGTAAAAGATGCTCTTCAAAGAGATTTGAGACCTATCGGTGTCGAATTAGAAGCCCAATTTGGTATTATTGGTGCTCCACGACCACCTGATGCAGTAGTGAAAGCAATTAACGATAAAGTTCAAGCTAATCAATTAGCTCAGCAGAAACAGAATGAGCTAGCCCAATCAACAGCGGATGCAAATAAAGAAGTAGCGAAAACAGAAGGATATGCGCGATCATTAATGATTCGCGCAGAAGCCGAAGCAGCTTCCAATAGAAAGATTGCGGATTCTATTACCCCAAATCTCATTCAACTTCGTATGCTCGAGAAATGGAATGGTGTAATGCCCACCGTGCAAAGTGGTGGAAGTGGTGGGTTAATTCTCCAATTACCAAATAAACAATCAGATGCTGATCCTGGGCAAAAACCTCAATCCGGGCTTAATAGCCGAGCGGAACTGGATAGACTGTTGAAATGATTACCTTTCTTCCGTGGGCCGATTACGTCGATAGTGCTAAAGCATTAGACTATCGACGTCTCGGTAAACAACGTGTAGAAGCGTACCAACTTCTGCGAGGACTTCTCGGTATCTCCACCGGCTGGATTCATCACCCAGCCTCGAAAATGTGGAAAGGATACGAACCAGCCCTCGCCTCATACACTGTTGATATTTGTGATGAATGGATTTATCGCGGGTATCGAGATACGATTTTAGATAAAGTGTTAGAGCTTATTGATGCACATAAATTAGCACTTGTCAAGCATCCAAGTTGGCTTGGTAATGAAGATTTTCATCGTTCACATCGGGCCAACTTGGTAAGAAAAAATCCAAAATACTACGTTCCTCTTTTTGGAGATTTACCTCCAGAACCATACATTTGGCCATGACAAAAATCGTTTTGTACTTTGTAACGGGAATGCTAAGTATGTTAGCATATTTTCTGCTAAACTATTACGATGTACTGTGGATTTTCACGACACCCTTTCTAATGATTGCTATGGCAGCAACTGTGCTGTTATTGCTAACCAAAGCTTAATCTATGAAAATAGAACTCAAGAAAATCGAACGAACGTGTGGTGATTGCACTCTGTGTTGTAAAGTTCTTGGTATCAAGGAACTTGACAAACCACCACTAGTATATTGCACACATGCAATCAAAGATCACGGGTGTGCAATATATGCTACACGCCCCGAAAGTTGTCAGACATTTGTATGTCAATGGTTAATTTCTTCCTGGTTACCAGAATGGGCAAAACCCAATAAAATCCACGGTGTTATTGGAACGACTGATAATGATGAGAATCTCATTCTATGGGAAGACCCAGGTTATCCAGGTGTTGCTTCAACTAAATTGAAAGATATCTTACGTATCATAGTAGCTGCCGGCCAACTGATTATCGTAGCATGTGGTAAAAAACGAACACTACTTGGTAATCGAGAGGCTGTTCTAGAAGAAATAGGTATGTGGGACGAACATGTCAAACAAAAACAATCAATCATACACAATCCGTGAATTAGCAATTGCTGCTTTCGAGCAGATTAACGAACTTTGTCTGCGTCAAGAATGGCTCTCATCTCGAAAAAAGATTTTAGATCTTTCACACGAGATGGTACAAAGGTTAGAAGTACAAGAAGATGATACAGTTGAAATCTCTGATAAGGAACTACTTGATATCCGTAACGCAATAAGATACATCCAATTTTCTGCAGATGCAAACACTGCATATTGGGAACCATTAGCAAAACGATTTAAAGACATAGTAGAAATGAGAGAGTCCAGAAAGGATCAACAATGAGAAGGCTATTACTTTTGTGCAGCGTACTGGTCATTGGTGCTGTATCAATCAAACCAACTGGGATGATCACAGACACAGTACCTATACTTTCGATTAACGAACGAAATCAAATTGAAGTGTTGTTAAACAACTACAAGAATCGAACCACTAACGAAATAGCTGTTTTGATCGTACCAACCCTTGGATCAGAAGATCTAAAGGAATACGCAAATAAGATATTCCACGAATGGGGTATTGGACAAAAAGGAAAGAACAACGGAATATTATTTCTGTGGTCAACAGGTGACCGAAAAATGCGGTTCGAGGTTGGATACGGATTAGAAGGAGTTTTACCAGATGGTCGAGCCGGTCAAATTATTCGTGAAGAAATTACGCCGGCATTTCGAACGCAAAAGTGGATGGAAGGACTTCAAAACGGATTAAATGCTGTTATTAAACAAATAGATTCTCAGTCCGTAATTCCTGCTGTAGAATCAACTCGCCAAGCTAGTTCTTACTCGGCCTTAGATACTATGTTAGTAATTTCGGCAGGTGTTGTAGCATTACTAGCAATTATCATATTCTTTAAGAGACAGAAAGATAAGGAAGATGCAATTTTAGCTAGAGATAATTTTGATAGATCAGTAAAAGAAGGAACTGGTCTTATTGGCGACTATGCTTCGCACAAAGCATCACATAGAGTGTACAGTCAAGAAAAACCACGTAGAAAATCAAATTATGTATCTAGTGGGCACTACAGTAGTGATAGGAGTTCTAGTTCTGACAGCTACAGTGGTTCTAGCTCTGACAGTTCCAGTAGTTCTAGCAGTTCCAGCAGTTCTAGCTCCGGTGATTTTGGCGGATTTAGTGGTGGGGACTCTGGTGGTGGTGGAGCTGATGGATCTTATTGAAACACTAATCCTGACTTAGTTACCAAAAGAGTGGCTTTAACCTCTGGAGTTTGCCCAAAAATTTTGAGACTTAAATCATGACGACCAAGGGATAAAGGAGGTAAAGTTGTTTCACAAGATGATGTAGTATCATCAATAGCCTTACACAAAGTTTGAAGTATTCTAAATTGACTCCCATCAATTGATACTTCAAACGTGTATGTTGAGACTCTTTCTATTGGATCTGGTTGTACCCACCCAAGCTTTCCAACCGTTTTAATTGGATTACTTGCACAGGAAGACACACCAATTAAAACACACAGAGCAATAAACGCTTTAATCATGGTATCACATGTAATCCAGTTGGTGTAGAGGGTGGCCCAATCGGACTTCCAGCAACAAACTCATAAGCACCAATATCAAAAACACTTTCTTGCGGACGTGGAATACTGACAAGATCAGTAGTTACCGTCGATACAGTTATTCCAGTATTTCGAGCGGGACTACCAGATTGTAGTTTAAAATTAGCACTACCAGTACTTACAAAAAGGGGATTGATGCCAAAGAGATTATGGTCTTGAATTGTACCAATACCCCCATCCCCATAATATGCAGGCGTCCCAGTAATATATACAATATTGTTACGAATTTCATTATTAGTCGCGGGATTGCCCCCCGCGTCCAACGAAACCGTGATACCTGCATTAGCGACGTTGTAAATCGTATTATTCCAGATTTTGTTGCCTGTATTGGTCAGTGCGATAGCGGCATCACCCACATATTGTTGTCCATATTTCGTGATATTGTAAATCAAGTTGTTGTATATAATGTTGTTCGCCCCAGTGATAACAATACCCCAGACCTCCGATGGATCACCAGTCCTCGACAAATCATGCATTCTATTATTTCGCACGATATTGCCATTCGCCTCTCCCAACTTGCTATAAATCTGGACGAACGCCCCGCTAGTGTCATATAATTCACAGTTTTCAATAAGATTGTTTGGACTGTTGACATAAATCGCATACGACGCGCACCCGAACCCGCACTCACCAGGACGCCCTCCACCATGGATGTATAGATTTTGGAATTCACTTGACCCAATTTGTCCAGGAAAACTATGTGATCCAGTCAAAACCCCATTCTGCGAACCGACGTTGATCACTTCTGCATTCTTGAACCGAACGTGGTGTGGTTGGTTCCCATTATTTGTGGAAATCCATAGAGCGCCTTGACCTTCAGGGCAGTTGACCATACACGCGCGCCCGTCCATATTGATTCCGTCGATCTCAATGTACGAACAGTTACAGTCAAGCCAGATGATATGTGTTCCGTCATTACCGGTCACCGGTGCCATCCAGACGGTTTCGCCTGGGTAATTAGCTATTCGAACTTTATTATTCCACGAAGTACCAGATGGAATATAAGTAAGATTTTCATTGTAGGTGCCGCCGCGCACAATGAGTGTGTCGCCGGCTGACAGACAACTTACCCCGCTGTTGATAGTGGCCTTTGGGGTTGCCAAGGTCTGTGCAGTAGCACACGATCGGTTATTGTCACCACCGCTTTGTGCTACATAGAAAGTTGTTGCTAACACTGGTACAGCAAAGAGTTGAATGAAGAAAAGAAAAATTAGTTTTTTCATGGTGTTGCTACAGCTACTCCAGAAACTTCGGTTGCGTCTCCACTATACCCAACAGCATTATATGCTTGAATAGAAATATAATAGGTTAACCCAACCACAAGACCAGTAATCACATAGGTTGTTGTATCACCCGCATCTCGAGCATTTGTGTAGACCCCACTTACGGTCCCCCACTGAACAACATACCCTTCAATAGCTTCTTCTTCCGGATTTGGATCCCATCCAATAGTTATTTGCCCAGATTCTCCAACAAGGTCAACATAATGAGCAACTAATGTTGTATCAACGGAAATGCTGATAGTTGTTGTTGGACTTGACGAATCTGCAACAGCACCACCAGTCCAAGTCGAAAACATTTGACCAGGTGGTGGTGGATCTGCACTAACACTAATTACATCTGTCGAGAGGTAGTCACCATCACCAGATCCATTCGTTACAGTAAGGTGATGAGTAGAAACTGTGGAATTAACCGTAACTGTAAAGCTACACGAAACTGTTTGTCCGTCGGCTGAAACAGCAGTATATGTGACTCCTGTTATTCCAACTTCAAATTCACTTCCAGAAGGAATATCATAAGATCCAGTAATTGGCGAACGCCCACCAGTAACAACCGGATCAGAATAGGTGACAACAACTGGATCACCATCAGAAGAAGTTCGAACAAGATTACCAGGACACACTATTCGAAGCGTTGTGTATTGCGAGATAAGATCTTGAACATCAATCGCCTCAAAAGTCACTGAACAATTTGGCTGATTTATCCTTTGGGATATTATCCAACAGGCATTGTCTTGCCAACCATTTGAACCACGACCATTAAAATGTGTGATAGACAATCCATCTAAAACATCTCGTTTCAATCCACACAAAGATTGTGCATAAGTTGCCGACAGTCGAACTTGAGATCTAAAATCTAATTGTTGACCAGCTATAGTATCTGCAGTTGCTTCATCACGAACCATAGGATACGTGATAGACTTCGTAATTACACCATACTTGACTTTAGACGGTGCATTTCCAATGATGTTAAAACCGTTCCAAGATCCGGTATTGTCATTTCTATAATTTGGTGCATACTGATAACCAAAATCATTACACAGCCAATCACGTTTTTTCTGAATACTGAATCTTGGCTCCGCAAGAATATCACGTCGATCATTAATTGTAGTTGATGAACCAATAAATTTTTCTCTACGTCTATCGAGCATCACAACTTTGAGTTGCTGATACTGCGATTGACAAAACATCAAATTGAAGGATTGAAGTATGTCCGCCCAAACTTGCCTTACAGATTGTCGTTGACCACCTGCACCAATTACAAATCCTCCGATAAATCCACCAACCAAATATGAAGAAGCTACTTCTGAAGCGATATCAAAACTCGCTGTATCCACTCGACAAATAAAGTCACCATTACCAGGATATGATTCAAATTTAGGCGATGCTAACCAACTCCCAGTTTTGAATGATTGCAACAACCAATTGATCAATATGTATTTAGCTTGAATGATACCGTTTGTAATTTCGCTACCAGTTGCATCTGCTTTAGTCCCAAAACCCTTAACATTAGCATAAATTGGTGCAGCTTCATTACTTACAGCAGTCCAAGTAACAGATCCATCTGTTAGTGTTACACCAGATGCTGGAACTGTCAAAGTATCACTTGATCCAGTTGTGCCAGCTGTAGTACATAACAAAAATTTACTTTGACCATCAACCATATTAGATGCTGGACTTACTGCATCACCAACAGAATAAGCAGTTGTTGCAGCCCAAGAGTCTTTTTGTAATGATGATCCTCCATCTATTGCAGCAGCTCTCCAACCATCCACTAAGACCAGTGTATAATCGTTGCCACCAATTGTAACAAATTTAGCTCCTCCAGGAACAATATCTGTCCATGTAGATGAATATGGCCACCAAGTATGCGGATCTGCATCTGGGATAGCTACTCCGCCTTGAAATAGATCGAGGTCATGAACAGCATGGCCACAAACCATAAAGGCATGTTTGGTTAAGCTGTTGATTGTTACTTCACCTACATCATAGAGTAGTAACGCCCCTTCCGTTTCAATCACATCTCCAGCAATAATTGGAATACCAAATCCAAGAGTTTGCGTTGGACAATTTGGAAAATCATCTTGATTAGTGATTCTTTGCGGAATCATTTTCTCATCCGCAAATAAAGAATAGTCGATACTGATAACATCATTAGCAGTCACTTCAACTGCTAAATCCTCTTTTAATGCATCCGTATAAACTGGCCCTTGAAATAATAATCGTTGATACCCTCGATTTTTTCGAGTGTCATCATCTACCAAATAAGTATAGAATTGCGCAGAAACCAGATCTCCTCGAGTAAGACCACGAATGATACGATCAGTATCTGCAAAGACTGCAGTCGCGGTTTGTGCTTGCCACGACCTAGTGAGCCAGTCCGATGCTACTCGAGAGATATCTGAAATAGACAGTAGTCTCGGTTCTGTGTAGCCACCATAATATCCATCTTGATTACGAAGTGCTCGAGTTGCTGCTTGCGTTACATTTCCGTTTTCATCTACTAGTGCCACCCAAAATTGAGGGTGAGAGATTGAACAAGGATCTTCATAGACAACATTGATTGCACAAGGATCTTTAATACGTAAAACTGTTGCACTATGATGTGTTATCTTACTCGAAGGTAATTGAGCAAGAATAATACTAGCACTATGCTGAGTAACTCTTGTTGATGCTGGCTGCGTTAAAATTACTGTAGCACTATGTTGTGTAACAGCAGTTTTTGCTGGAACAAGGGCAATATCACTAATATTGACATTTTCGCTGAGAGAAGCTTCAATCGTTCGAGCAACTGTAACTGTATCGTGAACTTTTATATTCTCTGTACGAATAACATCATTTGGATCAATTCCAAGAATAGGAGTATCTTGTATCTTAAGAGATTCTGTTAAAGAAGTAGCAAGGCTACCTGAACTAGTGACTTGGTCCTGTACTTTTAGAGTATCAGTAACAGAAGCGCCTAATGGATCAAGTAACTCATCAATTGACTGCGATATTTTAAGTGACTCTTGTGTACTAAGATTGAGATCATTACCAGCAGATTTGAACGTTGCTATACCAACAGCTTCGCTAACAGAAACTGCACCTTCTGTGAATCTAAAATTGTATGCTCCCGTTGAAGAAACTAATCTCCACGAAAAGATGAGACCCTCTGGACTACTGTCGGCAAGAGCAACATCATTCCACAGTCCACCTGTATTAGTTGTAGAATAAGATTGTTGGGTGCCGTGTGATTGAGAAGAACCACCTAGCAATAACTCATTTGCTTGACTAGTAGTTGCTGTTGCTCCTGAAGTTTTTGGATTAGCAGAACTAAGGCCACTTGAGACCTTATCTAGTGATGATGAAGCATCAATACCAGAAAATTCCATAACACCAAACGAACACGCACTGGATCCGCCAGTAGGTGTTAGCGTGAATGTGTGACTTGACCCTCCTGTAATGTTTTCTCCATAAAATTGTCCGGCAAATGTACCAGCCCACGCACCAAGAAATGTATTGCCCTTATTATCTGAAACTTGAGTGCCAACCGTAGTTGAGAATGTTCGAGTAAAGCTTGTACCAAATGCAGAAATAAAGTTTCCTGAAGTAGTGGTCATCCCTGCTGTGGTAAGAGATGTGGCAGCACTACTTGTTGCACTTGCGGACTGAACGAACGCTATCGAACTACCTTTAAACGTCGATATACCAATGCGTTCTGTGACACTCGCTTGACCATATCCTGAGAAGAAGGTATACGCACCGGTAGCTGCAACAATCGAATATGACGAGAGAAGACCCTCTGGCAAATTATCAGGTAACGAAATTTGATCGATAAAAAATCCCGGAATACTGGCAGGAGGGTCAGATCCGGTGTTAACGCCCCCAATACCAAGCAAAAGTTCGTCAGCTTGGGTCGTTGTAGCAGTATTACCAGAATCTTTTATAAAGGAAGATGAGTTAGTAAACGCAGTTTTATCGAGAGAACTTACTGTCGCAACCTGCGAAAATTCTAAAACAATAAGTGATAATGACCCAGAACCACCTCCTGGTCTAGTAAACGTGACTGTTTGACTGCCGCTTCCAGCAATATTTTCAAGATAATAGATTCCTGCTCGTCCTGACCCTGAGTTATTTAATCCGGCATTTAGCCAAGTGCCTGCTCCAGAATCGGATACTGGAGAACCTGATAGCGTAACAACATTACATCCAACACCAGCAGCTAAAAAATTTCCAGATGTAGAAACAAACGACGCCGTCGTGATAGACGACGCCGAAGTTGTCTGGACTGTCTTAGCCTGTACAAATGCCGCGCTCATTTAGTCAGTCGGAATTAATGATGTATTAAGTTGATGGCTTTTGATACCAACAAGATGTATTCGGGTATTCACTGGAGTTGAAGGACGAGTGCTAAACATCTTTGCAATACCAGGTGCAGGATGTGGAATATCTACCATTACTGTACGTTCGAGAGAGTTGAGTTCAAGTGGCATGTCATCCGAATAGGTTCCGCGTAATCTTTGCGGTGTTTCATTATCGAGAAGACTCGCCGACACTCGCATTTGATGACTATCCCAAGTTGATGGATCAGTCGGAAGAACAGAAACAGTCCCACGCATCAATTTATGGTCAACAGGATGTTCGTGTGTACCCCACGCACTCGCTGAATAAGTTACAGGTAATCCATTTTTATCAATTTCATAGTGACCCCCGCGAAGAGTCATTTCACCAGCATGTAACCAAGTTTTACCATTATCTAATGAAGCTTCTAGCAATACGTGAATTGTTGTATTTGGGTCTTTATGCTCGGTAATATCCAGATGCATCTGATGACCTCTGGTATAACGCTGAACTTGCATTGGAATAATATGTTTTTCATTATGTCCAAGAAGCTGTTTCCGATCATGGCGAATCTTCATAGCTTATGCCGTTTCTGGGCCTAACTCCATCGCATTGACAAGTGATGGAGTAATAGTGACTCCACCAAAGTCAATAAAGACTGTACGATATCTAGTGTATGTATCACTCATTACATGTGTGACATCTCCTGGAGTATCCACACCAGCCGAGCGCACAAATGGAGTTATTTCTGCTGTACCAATAGTGCTCTTTTTCATTACATCTTCAGATATCACAGCTAAGATTGTTCCACTCGATACTGGTAAAGGAGCCGTAAAATATGTATCTCTTAGCCCGGAAGTTGGACCACCCTCATTATAAGAACCATCACCATCGGGAGTAGCTTCCTTTATCATGTCTCCATGATTAACCCCACTAGATGGTGTCCATTCAGCATAATTTCCATTCGATGTAAGACCTTGTAACCAATCAACTTCGACGTCACCAATTGGATCAGTCGCACCAACTCCTCCGCCTAAAGCAAGCGAACCATCTTTCATAACAAAGTCACCAAAATCCCAGGTAACAGATGGTGTTGTCGAGAAGAGATTAGATAACCAACGTAAACCAATTGCACCAGCTGTCCATTGATTATTACCAGATGGAGCAGTATTTTGACCAGTCAAACTAATGTCGGGAACTGAAGCACCATTAAACCAAAGATCAACAGTTCCGGCACTAGCATGAGGAATCACTCGAACGCACATTTGCACATGGCTATTTGCTTGCATAACATATGTAGATGTCGCAAGCAATGTTGGTGTGCCTGATCCAAAATTACCGGTATAGATTGAAACTGTTCCATCTGAATTAATAGCAAGACTTACTTGTGCTGTCGCATTATCGAGGATTGAGAAAAAGGGTTCAGCTGCTGCAAAATGAGGACCAGAATAACGAAAAGCTAGAGCAGTGATATTGGTGCCGTCATTGGACGGCATAGTCTTTGTGAGATAGTTGTTGTAACCAATCCCAGAGTGATTGATAAGATTGAATCGTATACCAGGACGTCCACCTCGACCATATGCTCCAATGACTTGTGTGCCTGGAGAAGCTGGACTAAAAGTTTGGGATGTCCAAAATCCTAATGCTACAGCTTCTGCTGGAGTAGCATAACCACCAAATCCGTCAGCAAAAAGTTTTTGATCATTTGACATGGTTTATGTCCACTCTGGCCCACCAGCAGTCATATCTTCCACGGATAATTGAATTGTGTTGTAATTCTTATCTACAGCTTGTATATCTAATGTAGAAGTAAATTGACCACTAGACAGAGCACCAGGACTTGGTCCTAGGGCAATACGTCCCAGATAAGCTTCTTGACTATCAGAATCTGGTACAAACATTATAAGAGATCTACCACCAGTAGCTTGGTGTAAAAATTGGAGTGCCTGAGCATTATCATCTGTTACAGCAAGAGTGCCAGTTCTTGTTTCAGAACCAGCCATAAAATCATAAGACCAGTGAAAACCAAATTGTGTTGTTAAATCAATTCCGTATTGCGAATTTGGTCGATGACTATTCCATTGAAATTGCCTCCCAGACCCACCTGCATCTCCAGTAAGACTATAGATGCGATTATACCACTGAAATTTTAAACCAGGAGGAACACTATTCGTTGGAAATACAATTAAAGCATAACGATAATTTCCATTTACTAATTTCCACAGTTTAATCGTTCTACCATCACCACGTTTTGGCAAAGCAACTATTGTTTCCTCAAAAGAGGGAGAACCCCAAGAAGGTGTATTATTTGCTTTGATTGTGAAAACTAAATCTTCATCACCATTATGCCAGAGAAGAAGACCATGTAAAAACGTAGATACACCAAAATCACATTGAATACTTATATTGAATCCAGAAGCAAGACATGGCCTCCCAAGATTTCCTCCAGTAAAATCCACAGCATAATTAGGTCCATAACTGGATAAAGCTACACCAGATTGTACACTAACAACAGAAGGAATGATAATACTGCTTGGTAATGTGTAACAAATCACACCCGTCATGATTTCCTCGCTATAGATTCGAATGCAGTGCGAATTCCACCTTCATCATTACGAATAGATTCTAATAATTTTGGAATGAATTTCCCTCTAACATCATTAATATCAGCACCATCTACCTTTATAGAAAAAGTGACATATGTTTGCATTGGTTCTGATTTAGTTCCAGTATTGGAACCAGTTCCAATTCCGCCAACACCATGTATTACTTGACCACTGTCAATTATAGGTGGTGAACTGGATTCTGGCGTAGAAGTCTCACCAGAAGATCTATTCGTCACATATGGTGGAGGAGTCCAGGGATATCGAGCGAATCCCCCATTATCTGGATTGGATGTATCTATAATACTTGGGAATATTGGATTTCCAATTTGGTCTCCTGCTAAAAACGATTCGAACATTTTATTTTGAGCTACTGTTAACACGCGTTCTCCAGGTGTTAACCAGGCAGGAACTGTGTCTGTCGAATTGAGTCCTCTAATTCCTCCGCCAGTAGCAAAATTTTTCGCTCGAACCACACCACCAAGTGCAAATCCACGTTCCTCACCACTTGTATCTGGTGGTTGAGTTTCCGGAGGACCATTAGAAACAGTATGAGTTTCATCTACATGAACATGTGTAATTGGTGGCAACCCTCGAAGAGCACGAGCCAAATCATCAATAGTATCAGTTAATGTTTGAATAGCATCTTGAATAGTTGGCGGAGGAGTAATAGCATCTTTCCAAATACCCTCGTCCTTACTTTGATCAATCATCTGTTGCGTTATTGCATCGAGGGGGACACCAAGCTTTTTAGCTTCAATCTCTGCTTGATGTAAATAGTCTTGCATTGGTAATAATGCATCTTTTGTGGTTCCTCCCGCCCGAAAGGCTGCATCTTGCAAACGTGTGTATAATTGAAGAGCAGTTCGTTGTTGGGCACTAAACATATCAGTCGTTTCTTGACCAATACTGTCTAGACCCGTCATCATCTTAGTTAATCCAGAAATACCATTGAATAATGTCCCAGAACCACGTAACATTGTATTCTGTGTAAATAGTTGCTTAAGCCCAACATCCTCAACTTTAATACCAAGATCTTCATATTCTTGTTGAAGAACTGCCAGAGCGTCACTTTCGTCTTTTAATGCATCGAGAGGACTCGCTCCCGCTGCTACTCGAGTGAGGTAAGTTCCAAGAGCTTCGGAACTCAGGTCAGCAAGTTCTCCTGCTGCATTTTTACCAGCAGTTGTTTGTTTTTCAATTGCATCTTTTAAGTCTTTAGCAGCCTTTTCTAATTGAGAACTAGAAGCAGTTCCACTTTCAACCAACTTTTTCTGTGCTTCCGTAGCATCATCAACAGCTTTTTTGATATCATCATAGCCAGCAACAGCATCTTTCTGCGCAGCCATTACATCATTAAAACCAGACATAATCGCAGCTGTTTGCTGTGTAATAAACTCTCGAACTTCTTTAGCATTCGTGCCGTATTTTTTATTCAGGTCAAGAACCCGAGTCCAAGCTTCTGTAATACGACCAGCAGAATCAACTGAAGCAGCAGCAAGATCTTCCGTATTCTGCTTTAATATTTGTAGAGTTTCTGCAATTGGTTTCATTGCAGCATCAAATTCTTGTGGTGTTTTAGCATCCCACAATTTATGTAATGCTGCTTCAGCTTCTGTTCCTTTATGCCCAGTTAACGCATAAGCTTCCCCAACAGATTTAATTTCATCTTCGGTGCTACCAAACATCTTGACAAGAGCAGCTTGTTTATCCTTTACTTCATCCCAAAGTTTACCAGCAGCTCGCCAACCGGCAATAGCACCAGCTATTCCTCCAACTAAAGCACCAATACCAGTGCCAAGAACAGGAACTACCGAACCAATTGCAGCACCAGCAGCAGCTCCTGCACCTGCTCCCATAGCAGCACCAAGAGGTTTGCTCTCGGTTTTGCTACCAAGCCATTGACCAAGTTGCCAACCAGCAATACCCGCACCAGCTGCAGCACCCATAGCGCCGGCAGCAGCACCCAATCCTCCCGCTCCACTGCTAGCTGCCATGCTGGATGTAACATTTGGTATCGTCGCCGCGCCAGCGATCCCGTGACTAGCTAGGGTACCGGCTACCGCCGGGGTCGCAACAGACGCGCCATAAGCCACTGCTGGGGCCGCCACAGTGGAGGCGTAGTGCGCTGCTATAGCGCCGAAGGCGTATTTAGTTCCAAGGTTTTGAGCAGTACTGACTAAATTATTGCCGATACTCCCACCGCCACCACCGCCACCACCACTATTGGAAAGATAATTTGAAACACCCGTGTATTGACTGACCCAATTAAGTAATGCTTGTTGAAGTACATTTCGGAAATAGTTCATTATTGGTGCAATGAACAAATTTTCAAAGTCGGCCATCATTCCAGCTAAGATATTCCGGAATGGAGTCCACATCGATTGGATTAAAGTAGTTTGAAATGCATCTCCAAAAGATTTTGTGTCATCGAGGAATTCGCCCCAAGTAGAAGCATTAGTCTTACGCATGTCCTCGTTGAGAGATTGCCATGCGGTCCAGACAGGGTCCATTGCGGCGACCACCGCAAATGCTTCATCCTTGGCTAATTTAATTCGCGCATTAACAAGTCTTGTATCCGAATCCAAACCTTGTTTACGTAATTTTTCTAAATCAGCTTGTAAAGCAATCTCGATTTTAGTAAGTTCAGTTTGTTGCTTTGTTCCAAGAAGACCGAGCATTACTTCTTGATCTTTTAAACGAAGTGCCTCTAATTCAGCATCACTTCTTTCTTGCCATTTAAAACGATCTACAGCTATTCTCGCGGCACCTTTGGCCTCGATTGCATAGACCATTTCCTGAATATGCTCAGCAGTATCACCAGCCGCTTTTTGACGTTTGGTGTATTCGTAAATCTCCGTCGTTGTAGCAAGTTGAATTTGTGCGATTTCTTTACCAAGACCTTGTTGTCCTATCTCACCACGGATAGCATAACCTTGCATCCACACCTTAGTAATTTCATCATCCGCCTTCTCCCACATATTTGTGAAATTGGTAGCATTTGTTCTATTCTTAACGAGTGCATCAGCTTGGGAACGAGTTAAGTCTGGAAACATTCCTTCGAGCATTGCAACGCCAGCACCTTGATCTGCCGCAGCTTTGGCGCCATCACGAATACCGGCATTAATACCAGCAATAGTATCTGTAACCGTTGCTCCAAGGGAACGAAAATCATCCCAAGCATCGACGATTTTTCCAATGGCTTTGTATTGTCTCTCGAGTTCCTTATTGTAGTTTTCTGCCAGAATTGGACTCATGAATTGTTCGGCATGAGCTGTTACAGAAGCCGGAATACCCTTGGAGAAACCTTCGTTAAGTTGAGTCTTTTGTGCATCTGTTAATTCAATAACTGCATCTCGAAGTTTCTCTGTTCCCTTGACAGCCTCGATTTGGCTCTTCGTAAGATTGGGAAATTTGGCAGCTACTTTGTCGACACTATCTCCCATTTGTAGATAATAGTCAACAACTTTTATCTGCTCTGTAGAGAGAGTATCAAGAATACTGAGCCAACCACCAGAGTCTTGTGCCCAGTCGCTCCATGCTTTATTGTAGTCTTCAATTGCTTTTTTTGCTTTTGAAGTCGTTTCTGCAGATTTTTCAAAAGGATTAACTGGATTGATAATTTTAGCAACATTAGACCCAGGAGTCACTCCTGAGAAAGGCAATAAATTTCTCGAAGCTAAATCTAAATTTGTGGTGTCACTTGGTAAAAACGAACTATTTTTTACAGATTTTTCATGGTCAATTACCCATTGTAATATTCCTTTAATTTCGTTCAGTTTTAAACGAGCTTGATCAATACCTGTTAAATCACCAAATAGTTCTTTAATAACGCTTCCATTCGAAGCTTTACTGTCTGTCATCCAGCGCAAAATTCCTTGAATCTCAAGGAATTTTAAACGACTTTCTTCTAGTCCAGTTAGATTATTGTACAATTCCCATAACACACTACCACTTGGAACAGGATCATTGAGTAGCCCTGATAATTCTTTAACTTGATTCTTAATATCAGTCATTAAACTCAAAACTTCAGGACCTTTGCTATTTTCCCAAAGTTTTTCTAGATCATTCCAATGTTGATAAAGTTCATATACTGCTACACCTAATGCAACAATAATTGCTCCATATCCTGTTAATTCGAGAGCAGTCATTCCTCCTAGAAGACCGGCTCCAGCTCCAGCCTCCGTAGCAGCAACACCCACTCCACCTGCACCAATTGCGGGAAGTGCAGCACCACTTGCTACAGTCCCACCAACTTTTAAAGCAGCTAAAGTTTCTTGAGCAGTTTCTAAAGTTTTAGTTGCAAGAGCAACTTCGGAAAGACCTCTTTCAACACCGAATAGATCAAGTATGAGTTGAGCAAAACTGATACCAGCTATTTTTTCAAATGCACTGATAAGATGTCCAGCACCAATAGTGGCTTCACCAAAGAACATTAACGCCGGACCAGCAGCAATAAGAAAGAGTCCAAACGCTGCGGTTGCCGTTTGAATAGAACTTGGTAGTTTAGCCCACCATTCGACTGCTGCCTTGATGATAGGCAACATGTCTGTCTCAAACCACTTTAATAGTCTTGTAACAATTGGAAGTAATACGGCACCAATTTCAATACCAACATTATGGAGTTGAGTTTGAAATGATGCTAATTGGAAATTGAATGTGCGAGTAGTAACTTGAAAAGAATCATTCAACGTGTTATTAGCATTTAATAGTTCGTGAGTCGTAAATGCGTATCTTTCTTCTTGAGCTCCAGCAGTTGCGAGAACGTCAACGAAAGCTCGAACATTTGGAAAGACATCATGTAATTTATCTAATCCACCCGGTAACTCCTTCATTCGTTGCGTTAAATGAATTAATGCAACGTCTAAACCCTTGGTAACCATTTCCTCCCGAAGTTCGCTCATCGAAACGCCAAGAGCTTTTAGTCCTTTCTCAGTTTTAGAACTATCATTCAACATCGTGCTTAAAATAGCACGAATACCAGTTGCAGCAATATCAGTAGAAGCACCTAAGTGGGTAAATGTAGCAATAGAAGCATTGATATCAGCGAACTTTAAACCAAATGCAGCAGCAATAGGATTCACACGAGCCAACGCCGTTACTAATTCGTTGACCTTCATATTACCCAATTGGACTGTCTTTACCAATTGGTCAGCTGCTTGTTCAGCTGTTAAGTTAGTGCTTTGAAATGTAAGCATTGCGCCCACAACAGCTCGTGTTGTTTCTTCAACACTACCCATTCCAATTGCACTCATCTTAGCAGAGTGAGTCATAAGATCCATGGCAGCAGCACCACGGAATCCTGCCGATTCGACAACAAATAGACCTTTAGCTAATTCTTCTGGAGCAATAGCTGTTTCTCCAGATAATTTTAGAATTTCCCCTCGAAGATTTTTTACCTCTTCAGCAGACGCACCAGCGAGAGAAACAACTTTTGCCATGCCGGCTTCAAAATCTCCGGCAAATTTTATAGATTCTGCACCAGCCGCAGCTAAAGGAACAGAAATAGCAGCAGACATTGTAACACCGACAGCTCGCATACCGCGACCAACTTCGGTGATTACACTTCCAACATTCTGCCATTTTGACAAAGCCTCTGCTGTTTTAACAGAAGCTTCTGCATTTTGAACAGAAAGTTGTGCTGCTCGTTGTGTGGCTTCAGCAGACGAAGCCATTGCTTTCTTTACAGCAGCATCAGCATCTTCGGCTTGTTTCTTTTGATTAGTAAATAGACGTTGTTGCGCGTCGGCAATTTTCGAAGCATTTGCTAGTACACCAGCCCCGGCATCCGCTGCACTTTTCTCAACTTCTTTCAGTGCAACAGAAAGTTTTTTCGTTCCTGCTTCAGCAACTAATAATTTTTCTGTAGCAACTTGTAATTTCTCAACCATTCCTTGAGAAACAGCAATACCAGCTGCTCTAATTTTTTCTGCAGCTTGACTTACCTCCGCACTGTATGCTTTGACTTGTGCTTGTGCAACAGACAACTGGCTGTGCATTGCAACAAATCGTTGCATCTCCACACCAGATGCCATTGTTTCTTTGGCGTTGGATTTGATTGCCACATCGAGTTGACCCAAACTCTTTATGGCAACCTGAGTGTTGGCACCAATGGCGTATAGAGCTGGAGTATAATTGTCCTCCAGCTCTATACTACCAAACAGTGTTCCGAGATCGAGGGCTCCGGCCATTATGATGCTCGTCTCACTTCGTCAGGAATTTCCGCTCCATACGCAGAAGCAATTAACAAAGCGATTTGTTTCTTTTCTTGCCACGTTTGTTTCGGTTTAGCGGGCTCCTGTTCGCCAAAGGGAAGTATGTAGTCTTCTAACTTCAGCGCTTGTTGGTTGACATTCTTAGTCCCGCCTAAGATTAGCATCCCTCGATAAATTTCTGCTAACCATTTAGCGAGCTGAGCATTTCGTATGTCTTCCCTCTTTTCATCAAACGGCTCTAGGTCAGCGTAGGCACGCCACTCATTAAACAGTTTGAGAGGGATTCGTTTAAGAAACGAATCCACATCCCAAATTCCAAAGCGGAGACATAGGCGAAAAGCAAATCGCCTAGATGGGCTCCGCTTTAGCCGTTTTTTGCTGCGTCGGCCTTCACATTCAGATGATTAAGTTTGAGAACTTCATCAACCAAATGATTGATCATACCAGCACTCTTTTTCTTGAGCTGGTCAATATAACGATCCGATCCAATTCGTTCGTTATCCGCGTTCACCATACTTCGAATGAGCAAACGAACACCAGCAGTTTTCTTTGTTCGCTCATCCGTAGCATCCTGCCACTCCGTAAGTTCATCAGTGGTCAGTGATCCAAGACGAATACACCCTGGAACTTTAGTGAACTTCTCAACATCCACATTCACAAACTGAGTGGGTGTTGGTGTGTTGAGAATTTCCTCAATCGAGAAGATATGAGGACCCTCAACTAAATGATCTTTCGGTTCCGACATGTCCACACCTCATGATACCGGGCTCTGTGTAGCGAAAAACACCTTGGTCCGCAGAGCCCGGTGTGACACCGGACCAAGGTGCTCCTGGTGTGGAGGAGATTTAACCGATGAGCGTCGTTCCAATCTTCATACGACCAATGAAACGAATGGTAACGTCAGCCGACATTAATCCATCTTTGGGCGCATGTGGAACAAAGTTCTGCACACGACCGGACATAATCCACACAGTTCCTTCAGGAAAGGTAACTCGAAAGCCAGTCACCGTGTTATTGATGATCAAGCTTTGCAGACCAGTGATATGGTCATGCGTGGGGTCCTGCGGAATGTAGTTAATTGGCATCGTCATCGCGCCACGGCGAAGAACGCCGAGCACGTACGAGTCAATGTTTTCATTCTGCGTAGTCGAGTCGAACTCATTACGCATGAGTGAAGGTGGGGTGATATCGCCCAGTTCGGCGACATCAGTAAAAACGGTGGGAGTTAGCACGGTCTGGTAGGCGAAGATCGTGCCATGGCCCGACAAAGAATTGACAGTCCACAGTAAACCGTCGGGACTTTGATCGAGCAGGGATCCCAGTGCGAAGAAACTTTTGCGATGCATCTGAACTCCTTTGCAACCCTAGAATGGTCGCTTGAACCCAAGAACGTTGAACGTATACAACTGCCTGTTGAAATCGTCTAACGGCATTTCGAAAGGTTCTTGTAGTGGTACGATTTCAACATACCAAACACCATTAACATACGTATTTTTCACAGAAGAAAATAACGCATAGGCAAATTCAGCTTTTGACTTCGCAATTGTTGGTGATATTGCACGAACAGTAATTGAGGCTCCAGGACGTCGATAAGCAGCTTGAGGAGCCGAATTTTGTGTACGAAGCGCCCCAGTTCCTCCCGTTTCGTTGATAACAGTAAATGGCCCATTTCCCTTTGGAATAGACCACGCAGAAGATAAACCAATATTTGTATTATAGATGCCATACCCGCCATTTACCAAAATTGTAACTAAATCGTTTCCCCAAGACATCTTCTTATCCGCGCTTTAGTCGAGCATTAATTCGACGTAGCATGTAAGGAGCACTTGCAAATAGAACGGATTCGATAAATTTAGCTTGAGTTGGTGGTGCATGGTAGTTGTCTAATTTCTCATGCACGATTATGGCATAAGGAATGTCGGGGCCACCAGCAACCACACGAGTTGTAATTTTTCGCCCAATGAATGGACGTGTTGCATGAACACTATCACGTAATTGCCCAGGGTGAGGTGCATCCGGTCTTAAATCCACTGGAGTGATTCGTGCACACTCTTCTGCTTCAATAACCGTTTCCTCAAATTGAGCTTCCGCAAACGCAGTGGGAAATCTTTGCGCAAGACTTCGTATCTTACGCTCCATTTCCACATTGCCTTTAACGGTTGCACCACTAGGCATGGACTACATCCTCCAACTCAACTTTAGCAGACGGATCCAACGCCATCTCGGGATTTACTAACACCTCGTTGATCATTAATGCAAACATATTACCGAGGCTTTCCCAACGATACAGAGGATTATTCGCAAGTTTTAATCCAAGATCACGATATTTATTTCGAATTTCTTTACTGGTGTAAAAGAAATCCAGTGCTTCCAGAGTCTTCTGTTTGTCGGCAACACCACCAATAGTATTTAACATTGGTGTCGTGTTTGTAGAAGTACACGGAATAAGATAAGCGGCATCTTTAGCCCAATCACCATACGCCGCCCAATCAGAAACAATTTGTGGAATCCCGCAAGCCATCCCCTCTATCGTAGGTAATCCAAAACCTTCACCTTGTGAAGTACTCCACATAACGTCTAACATCGAGTACATTTGAGCTATTCGTTGATCAGACCAACCAACCCAGAAAGGTGGAATTGCTGTTAGAAGATGATTTGCAAGTACGACTCCGTATTTCTTAGAGTAGTAATTGGATAATTGTTCAATATCAAATCCACTATCATCTGTAGGAGCTTGCTGTAAATAAAGAATTGCGTCATGAATATTTCGCGTTGCAATCCATTCAGCAAAATATTCAATATTGAGATCAAAACGTTTTCGAGGGCCATTCCGATTCACATTGCCCACGATAAACGCGTCCAAAAGATTACCTACTAAACCAACATCTTTTCGAGCGGTAAGCCGATCTTGTGGTTTGTAGATATTTAGGTCTACTCCACAAGGTAGAATTGCGGAAGGACCCGTGTAGCCGCCATTAATTGCTTCTTGACGACCAAATTCTGTCCAAAAGATTGCGAGAGACAATCCATTTAGTTTATCTCCTTGGCAATTCAAACTATCTACAGCAACGATTCCAATTACTGGAACGTCTTTCAGTCGCTTAAGATAAGAGGGAAAATTCCAAGGATCATTTTGGACAATAACCACATCTGGCTTAAAGGTCGCCAATAATTCAGCTATTCGAGGTTGTCCCGACCAATCTCCACCAAACATAGCCGATTTAATTGGATATGGATATGCCGTAGGTGTATCACCATTGAAATTAATACCAAGCACCATAACGTCATACGGACCTCCAGGAGTTTCTCGGTAGTCTACACTGCGGAGAAGACCATGGGTGTTCTTAGCAAAGCCCGACGGACATCCAGCATCACCAATAAATAAAACTTTCTTTCTCATTAACCATCTCTTAAAGTGATAAGATACTTAGTTAACCAAATTTCTCCATAGAACGGATGTGTGGTATCTGCGTCTACAAATCCTTGTGCCGCAGCCACACGACCAGTCGTACCATCTGGACATACGATTATGTCTCGAGGATCAAATGGTTCTGTTCTGCCAGCTGCTCCATTTGGAGGAACTGGTTGGAGGAATAGGATATAAGCATTTGTTAAAACAAGTTGCCCATCCGAGTCATGTCTTTGAATTACCCGCATGTCTACGATTGCTTTATAGACAGCGGGACTACCATAATGTGGTGTACCATCTCCATCTTGGCCAATCCATGGAGTATGTGTAACGTCACCTTGAAGAGATTTGGTAACCCCATCTACCGTCTTAACTGCCTTTTGGATAATCGTCCGAAGGCTCATCGGTATACTTGAAAGATTGGTTTACGAAGAATAGCTGCTCGAGTATACCACGATGGAACAAGTAAGAGAGCCACGTATGGAGGGATTGTTGTCTTATCTAGAAAAGCGAATTCTGGATTTGACAATCGTAAGTTAGCATCAAGTAATTGGAGATTACTCGCTGATATGCTATTACGGAATTTTACAGCAACTGGACCAGCTTTGACAGACTCAATTTGATCTTGATCTTGTTGAAGATTAGATGTAAGATCGTCAACTGTTATTAATCGAGCGTATTCCGATTGAGCATCCTTTAATTCTTGAGGAATAATAGTGCTTGGTAATGCAAACCCATTTCGGGTAAACATACCAGTTCGAGGCCAAGACAAAGCCTGTATATCATCCACCGCCGAACCCGTCCACACAAAAGAAGCATTTATAGTTCTACATGCTTCTATTAGTGCAGCTTCTTGAACATCTGTATCTAAATCTGCCCAGCCAGTTGCAAAAGTTCGGGTTAGCTGATAAGCAGTCGCTTCTGCAAGTGTAGCATACGAATTTGCGTTTGCTCCACCCACCGTTGCATCTATTGACATAAAGTTTTCGATTGAAATGACGAATTTAATTCGTCATTTCAATCGACTACGCCTTACTTCTTTGTAGTTGGACCAGGATCCTTCGTCAATGTACCAGCAGCAGCATCAAAGGTACTAACTGCTTCGGGACTGCTCGAACCAACTTTCGTTTCAGCCGAAAGTTTATCTTTCTGGGCTTGAGCAGCTTCGTCACCCTGCGCAACTGGCCCAATGCCAGCATCTTTAGCAGCGCGATTAGCAGCATTAGCGAAGAACTTCTTATGGACTTCAGCACCGTGATCAACGAACGGTGCATTTTCGTCCACTGCCTCAAACTTATCACGAAAGGCCACGGCCTGCCGCGCGTTGAGGTGAAGCACATCACCCGGTTGAACATCAACTCCACCGTGATTATGCGCTCGATTCGGACGTAGACGAAATTCCTTCGTCGGTTCAGTATAAACCGGAGGAACTACCACTTTAACAGAATCAGCCATCTTTGCCTCACTTAGTAAATAGTTTCAAAACTTAGATCAAGGAACGGGACAAATCTCGTTCCGGATCTATTACGCCATGTGGCAAATGCCCGAACGCCCTGCAGCTGATGCCTTGATAAGAGGCACACCAATCTGCCATGTCTTGAAGTTGATTCTGAATCCGCCAAGAGTGTCCCACTGGACGTTCTGAAGTGGTTCTCCTTGCACCCATTGGACAACGTCCGAAGTAGGCATAACCATGACGAGATTTGCCGCAGGAAGTTGGTCGACAACAGTGATGCTTTGCAGCCCCTCAACAGCCAACAGACGTTCACGAATAGTCTGTGTTCCGAGAGCCTTGAAGTCGTTGTCCAGAGGAATGTTCGCATCACGGCCGGTGTACAGCCAGTAAGGGCCATACATACGGTTATTCTGCAAACGGGTAATCATGGTAAGAACGTCTGTAAGGAAATCTGCGCCAGTCTTACCAGGGGTAGCCCAATTTCCACCAGTGAAAGAGGCAGTCAAACGACTTGGGTGAGTCGTGTAACCGTAGATCGGGAAACCAGCAAACGTCTTTCCACCCTGGAAAAGCATCTGTTCAGCCATCTCAGCCACTCGTCGACCAGCCTGACGCATATTCGACGTATCGAGAGGCTCTCCGCGCTCACGCGATGCCACTAATGTACGAAGGTCGAGGAACCAATCTTTATGAGTGAGAGGGATCGGCAAGCTCGCCATGTCGAGTTCTTGCCGGTCATTCTCAGTCTGCGTTTGTCCGTCCAACGACACGGTCGCGATTCCCATGTCGGTGATTCGCTCGTATTGTAACATCGTCTTACCGAGCGAATTTGCGAGCGGACGAACAAGGCCCGCCCCGATCAGATCTTGGACACCTTTAAGAACAGTGAGTGCTTCTTGGACGACAACCTCATCAAAGAAAACCCACTCATCTTTCTGGAGAGTATCCAAGGTTCGAAGAATAGACGAATCCATTTTCCCAGTTTTAGCCGCCTTCAAAAACTGGTCAGCAGCCCATCTTCCGGACGTAGTCCGAATTAGGCTTGCTCCTGTGTCGACACTGGCCTCATCGTGCATTGTCAATCTCCTAAAATTAGTGTTGCTTTGATCTTATCTAGATAAGATCAATATTACATGATCTCAACGCGAATATTGGCGCGCACAACCGCAGTTGCATTAACGGATTCAAGAGCACGACCAATAATCACACCGGAACTATAGACCTTGAGGGTTCCGTCACCAGCGCTCTCCAAACGAGCGTTGATAGTGATATTCTGCCCCGACGCAATCCACGCCAGAACACGTTCGCCCTGCTTGAACGAACCAATTTTAACTGTGTCGCCAATTGCATAATCAGACGAAACGGTACCAAGCACTTGGTAGGTATTATCGATACCAGCGCCAAGTTCCGATCGCTCCAATGCAAAAGTTCGAGGGCAAGCCGCACCAGCAGACGCGTGAGGTGCCACAGATAACACACCATCAACCAAATAGCCAGGCTTGATAGCTGCTGTAGCAACGCCATCCTCATTGATGAGAGGATCGCCTTTCAACGTGATAACTCTCTTTAGTGCCATGTCGTAATACTCCTTGGATCGATGTCTTTGTTTCTAAGGAAACAAGATTTTTGTTACGAAGCCTTGGCCTGACGAGCCGCCCGAACACGCTCGTTAAAGTTCGGCGGTGCAGGAACAGTTGTTGCATCCTCGGCGGTACGAGCTGTACCTCGACCCGAGAAATCAACAACGGGAGCCGGAATCTTGGCAATACGAGACATCCTCTCTAACTGAGGAAGTTCCATAGCCTTCAATTCATCTTCCGAATATTCGGACTGAGCCGACTTCATCAAAGTTACCAGCTCATTATGACGCGCAGTCTCCTGGGCTTCCTGCCGCGCAATCATGTCCTTCAGCCGTTGCGGAAGAACGGCCATAACCTCGGCCTCAGTCAAAGGCTCGTCAGCAACAGCCTTTGCGGCAGCAACTCGAGCAGTTTCGGCATCATCAAGAGCCTTCTTCGTCGCCGCGGCAACACGAGCATCCTCTGCAATTTTTGCATCAGCCGCATCCTGAGCAGCCTTCTCTTCAGCCGTTTTCTGCGCAGTGCAATGGGCTTCGAGAGCTGCCAAAGTCTCGTCAGATGCCACTTCAAGCGCTTTCTGGTCTTTGACCAGATTGTGCTTGTTAGCCAGTAGTGCCGCAATTCTCTCAGTCTTCGTCATGTCAATTTCTCCTTCTACGGTTGGGGTTTGGGCGGACGCCGTAACAGGCGTCTTTCCGCCACAAGAACAAGCAGATTTCATAGGCTCTTTACACGTGGCACCAAGCGCAACTGAATGGTCGTGCATGGCTTGAATCTTTTCTTTCTGTCCAGCTGCTTCACGTGAATCAACAGTTGGATCACTAGACAAATCAACGACTTCAAACGTGGTGACCGGTTCCACTTCCACTCGATTTGCATCGACAGTGTAACCTGCTGTTTCGTCACCAGTATAACCTCGTTGATACAAGCACATGCTACCACCGCCATAGGCGGAATAGACAACCCGATCAGAATAGACGGCAACAATACTCCAGCAATCCGGTTCCATCTCTTGGAGCGCTTCCATCAATCCATCACGTACATCTTGATCGGATTCTGTGCCACTTACTGAACCTCGTAAAACACCACGAATCGAGGATTTCAGCATATCAAAGAATTTAGAAGTCTTATTCTTTGGTTTTTCGATTGTCTCTGCTGCTTTTGGAGGATCAGCGACGTCACTTGTCGTTTCGTCTGCCAATGGTCCAGTTTCCATATCTTCTCCTTTTGTCACTGGAGCACGTGCAGCACGTACACCGCACCCCATATCACAACTACATGCGCCGGTGCTACCTTCTTGTAAGATAGCTAAGTGATCAGGAACAATATTTTTCCATTCTCCCTTGTATTCTGCACCTCGATAATTTCCCGTAGCCTCTTCGTCCATGTCAACGAAAACGCCAACAGAAACTTCAATTTCCTCGTCTTTGGATTTATTAAGAGCTTGCAATCTTTTGACAATAGCGGGATCAACTTCATCCGCTTTTTCAACGTCGACCCAAGCTTCTAAGGTAAGCTTTTTCTTTTTGGCAGCAGTATGAAAGACTGTTCCAAAAGCGGCTTTTTCGAGGAGTTCGGGAGTATTTCCTGGGGTAGGATCGCCATCTTTTAATGGATGTCCGTAGAATAACGGACGCCCATTGAATCCTAAGACAGTCTTAGGATCTGAGAAAGTTTGTGCCGCCACAAACTCCGGTTCAGGTGCATTCATTGCCTGAATCACACCTTCAACCAACGCTGTGACAGGTGCTACCAGATGTCTACGTCCCATGTATTGCTCTTCTCGAAGAAGAGGGCCGAGAAGAGCAGTAATATGACGAGCAACACGGGGTGCCACTAAAAGATCGTCATCCTCTAAAACTGAGGTTTCAGTGGAAGCGAGGTCTAGTTTCATTGGCATGATGGTGGTAAACGTATCATTACCTATTTATCATCCAGAAAGCTAGTTCAAACGGAGGTGATTTTATAAATCATTTCTTCGTAATGTTCTATGATGCTTCTATTCGTTCCCAAAATTCCCCAACTATGTTTGACCAATCAAAAGTTGTTCTTACCTCTTCAAATTCTCTATCTGTGACAGGCAATTCTTTCTTCAGTACTTGTTCAATTGACGCAGTCACCTTCTCCGAACATTCTTCTGGAATAAACACTGCCCACTTATCAAACCATTTACGATAGTGTGGTGCGTCAAACATAATTGGACGTGCACCACACATTAGTCCTTCAGCAGCAGGTAATTCAAATCCTTCGTCTCTACGAAGACCAGCTACAAATCGAGAACGTGAATAAAGACTTGCCATCTCAAAATCTGGGATATTGAGTTTAGCAGTTGAGTGTGGCCCAATATGAAAATCAGGTCCAACCTGGAAATGTTTACCTTCGACTCGACGAACAGCTTCTGCACATTCTCGAATACACTCTGCATCAGGCACATAACCTGTAGTCAACATCGTAATGTCACGATCTCGTTTTCCGTTTCTATTGAATACAGAAGAATCAACACCAAGAGGTGCATAGTAAAATGGGAAATCATATGTTGGAGCAAATTTGGTCAAATCGAGATAGCTCCAAACTAAATCTGCATTAGTCCAAAGTGGTTTCCAAAAGTCTGGAACCGCTTGTTCTGTGCTCATTAAGCAACACTGCACAATAGCATAGCGCTGATCATGTGCCATCTCGTTTTCGATTAACTTATCGATAGGTATATCAGCAAAATTACCAACTCCAACCACAATATGGACAATCAAATCGGCCATCTGTGGGTGTTCTACAATAGCTATATGTGATGGTGCATGCGCAGCTAAAGCAGTTGAAATTCGTTGTATACTTCTTGCAGGAATATCAGATTTAACGTAAGCTCTTAACATAATCCAGCACTCGCCATTAGCCACTTCTTAGGATTTTTCTCTTCACTCCACACAAGCGGTTTTGCTGTTTCTCTACCTGCACAAATAGTACAAGCATCTAAGGGTTTTGCTTGTGTAAGATAAGCATGTAACGCAGATTCCGTTAGCCCATCAATCTTAATACCATCTGTACCAAATTCGCGATTTTGAATAAGCATTGGAATATGAGGCCCACAACAACATGTAAAGAAATACCCATAACTGGCACACCTACTAAAATGACGGAAGAAACAACCATCGTATTTGGTTTGTGTTGCTGCTGGACTAGTTGGAACTGGTTCGAGCATTGTCATGAAATTTGGATTAAGTCTTTCATCTCGAGGTGAGTAGACTACTCCTTCATCTGCACATTTAGCAATAATCCATTGAATATCTTGATCTGTCAATTTACCTGGATAGATTGACACAACAAGATGATCAAAAGATTTCCAAAATTCGGGGTATTGCCTCTTTAGCAACATCCCATTAGTCCATACTTCAGTAATGTCTGCTACCTGTGAATCACGTGCAATTTTAAGAATATCTACTAATTTGGCATTCATTAGGGGTTCACCACCAAGTGCACCCCATTTATCTGCATGCAAGATAGTTGCCATATGACTGAGATCTTTTTCAACTTGCTTAGGATCTGCAGACCATGGGCCGCGTTCCCGCCATAGTGGAACACTGTGATTACAACCAATGCAGGATAATTGACAAGCTTGAGTAATATCAGTTTCGAGGTGAGGAATACGTATCATACACCACTATCCGAACAAAAAGTCCACATACCGGCGGTAAGATATCCATGAAATTTACAACCATCTAATCTTCGAATAGATGGTTGAAGTGTGGGTTTTTCTCTATTTCCATCCCATTGCCAACATCGTTCAAGTTTCTCACCTGTAGCAATAGGTAGGCTCATTAATTCACCACAGCCACAAGGACAGATATAAATAATGGAACTATATGGCCCAATTCCATTATCTGCAAAATTATAAGCACCAGGTGTTTCATTATCCCAGATATGGTCTACTTTTGAAGCTTGGACTGGATCAATCATATTAGCTTTCTTTGATTGAATGAAACCAACTTCGAATTTTGACCCACCATATTGCAATAAATGCTGGAATTCTAATTCTAATAAAACAAACAGCCTTCAATTTGCCTAATTCCCAAGTTTCACATAATTCGACAGGCTCTGTTTCAAAAGAGTCACGCCAAAGAAATAAGCTGCCAGTTGGCCAATCATTAGGTTCTTCTAATTCTTTTGTACCATCACGGTAATATTTCATGCACGTACCACTCCAATCCCACCCCAATCACCATGAACTGTAATTTCAATTTTATCCACCATATTAAGATCATGCCAGAAACGAGGCACTCCACCAGCTTCAGCTTCCGAGAAGTGGCGAGCATCAGCATTAATATCATGGAAGGCAATAAAGCCTCCGGGTTTGACTATTGTCTTATAAAACGCATAGTCAGAAGCTACACCTTGATAAGAATGATCTCCATCAATAAAAAGAAAATCTAAGAATTTTCCTGTTAATAATTCCAAGACTTTACACCTTACAGATGTGTCTTGTGATTTACCGTAAATACTTCTAAAACGAGGGAATCGTTTTTCCAACGCATTTATTTTATCATCAATTCCAATCACGAGACCGCTACAAAGATCATGCCATAGGGCACTAGTGCCCCCACGATGGACACCAATTTCTAATACATCCACTGGACTCTGCGCTCGAACTATTTTGGTTAAGGAGCTTATTTCTTTAGAATGTTGCTCCATTGGAATATCCGGTGGAAATATACTAGCATTCTGTTTAATCACATCGTAATAATCTGCTCTTTCGAATACGTCTAATTCAGAATCAGGAGTGACATTAACAATACTCATTCCTTGACGACGAGCATTAAGAAATGATTTTCGCATACGTTCGGGTTGAGGTGGAAAAGATCTTGATCCTTTTGGCCAATAATTTTTGTCAAAGTGGTTATCATCTTGACTGCCTGTAATCCATTCAATCTCTTCTTCATTATAAGAATCATCCACTAATGCTTTTCGCATAATATGAGACTTATTCCATTTGAAATCATTACCAAGCAAATAGGCAGAACTACAACCCATATAAGCAGCAAGTTGTAGCATCATATACATAACTGTTCCACCAAAATAAAATGGTGGTTCAATAGAATATTTCTCACAAGCTAGATCACGAACAAAGGGAGTCTTACAATATTCACCTTTAAACGGAATGTCATCTGCTACAAATTTGATTGATCCGACAAATTCTTCAAAACCTTTACCCCACTGTTCATAATCGAGGAGGTCCTCCAACGCCCAATACGTTGTAGGAAATCCAAGTTTTTCAAACAGTAAGTACCCTCGATTACACGAAAAGGTGATCTCCGATTTAAGACCACTCAAGTCCATCGAGGCGAGGCTAGGACCACTTCCTAATAGAAAGCAACGTTGTCCTAGATGGCGATTGTGAAAATCTGTAATAGTCATTGGAGCCTTGCAATTGCTTTTTTAACGTGGAAGTCTGTTAAACCAACGTCCCATTTGGTTTTAATCAAAGCTTCACGTAAGTTTCCCATGTCACTGTCGTCATCTAGAATAACAAATTTTTCGGCTCCATGCTTGGCTAGCCACTTTTGAATTTCGCTACCTCGTGGTTCATTGGTAAGAAAGGGTGTTGATCCTATAATACTCCCTCTAACACCAGCTTGTTGTAAAATTTTCTTCACGTTCCAAAATCGTCGCCATGTGGATGAAATAACAATAACGGAATCTGTCGCGTGTGTGATCTTATTAAGTCTCCTAACCGCCATAGGATCAATCCAAGTTCGGCCAGCTTTTTTGGGCCATCTACGGATATTATTCATTACGCCATCAATATCTAAAAATACAACTTTCATACACGTGCACCCATCATTGTATAAGCCGCTCGCACACAAAATTCGTCAATTTCAGCAGGAGTAACAGCTAAATTTGGTCGAAGTCGAACACACTTTTCACCTGTAGGAATCATAATAGTTGCAGATCCCCACATGGCTTCAACAAAATAGTCACGTTCCGAACGACTTTCAAAATCAATGGCTAGAAGTAAACCCACACGACGACATTTTAATCCTAGACTGATTAATCTTTCTTCGAGGAGCTGACCTTTCGTTTCCACACTTTGTAAGATTTTTTCTTTTTCGTATACTTCGAGGATTGCTCGACAACGAATCATGTCCATGACATCACCGTCCCAAGTAACTTCAAGACGTGCTGGATCATCAAAAATCTTACTAAATTGTGTCTTAACCATAATCCCAGATACTTGTGTCTTTTTACCAAAGACTACAATATCTGGTACGATACCAATTCGTTCAAAATACCACATAGAACCTGTTCCACCAAATCCTGTTTGAATTTCATCAAAGATTAGTGGAATACAATTTTCACTGCACAGCTTACGTAATTCCAGAATTAATGCAGTATTAAATACAAGATCTCCAGATGTACATTGAATTGGTTCAATCAGAATACCTGCAATATTACCAGATTTTACATAGGTAGTACATTGTTTTAGCAAAAGTTCAATATTTTGTGCATTTGGATTAGCCACTTCACAAGAATTGCTAGAGTAAAAACCAGCAAGTCTTTTTGATGCCGGACCAGTTCTAGAAGCTAGGAATCCACCATACCCATTGATACCATGAAAATTATTTGTGAATATAAGCATTTCGCCATGGTGTCTCAAAATAGCAGTTTTAACCGCTGCTTCAATAGCTAATGCTCCGGTACAACAGAAATGAAAATAAGCAAATTCTGCCATTGATGGATGTAATGTAAATGCTGAAATAAATTTTTCAGCTTCCAAACTATCCATTTCACAGTTTGCCACCTTCACAGTGGAGTGTAAAAACATCTCATTGATATATTCCACTTTATGGAATATTGGATGATTATAACCAATAGGTAAAGAAGAATACATACCAAAGAAATCTAAAATCTCTCGCTGTGTATTAACATCATATACATAGGAGCCATGACTTTTAGATAAGTCAGCTTTAATATTGAATTTAGATGAACGATGAGATTGTTTAATCATGATACACATGTATTACTTTGTCTCGACTAACTGCGAGACGGGTTGCTCGACTATCTCCAGTAACTGTGATTTGATGCCATGTACCTCGAGGGATAGAAATGATATCTCCTTTATTTGCGATTATCTTTTTATCTTCAATTACGTACTCATATTGACCTTCGAGAATTAACCACCATTCATCCCAGTCTGGATGATAATGACGTCGATTACCTTCTTTTGGTAATTGGCTAATAACTGTCGCCGAATTACTTGGTTTCTGTATTACACGTCTTGCTCCACCATTTACAGGCAAATCGGCAAGTAGTTGGTCTAGATTAATAGAATTCTGTACTGATAAGTCAATGTCTCCAACACCATCATGATACAATACTTCTACCGCGTTAGATTCAGAGTGTTCTGTTGGGGACCAATAGCGATTGATTGCGCGTGATTTACGTCTTTCGAGAATAGCTTCTGCCAGTTCAAAATCTCCCTGTGTGTCAATGTCTAATGCAGAATCTCCATCTAAAACTAGATGAGAAACTCTACCAGAACTATAACCATAGGTACTTGTAAAATCCTTCCACGCAAAAATCCCATTACACATAATGTCTATAGGACGTAGTTGTTGCGATGGTAACATTGGTTTGAATGGATTAAAGTTGGTAGGGGTTCCTTGAATAAAAGCTTCTGCATAGAGACGTTTTACTGATAAAACTGTATTAGCACCATCAAGGATTAGATCTCTGGCACGATGTAGATCAATTCGAGAAAGAAATGGGGAGGTTGGTGTGATCTGGAATAAAACATCACACGGAACATCTTCTAAAAAACTTGGGATAAAATGTTCACTTGTAGCAGAGTCCACAGCTAATTCTGGTTGACGATGATAAAACTTGACACCCAAAGATTTAGCAAGATCTCCTAAGATATCTGCTTCAGAATTAATATAAACCTCATCAAATATTTTAGAATCTCTAGCTGTTTCAACTACCCAAGAAATTAGAGGTTTATCTCCTAAGAATCGAAGATTCTTAAGTGGAATTCTTGTACTACCAAGACGTGCAGGAATCATAGCCACATATTTCATTCGAGTACCACCCGACCTTGTTGTGATCCTTCTAGAAAAATTTCGTAACCAGATTTGTAAAGAAGTTCTACCGTTTGAATACGCATTAACTCATGAGTTGGAGGATGCCATTCAATAAACAACTTTGGTTTATTCTTTAGTGCTTTAGTCATTCCTTTGAACGCTAAATCCTCAGCTCCCTCGATATCCATTTTTAGAATGTCAACTTTAGTGTCTTGTAGAATTTCATCTAGTGTAGTTGTATCAACTGTAAATCGAAAACCTACACTGTGATAACAGCCTTCAAACGAAAGTGATACACCAACATCTGGTTTAATCGCTTCACGTTTTACAGAACTATCAGATACTGCTAATGGGTAAATTTTCACATTTGGATAGGATTTCATCCAATTTTGCAGTAGTTCAAATCGTATTCGTTCGGGTTCAAAAGCAATTATTTGAATATCAGGTGGGCCATATTTTAATGCAAGACTGATGTAAAATCCGTATTCCGCACCACAATCTACATAAACTTTAGCCGTTTTAATTCTATGGATAAATTGAGAAGTAAATGATTCCCATCTAATATTTGATTGTTCACGACCAGTTACCATTGATGAAAGAATATCATCAATAGCTGCTAACCCAAATTCTCGTTCAGTCATAAATTACAGTGGTTGCTTAACCCACACCCAATGACCTTCACCAAATCCAACTCGATAGTAATTTTGATAATCTGGTGGTTTTACCTTAACACGTTCACCTGTTTCATTAGCTTCTATTAGAGTCCAACCATTAGCATTTAACACAGGTTCGAGGGATAATAGTGTGTTTTGCCCAAAGGGCATACCGACAGTTATTTGTCGAAACCATGTTTCTGGATTTATTTCTCCTGGCACATAAATTGGAATAGCAGAATTTGCAGACGCACCTGCAGTTGATTCAACTTCTGAAGTTTCTGGTTTAGACGATTCTTTTTCCGCTTGTGGTTTAGAAGGCACGATTCCTCCAAAATCTAATTTTGTTAATTCACCATTTTCTTCAGACCATAACGTGAATGGTGCTTCTTCACTATCTGTCCAAGAAGCAATAGTAACACCATTAGAATTTTTTAACATGATCTTCATCGTAGCTCCTTACCATAAATGAGCAGTAAACCCAGTGTAACATCATCATACTAACATCTTCAGCTAACGCCGGATTATCAGTACCCAACACTATTTTCAAATGTGCATACTCTGAGACAGATCCTTTATTACCAACAATTGCAACAGATCTCATTCCACGTTCGTTAGCCCGTCGAATAGCCTTGGCTAGATTTTTACTACACCCTGAAGCAGATACTGCAATAAAGAGATCATATTCTTTTGCTAAAGCAGATAATTGTATCGCAAACATATCTTCATAACCAAAATCATTTACAGCCGCTGATAGCATCATACCTGCATTAAGCGAATAAGCTCTATTACAATATCCAGTTTCACGCAAAATATTTAAAGACATCCCTAGTGCAAAATGATCTGCTACTGTAGCTCCGCCACCATTTCCAGCAATAAATATTGTATTCTGTTTTTCGTGGGTTTCCTTCACAATTTGCCGAAGTTTTTCGGCATCTGCAGATGGAAACCGTTTTGTAATTTCTGCGATAGCAGCAAAATAGTCATCACAGGTTTCGTTAATTACCATTGCTGTAAGGCCTCCCAATCTGGCGTCCACGGAATACCTCCGTCCCACGGTGCTACTAATTTTACCATATGACCTTTATAAGCATCTTCTGGTAATGAAAACGGTTTCATATTCCCGGTACCATATCCTGGGCTGTAATTGTCATACACAGCAGCAATAGCACTTCTGGTTTCATAATCCTTAATCACAAATTTGTGATGTTCAATAGTAACCGGTGCTCGTTCACCACCTCCAAAAGGAGATCCAGCGTGAACACCAAAACGGTCACCAGATTTTGCTTTAATTGACAAACGGGTTTGATAATCTGGGAATAATTGTGGAGTCATAAGCACGGACTTACAATGATCCCACATATGCGCTCGAGGAAATTCCCAATGATCCTGTTCTAGCCAACAATTATTAATTAGCCATTTTTCCATTGCAGGAGAAAGAGCCTCGTCATCATCTATTCGCAGAATATAGTCTCCCTCACAATAAGCTAACGCTGAATTTAGGGAACTTTCAAGATATCCCTTAGATTTAACACATGCTATTTTCAGATCAGCATTTGGTATATTAAGGGAGACTGCTTGATCAAATGCCATCGTTCCATCAGTGATCAAGACAAATTCTGTTGACTCTAATTTATCTGCTAATTGAGCAAGTTTTAAAATGAATGGTCTTGCACACCATTCCATTTTAGATATGCACAGAATGCTTAATTTCATTTCTTATCTCATATGGTATTACGGTTATTCTACCTCAAAATAGATACGAAAACCCGCCCGATGATAAATATCCTGAAGCAATTACGGAGCAGTTGCCTTCTGTGTTATAAAATTTCCCCAAGCAAGAACTGTTTCACTGCCGTCATCCATTCGTTTCCAGCTATGTCGATAAGTCCCTGCTTTGAATTTATTCATATCCTCATCAGTAACAACGACGATTGCCCGTTGTGTATTTGCACTGCGAGTTGCACTGTAAGTACCAGTGATTGTTGGAGTAAAACTTAAAATTGGTGGTGAAGGTGAAGCATCTAATTTACGTACATCAAATCTGAGTACCCACCCCGTCATATTGATAGGCACTAAATTTAAATCAATAAGTTCCAATCGAAACGTCTTATCTTCTCCAACAAACAGAACTCCATCTCCGCCAATAGGTGCATCTAGAGCCATTAGACTTCCTCCCCTCCTACGATATCGATCGTTTCTACCACAGTTCCAATTGCATCTATCACAGTTTGTGAACTACCAACCACATCGATAATGCCTGATTGATACTGACCTAAAATATCAATCGTAGTTATATAGCTCCCAACCACATCGATTATTGTTTGATAAGAACCAATTACATCAATCGTAATTGGTGTTCCTGCACCAACAGGACCATCCTTAATCCGTAAAGATTCAATGAGTATAACTTCAAGATCTCGAGAAGCTTGAACCGAATCACTAATCTTTATTGTTTCAGAAGTAATTTCAGTTACAATACTATCGATGTATATGACAACAATATCAGCTATCGCAACATTTTCTATAGCAAGAACACTAAGATCAATTCCAACAATTACTGTGTCATGAACTTGAAGATTTTCATCTTGCACCCGAAGTTCAAGTGGATTGATCTCTGTGGTAACAGTATCTTGAATCTTAACTGCTTCCGTCAGTAAACTCGAAATATCCGCAGTAATTAGTGCTGAAACTGAATCAACAACTTTAACAGTTTCATTTATTGATGCAATTTCGGGATTTAAGACAACCGTAATATCGTCAGAGATTTTTAAAGATTCTGTGACACTAGTTATTTCACCAAGAGAAGGTGTAAGTGAATCAGATACTTTAACCGATTCACTAAGATTAGCAGAAAGATCAATACTGACTAAAATTGTATCAGCGACTTTAAGTGATTCAGTCTGCGTTACTGAAATGTAATCAACAGCAGCTTGAACCGAATCAGCTACTTTGACTGATTCAGAAATATTAGCTGTAAGATTAACAGTTATTGAAGCAGTAACCGTGTCAACAACTTTAACAGATTCCGTTAATGTTGTCTGCTCTGGATTGATCAGAGTAGAAACTGTATCAGCAACTTTAACTGATTCAGATTGACTTGTTTCCTCCGGATTAAGAATAACACTAATCGTATCTGCGATTTTAACAGATTCGATTTGTGTTATCTGTTCTGGATCTAAAGTTACCGAAACACTGTCTGCAACTTTTAGCGACTCACTTTGAGTTGTTTGTTCAGGATTAAGAACTGTAGAAACAACATCTGTAATCGAAAGTGGTTCTGTAAGTGAAGTCTGCTCAGGATTTATGAAAGCCAATACAGTGTCTACGACTTTAACCGAGTCGATTAAGAGAACTGATTGCGAATCAATCAGAGCCGTAATCGTATCAACAACTTTAAGATTCTCAGATTGAGTCGTTTGTTCTGGATCTAAAGTCGTTGAAATAGTATCAGCAACTTTTATCGAGTCAGATTGTGAGGTTTCCTCGGGATTTAACGTTGTCGCGGCAAGGTCAACAACTTTGAGAGATTCTGTAAGCGAAATCTCTTCTGGATTTAATGTGGCAGCTACAGAATCAGAAACTTTCAAGGTTTCTGTTTGTGCAGCTTGTTCCGGATCTAAGGTTGTGAAGACGCTATCAACAACCTTTAGAGCTTCTGATTGTGAAGCTTGTTCTGGATTTAAGAGTGTGCTAACATTATCAGAAATTTTTACATTTTCAATTACGGAAGTCTGTTCGGGGTCTAACGTAACCGAAACACTGTCCGCAACTTTAAGTGATTCCGTTAGTGAAACAATTTCATCGAGGATAGCAGTGACACTGTCCGCAACCTTGATCGTTTCAGTACTAGACGCTTGTTCTGGATCTAATGTTGTTGTGACAGTGTCAACAACTTTAATTGGCTCTGTTTGTGAAGTCTGCTCCGGATCTAAAACAGTATTAACACTGTCTACGACTTTGAGCGATTCAATAACTAATGTTTGTTCAGGATTTAGTGTAGTTGCAACCGTATCACTTACACTAAGATTTTCTTCGAGATAAATAAAGTCTGGATTTAGACGAGCATTAACTGGACCATCAGCAATTTGAATCGATTCGTTAGAAATTAAAGTGCCGGCACCTATAGAAGCCGCAATACTATCAACAACTGAAAGTGATTCAGCAGGAACAGCTACCGGCCGCGGATTTTCGTCCGCAATTGGTGTATCTTGAACAATTACGTTTTCAGTAAGGGATACGTCAATATCTCTCGAAACAGTGACCGTGTCACTAATTACAAGTGCTTCCTGAACAGAAGTCTGTTCGGGATTCAAGCTTGTCGAAGGAGTGTCAACTACCCTGAGCGATTCTGTTTGTGTGGTTTGCTCTGGATTAAGTGTTGTTGATACGCTATCTGCAACTTTTAACGACTCTGTCAGTGAAACGAGTTTGTCAAGAATCGCAGTAACAGTATCTGCGACTTTTAAGGATTCAGTCTGTGTGGTCTGTTCGGGATCTAAAGTCGTGATTACAGTATCAACGACTTTAAGCGATTCTGTCTGTGAAGCCTGCTCTGGATCTAATATTGTGAATACGGAGTCAGCAACTTTTACTGATTCAGATAGAGAAACAATTTTGTCGAGATCAGCAGTAACAGTGTCTGCAACTTTTAATGATTCTGTTTGTGTGGCTTGCTCTGGATCTAAAGTAGTGAAAACGGAATCAACAACTTTGAGAGAATCACTCTGTGACGTCTGTTCGGGATTAAGAAGTGTTAAAACACTATCGGCAACTTTGACTGGTTCCGTTAGTGAAACAACTTCATCTGTGATAGCAGTAACAGTGTCAACAACTTTTAATGAATCACTTAACGAACTTTGTTCTGGATCTAAAGTAGTTGTTACAGTGTCAACAACTTTAAGAGAATCTGTAGCAGAAGTTTCCTCCGGATTAAGGAATGCGAGAACAGTATCTGCTACTTTAACTGGTTCTGTTAACGAAGTTTGCTCGGGATTTAAAGTTGTAAGAACAGTATCAGCAACTTTGAGAGCTTCTGTTACAGTAGCTTGCTCTGGATCTAAAGTCGTCGAAACGGTATCAACGACCTTTAAAGAATCCGAAGTTGAAGTCTGTTCAGGATCTAAAGTAGTTGAAACTGAGTCTACAACTTTTAACGATTCACTTACAGAAGTCTGCTCGGGATTAAGAGTGGTGAAAACAGTGTCAGCAACTTTAAGAACTTCTGTTATCGAAGCATTTAAATCTATGCTGGCAGTAAGAGTATCAACAACTTTAAGAGATTCAGTTTGTGTTGTCTGTTCAGGATCTAACGAAATAGTAGGAGTGTCAACTATTTTAAGTGATTCTGTTTGTGACGTCTGTTCTGGATCTAAAGTTGTGAGTGGTGCGTCCGCAACCTTAACATTTTCCGTTAACGAATTCTGTAGAGGATCTAAAGTTGCAAAAACTGTATCAGCAACCTTTAACGTTTCAGTTCGAGAGGATTCCTCTGGATTAAGATTTGTTGTGACATTATCCGCAATCTTAAGTGGTTCGCTTAAAGAAGTTTGTTCTGGATCAAGAGTAGTAAGCGGAGTATCTATAACTTTGAGTGGTTCAGTGAGTATGGTCTCTTCAGGATTTAGAAAAGTAGTAACAGTGTCTGCTACCTTGATAATCTCAGATACAGACGCATTTATATCTATAGAAGCAAATACTGTATCAGCAACTTTAAGCGAATCCGTTAAAGATGTCTGTTCTGGATTTAAAGTTGTAAACGGAGTATCAACAACTTTTAATGATTCAGTTGGACTTGCTTGTTCTGGATCAATAAAGGTAGATACAGTATCTGCAATTTTCAATGACTCAGATACAGAAGTTTGCTCTGGATCTAAAGTAGCAGTTACAGTATCAGCAACTTTTAAGGAATCGGATACTGAGATTTGTTCAGGATCTAAAGTTGTTAGAACAGTGTCAACAACTTTAAGCGATTCGGTAATTGACGACTGTTCGGGGTCTAACTTGGTAAGAACAGTATCAACAACCTTTAAAGAATCCGAAACAGATACTTGCTCCGGATCTAAAATAGCAAATACACTATCTACCACCTTTAAAGATTCAGATACAGAAGTCTGTTCTGGATCTAAGGCAGGAGTTACTGTATCAACGACCTTTAAAGATTCTGTCTGTAATACTAATTCAGGGTCTATCTTAGCAAGAACAGTATCAGAAATTTTTATAGATTCGGTTAATATCGTTTCTTCTGGGTTTAGAAGAATCGTAACCGTATCAGAAACTTTTACATTTTCTTGTAAACTTGTTTGTTCTGGATTTAAAGAAGCAGTAACAGTATCTACTACTTTAAGAGATTCAGGTCCTGCTGTTTGAGAAAGATCAGTACCTGTTATAAGAGCTGCAATAACAGGACCATCAGTTACGTGTACGACACCAAGTAATTGTGCTATTCCTTGGTGAAAATCAACGATTTTTAAAGATTCCGATAAAGATACACCAAGGATGAAATCATCCTTGATTTCGATATTTTCTGTCAGAACAGACGTGGGTTGTAGCGGCGTCAACTCTGCCGTTACAGTATCTGTAATTTTTAAATTTTCAGTGGAGGATGCCGAAGGACCAGAAGTAGTGACAGACGCCGTCACCGTATCAGTAAGGCGTATGCCTTCTGAATAGTAACGGCCGTCGTCTATTCTTATTGTTTCTGGAGTAACTACTATGGAGAGATCAGCCATGCGCAATCACTCCTGCGGGCGGAGGGTCAGCCCCAGTTTGCCCTATAGTTGCTTTTTGCGCTTCCTGAACCGGAGTAGAATCGGGAGATTCCGGCAAAGGAATTGTTACTTTCACAGGTTCTGGAGGTGCACATTCAATAAGTTGTGCACTTACAATATCTGAGACACCAACTGGTCGTTCATCCAATGGCATAAACTAACTCAACCTAGCAAAGATTCCAGCACCAACTTGTGGACTTGAGCTCATGTTAACATTTTCATTAGCTGGAGTATAATCCACATAAATGCCCATAAAACAAACACAGGCTACTCTAGTAGTAACATCTGTTTTTATCACTTTCATAACTGGTGAAGAACCAATTACAACAGATGGGTTATCAATAAATTGGCCAGCAACAGTTTCACTCGACCAATGATTACTAGAACTATTAGTATTTGCATATAAACCATGAGCTCCGGCATCACTCCCAACACCATTACCAGCTGCGCCCAAAGTTAATGCGTTTACTATTGGATTACTAGTAAGTTCTACAGTTCCAGTTTTTGTTCCAGTTTGAATATCTTCACCATGTAGAAGTACAATCTGAATAGCATTGATTTTATCCGAAGCTTGTATACCACCGCTAGAATAAGCCGCAATTGTCGCAGCATAAGCTGCAGATCCACTAGAAGATGCTGACTCAATATTAGTTGAATCCGTTTCATTTGCACTTGCTACACCTGGAGGTGGTAATGCACTTACTGATTGCCATAACCCTGTGTTAGTCGAACCTCCACCGCGTGTCCAATTAGTAACTAAACTGTCTCCAGTTGCAGTTAATAAGATAACTTTTCCAGGATCAGGAAATTGCGAATTATTAACAATTAAGTCATCAAAATAAACAGTGCATGCATCAGCTTCTGTTCCTGAAGCACCAATCGCTGATGGAGCAGGCCATGTGGAAGGAGATCCGACCACTTCAGTAGAACCGTCTATTCTAAGAACAGGTACACTAGAGCCGTTAGCTTGACGAACTTCAATACGATAGAATCTTGTTGTGTCTGTTAAGCGTGTTGTAGATGTTCCAATACTAGTTGTAGCATTATAGTATTCAATGGAACCATTTGGGTTAAGACGCAAGTTAATTGTAGTAGTGCTACCAAAAATAACACGCTGAACACTAGAAGGTAAAACAGTTACACAAATATAGAATCGTATATATCCTGGTATAGCAATGACTAGATTAGCCCAGGCTGCTACACCACTAGTCGCATTAATCTTTAACGAATGCGCACCACTGCGTACAATAGTTGACTCTATCGTAGCACCAGCAGTTACTAGCACACACGAGTCAATTGATTGTCCAGTTGCTCTGGACAATGACTCATTTCCTTCCCAGCCACAAATAAGTGTTGTTGACATTTATATTTATGTAGGAGGCCAAGGCTCGATTGCACCGCTTACACCGCCCATATCATCAGCCAGTGCTTTAATGTATTGTACTTCTGGTCCATTTCCAAAATTTGCCGCAATAGCATATAATAGATCACGAAATTGCTGCAGTGTAACTGCCGGAGTAGTATCAATTACTAATCGACGACATAAATTACAAGAACCTGGTGGATCAGCTGGAGACTGACCAACTGGAGCAGTTTGCCAACCACTTAAACCGCCATTCCAACAACGTTGGGCAATCTGTCGTTGCTGAGGAGTAAGACTTGCTAAAATTGCTGAACCTTGTCCAGCGTTAGCAACAATACTACTTAAATCAGACAACTCATAAAAAATTGCAAATGCCATGATTTCTCCTTAAAAAACGCTTGATCCTATTGTTGGCTCACCAAGAGCAGCGGTCAAACTATTGACTAAAACAGTCCCACCACCAAAATCATCTAATACTGCCCCTGGACGATCAATACTCATGCCAATAAAACCAGTATTATATGTTCCATCTTGGCGTTGCATTAAACTATTCCATCCACTTCCTGTGTTTAAATATGCAGTTAATTGATCACCTATCTGTTCAAACCCTAGCTTATCGCCATCGTTAAATGTTTGAAGTAAAGAAGCACCAAGCATAGTTGTTACATTATTATCAATTCGGTATATTTCACAATGTTGTACACCGCTAAAGATATAAGCAACAACAAAGTATCCATCTACACCTGAAGTATCTGGAGAAACTACTGCAAGGTAAAGTGCAACTCCTTGATCAGTAAAACAGGTTGTCATTGTAAGCCAAACTTCAGCATTTGGCCCAAAAGAGCTTGTATTCCAATAAGATTCACTTGTAACCGAAGAACTAGTAGTAATAACTGCGTTCGATTGAAGAACTAATGAAAGATCTGGGGGAACACTCAAAAATAACGGGCCTAGCCAATTACCACCATCCAGTGGATTTTCGTTCGCTCGGTTAAACCGATCTAAGATCGTAAGATTTGTTGGAAATGACATTAGCTAACTCTAGCGTCTAACCTATCAACAGATTCGCAAGCTTGGACATCCCCATCAAGAATAATTGTATCACTACCAGCATCATATCGAGGCTTTAACCGACGTGTAGCAAGAAACCGCAACGCATCTCCAATTGTCACTTGTGCTAGATTAGGAAACCTCGTATCGACTTCTGTAGCTGTGTATCCTGCATTGATAATCAACGTTCTTATGGCAGAACGTTGACCAGCGGTTAGAGAAGAAAGCGGGTCATCTAATCGAGAAAGTGGCACACGTGTTACACCAGTTAATGCATTAATTAGAGTAAGTGTCGCTGACGAAGCATTAACCTTAACAATGGCTTGATTTCCTAAAACTTCAACTTCAGACCAATTACCTCCATCGGCCAGAATTTGTGAAGTTAGATCATCAACGATAACATAACGAGCCACACGATTACTAAGAGTTTTTCTCGCATACGGTGCGATAAAATATGCTATTGGCATTAGTACATTACTCCAGTTCCGCGATCTACATGCTTAAATACCAGCGAAGTATCAATAATATAAGGATATTCTTTAGCGGCAAACTTTCCCCAACCTGCCTTTTTCAATAGTCCGCGTTTAATTGTTTCGCCACTCCACCAAAGATCAGATGTGCCGGAAGCAACGTGGACGCCACCATTTTCAATCCAAACCCTAGCAGGCTGCTGAAAAATCTTTTTCAACGGAAATGGGTATCCAGGAAGCGTATACATTTCAACGTCTTCTTCCTGAGCCCAGGCTTCGAGGATAGACCGATGAAGGAGCAATGCACCTGTTGGCACGCCGTCCACCCAGATTACGTCGCCGTATTTCCAATCACGGTAAGCTCGAGTTCCGCCACCTCGGTATGCAAGAGGTTCCGGACCAAGTAGTTCAATACCACCTTTCTTGCCATTTCGAATTTCGGCGGAACCCTTGATATGGTACAAACCACTCACAACGGGAGGAGCCTTTTTACGTTCCATCTTCCAGAACCACCTGTCGAAAACAAGCAGCGTTTCCGGAGGTGGACATGTATCATCTTCGATAAGAATTAATGCTCTAAATGGACCACGAAGTATCGTGTCTACAAGCAGATTTTGAGCATCAGCGACATTATAACCCATAGGCGTGGATCGCACCACACTGAAGTTTGGTGGTGTGACCATACCTACCATCATATTGTACCATTCGATGCGTACAGTCCCTAGTGTTGGTGTGCCAATCAATACTTGGACACTGGTATTTGAAGCTTTTGGATTAACTGGATTCAAGGCAATATTAGATTGTTTACGTGCAAGTTTGGCCTGTTTTCTCATAAAGGGTGTTGTAACTCCCGACCATCCACTTGCAGCAACTTGCGAAACTGAACTAATTGACTTTTCACTCATAATTTGTCTTCGTCCGCTAGTACAACTTTATTTTCTTTTAACACAGCATATACATGTTGATAAATGTCTGCTATGCTCGTACAACCTAGAATTGCTGCTCGACGGTATCCTTCTTCTTTTAATGGAGCACATCTTTCACATGCCCAAAACATACTAGCGGTCCATTCATTGCACCACCAGCATCTATGCATGTTTGTATTCCCCGATGCGCTCGAGCCAACCACCTGGATTCATTGTTAGCAAATATCGTTCACACACTGGATCCTGTCGCCATTCATTTGGATGCAAATTCAAATAATCTTCAACACCACCTCTTGCACCGCGGTCACCATAACGACCTTCTTCATCAGGCACCCAAGCAATATTTGTGTCTTCAACCACAAGACGATCACCTACGCGGCACATAGGTGCGTAGAGTTCAAGTTCTTTGAGGACATGAGCTGCAGAGTGATCTGCATCAAGGCTAACTAAGAGAGGGTACTGGATCTCCTCTCGAATAGCATCAGCTAACCGTGGATCAGTAGAATCACCAGCTAAGAATACAATTCGAGGGTGATTACACTTAACACGGTCTTCAAAGTCAATTGTGAAGATTTTACCATCTTCAATTTGCAAAGAGTCCATCAAAAACGCAAACCACAGTGCGGAAGCACCAGCATAAGTTCCCGTTTCAATAATGGTTTTCGGTTTGTGATCATTAATCAAAGCTTGGTAAATCCAAAGGTCATTTGGACACTTCATCATACCAATACCAAGAAAATGAGTATAATGCCAGGTATGTGGTGCGTTATACCACACCTCATGGTATTGCTGAAGAAGTTTACCGTGTTCTTCACGTGTTCGTAGAATTCGTTGTTCTAATTCAGCAATAGAAATAGAAGCATCTTCATCCACTATGGTAAGTGGCTGTACGCCCGGAATTTTAGGATTAATTGTTGATGTGCTCATTGTTTAATAGCTTGAAGTGTCACATTATAGCTGATGCTACCCTGAGTTCCAGGAACTCTAGCAGTAGCCAATGGATGCCATGGTTTAGGTTGAGGTCTACCTAATGATTCATGTAAACTGTACAATGGACCACGAGGATCTAGCCACAGAAAGCTGGCTTCGACGATACGTGTGACATGCTGTGGATCACTTACCCACCCATGTGAATCATCACCACCATATGGACCACTAATATACACAATACCAGAAGGTTGCACTACACGATGTAGCTCATCCCACCAAGCAAAGAATAACGGTGGTGGAACATATTCGATGACATGAGTCACTACTGCGGTATTCACACAATTATCGGGCAGAGGGAACGGGAGTGTTCGAGGATCATGAGGGACATCTCCCTGCGGTCCCAACGTAACACTCCTTGGTTGCGGGGTTCCTCCCAACGAAACGTCAAGAAAAATTCCCTTCTTACTCTCGATAAGCTTTTTGATTTTTGAAGTCATATTTAAGAGAGTGAAACTTACATCACTTTCTTTCCTTCGGCCATTAACGCATAATGATTTAACTTAGATGCGACGTCACGAGCCTCTTCCGGTGAAAAGATTAGTCGTTCTGCGGCTACACCAAATTGCATCAGAACTTTACGAATTTCCGTATTGTGACCAAATAGGATTTGGCAGGGTTGCCCATCCATACCTTGTGGTAGATTAAATTTTGGTGCCGGGCCACTAGCTTTCTTTGAATTCAGAGGTTTAGCCATATAATTCCTAACAGGATGAAACCCAACGGTCCGTAAAGACCGTTGGGTTTCACCGTTATTTCTTCGTTACTTCGCCACCTGACAATTCCAAAGTAGCCGCCGCGTTCGAGGCAAACCGGGCCATTGCCGCTTCGATAGTCATAGTGTTGTCTTGCAGGTCTGCAAAAGCAACAGGGCTGATTTCTCGAACCGGAATATCCGGATGTCCATCTGCCATAAGAGCCTCTAGTTTGGCTAGAGCATCTTCCAGCAGTGCTTTACGGCGATCGTAAAGCGCAAGTGACGCCTCGATTTCCGCCTTAGTCGCGTCTTTGAGATCAAGTCGATCAAAATCTCGAAGACCTTCGTGCTGAGGAGCGAAGGCTGCCAAGAGGTTTTGAATCTCTACGATAGCCTGTTGAACTGCAGTCATTGGCTACCTCCTAAATTAGACGGGAGGAGCCGGAGCCTTTGGTTGGACCACACCTGCCGAGAAACCAAAGTTCTTTGCGTGAGCACTTGTCACGGTCAAAGTAACGGTGTCTTGAATCGTTTCAACACCAGCACCCAGATCCGCATCTGCCTCCACCAGATAAACTGTGTCAGCAATAGCGTCACCAGAAATCAGATCAAAGTTCAAAGGCGAAGCGGGATCCTGAGCAAAAGTCCCGTCACCACTCTGCACTGTGATCTTTAGTGCGCCATCAATCTGTGCCGGCTTACCACCAGAAGTAAGAGGGGTAGCAGCACAACCAACGACCATCTCCTCATTCGAACAAGCAACAGCCAAGCCCATGTTAGACTCCTTTGTTTACGAACGTGACCAAGAATAGATACGTGAGAAAATTACTCTACTACAGGAACCGTCTGAAGTAAAGATCTTTAGATCATCTTTAATGGTCCTTTACACTATCTTAACACTACCATATTCTTCCTTACTTGGTAGATCTTGAAATTGATTTGCTTTTCTTAAATTGCTTGGAATTCGAGAGGCTCTAGCTTTAGCAGATTCGCTCATTTTCTCGTGATTCATGCCAGCCATGTGTCTCGCACGTTCTTCTTCAGTCCAGGGTCGCCGCTTTTTACCAGCTTGAGCTGCGGCTATTTTCGCGTTCCATTCTGGAGTTCGTTGTCGTGCATGCGGTTTGCCTAATTTGGCTAGACGCATTTTCTCTTTAGCTTCGTCAGAACGCTTGAGACCAGTTTGGATACGTTTATTTGTTTCTATGATAACTTCACGATGAGCTTGTCCTGCTTCAGAAGCCCAATAATCTAACATAATCCTACTCTGGTGTTCACGACGTTCGTCTGTTCTTTCAAAATTACCATCACCACCAAGAGTTCCATTAACCAATAGATGACCATTTTCTTTATATTCTTTAATAAATTCTCTTTCCAGAAGTGCAGCATCATCCATTGTCTCTACAATTGCTAATATCCGCCAATCAGGAAGTATATTTTATGCAACTAATTCCTTTAACCAATTACATTTATTTGTGTGACCCTTACCCTTTTTTGCCACGGAAATATGGTGACGAACTCTACTTTCTGCTTTTCTGGAAAACCCAATGTATCTTACATGAATAGGGTCTCGTGGATCAAAGAGAGCATAAACCGTATAAGACATGTTAACTCCTTTACGGTTTATACTACTCTAAGAACGTCTAGAAATAAAGTTCTTTATTTCGTCTTAAAATTATCTTTAAGAAATCTAAAGAACTTTATTCTAGTAACATCCAACTTGAATTTTCTAAGTACTGAAAACGAAGTTGTACGTAATGTTCAGAGCCTGTGTGGTTCCTTTCGTTGAACTTGCAAACGTAGCCAAGCTATGTGCCGTTCCCGCACCAACCGAACTATTGTGATACTGCGCAATGCAATTCACAGTCTGGGCGTGCGAAATGTAAGACGACACGTATTGGAACGATTGCGACAGTGTCCAAGTTCCAGACAATAGCTGAGAACCCACCGAAACAGTCGCGCGGCTCACGCCACCGGTGGACGCTAACGGCCATTCAGTCGAGTCGATAGCAGACATAGTCGAGAAGTTGGAAGATTGTGCCTGAGTCTGGTAGCCAATACCCCAGAATCGAGCAAAACCCATGTCGCTGATGACGGTTGCAGCAACAGACGAGGCGCTGGAAGCCAACCCCGCATAGTTACGAACCACCATACCATGCCCGTAGGTGGTGATTACGTTCTCGTGGTAATCACCAATCTGTTCCTCACCGGTAATGCAGTCAACCAGTGCACCCCGAATGAAGCCCCGAATACGAGGCATTTCGCCAGGACGGCTACGTCCCATCTTAGGCACAACGCCGGTCTTTCGAACGACGTGAACCTTTCCGTCGTGTGTATGAATCTTGTCACCCTTCTGAAACATTCGGATCTCCTTTAACGGTTAACTGCATTATTCGAGACGATTACTTTGGAGCTACATCCAAACTGATTGTAGGAGCAAGAGCAGGTGCCGGTGCATTTGGTACATTTGGAACATTAGCACCTAGATCAATATCAGCTATATGGTCATCGTAAATAGTGCTCGTATTATCGGTAAGAATACTCACTAATTTCAATTGGGTCCCACCAGAAGTTGTACGATACAATTTTCTTGCTATCGTTCCAGTTGGACCTACTGCGATCCCAGCAACTTGCGCATAAAACGGACCTCCAGTAAGTGGTCCTGGTACAGTAGCACTTGCACTTGGCGCTGATTCAGTAGCCGTTGAAACCCAAGTATATGCCCAAGAACGAACACTATCCCCAGACTTAAAAGGAAACGACAGCACTTGTATATTCGAGGTGGATGTAAGAATTCTCCCACTCTCATCTCGAAGAGACAAAGTTACTGTGTATCTACCAACTTTCAAGCCATTTACTACTCCTGGTACAGACATTCTACCAGTTGCAGCCGTTCCATCCGTTAATCCAGTTGTAACCGTTTCGGGTGATGGACTCGAATCAAAAACAATATCACGAAAATAGTTGTCGGAATTTCTAGTCGCTGGGTATCTACCGGAAGCAGCATATACACCAATTGATCCAGTAAGTGTATTATTCACGATTGCTTTCGAATAGCCATTTTTGATAGTTGCGTAATGCGCTCCGCTTGGGTTATTGACACTAGCCACAAAGACCACATTAGCATCTATGGCTACTGGAGTAATTGCCTGTTCTTGCCATCCAGAAGGGGTTTCATTAACAAAGGTAGCAGTTGCAAGCAAAGTACCAGAAGTATTCCACAAATGACCAATATGTGGACCAAGATCACCAAGCATTTTGTAGAACCGAATAGCTGTGACTCTTCCAGCAACAGAACTTTTTGCTTGAAGTCCTAATTCGTTTGAACTTGTACCACCAGAAGACACAGGAACTTGGGTGGTCAAAACAGTATTTAATACTGGTCCTGCTCCGGCGTCTTGCGCTCTCGGATTTTGCACCAATAGAAATAATACGAATGCTAGACTCAATTTATGTATCACTTGGTTTCTCTGGTTTTTTGGAAAGTCCATCTCTTGGAATTCCATATCGCTTCATTTTATGATTCATCATACGCGGACTAATACCCAACACCTCTGCTGCCTTTTTTTGATTACCACCAGAAAATGCTAGCGATTCGAGTAAAACACTTCTAATAACAGACTTTAACGTTGGTGGTTTCTTTACAGGAACCCATTCACCATTTTCGTCTTCATAATATTGTTTCATATTACTCCTTTGGTATTACATACACACAGGATTCGGAATAAGCAAAAGATTCTTCATCCGTCGTATCCATAAGCAAAAAGTCAGAATGAAAAATTCGTTCGCCCCAAAGCACAATATCCGGAGGATTAGGGAATTCTGGTATTTGAGCCGCCGCAATAAATTCACCGGACCGCGTGTATAACTCGATCTTCATGGTAAGGTGTCTTCTGTGTCATACGATTCAAAATTTCCTTACGACGTTCTAAAGAAAGCACAGCCCACTTACGAGCAAAGACAGTTGCAGCTGCGGGAAGCTGTTTTTGTCTTTGGGTCTTAGCCGGCAGGTTCTTTGTTTCTTGTACAGGTTGCACATCCATCTGTACAGGAAATTCCCGATATGGTAATCCGAGAAGGCGATCTCGAATTTCGTTTGCGTCCACAACCTTTTCTTTAGCATCCGTATTCAATTGCGCCCAAAGAGTAGCAACTTGTGCTCTTTGCAAGACGTCAAGGTTTTGAATTTCGGGCCATCTAACCTCATATTTTTTCGGTTCCGGTAAAGCTCCATGGTCAATTAAGCGATCGACCAACTGCTTTACGACTAAAGGTCCGGCAAAAGCATTCCGCCTGTCTGTGACCCGCTCAGCCCAATTATCTCTATCCTGATTGCTTGCTAATTCACCGCGCTCGCTACCCATTAAGATTCGTTGAGGAATACCCGTTCCGGCTGAGATTTGAGAAATAATGGCATCCATTGGTCCTTTAAAGTTAGCGACCTGGGAACCAAGATTCTTCATCTCGATACCACGTGTCAAGATACTCCGTCGATATTTATGTAAATAATCTTCTAACTGCTGCTCAGTTTTTTCTTGATCTTTTTCGTCAAAATCCAATTCGGAATCCACATTGAGTTGAATTCCAGCATCAGCCCTCTTCCAAAATGCCTCAGATCCTCCTCCTGTCACCTTTTCCAGGTCATCGAGGAGGTTCCACACCCGTTCAAGACGAGGGGTTGCGTATACGTTATCGTCAAGAAGACCGTCGGCAATATGGATACAACGTGTCCAATGCGCTTTTCGTCCAACAGTGGAAAACGCTGTTGTCTGTCCACTAGCTCCAGAAGGGGGCACCCTTCTCAACATGTAATACAGAGGAAGACCCCAACGAGGATTAGTAGCATCTCGTTCAAATTCGTTAATAACCGCATCTTCTTCGGCAAATACTTGTAGATAACCAATTGATTCTGGGTCAGATAGTTCTGGAAGTGGTGTCGTAAGCTCGCCAGGTGCGCCAATAAGAATCACACCATATTGTCCAAGCCCAGAGACAATATCTGCTCGTTGTAAAACAGACCAGATTTTGAGCCGCGTTTCGAGGAGTTCCCATTCCTGCTCAAATTCCGTGAAGGTATCTGGGTCTTCATCCTCGATAACTTCGGCTCCACCTCGCCAGGTAGCTTGTGGCTTTGCTTCCACAATTCGTCCGGCAACTGCATTACGGCGATAACGATCACGGTACATTTGTGGCACAAGAACACGATCATAGCCACAAACAGCAAAAATGTCCCGTTTACCACCGTATGTAAGTCCAGCAAGAGAAGCTAGTCGTGCTCGCGACGAAATTACCGAAGCGACAAGAGACCTCAGATTCATCTTGATTTCCTAATTTACTTTTGGTTCTGTACTGCCGATGAAATCATAAGCCATTGTGCTACAGCTAAAAGTAATTCGGTTCCCTCACCACTTTTAGGGACCATGGCGTTACATCCGGAGTCCAGAGCTTTTTTACGTCCTGCATAACGTTCGGATAAGCTGGGCCCAACAGATCCACTATGAGCAATAATTGGAACCTGCCATCCCGTTAAACGAACTTGTCGTGCGAACTCATAACCATCCATCATACCCAATCGTATATCGAGAACGATTAAGTCTGGTAGTCCTTCGTTCACTAAAGAAGCTAATGCGGTTTCTGCATTAGAACAAGTTCGAACTTTATATCCGGTCGTTTTAAGGATCGTAGTGGTTAATCGTAAAGTAACCGGATCATCCTCGACTACCAAAATTTCTTTTTCACTGGGAACCACTTCTTTGGGAACAATCCGCGCGTTTCCAAATGTAGCAACCACAGTACGATTGGTATCGATAGCATCCAATGTTGCTCGGGAGTGAGTAGTGATTACAGACGATAGATGTTTTGTCTGTTGTGTCAAAACGAACAAAATTGCAAGAATGCCAAGAACGATGAGCCCTATAAAAATGGCTAAGTAATTCATGGTTTCTGTTCTTTGTCTAGTTGAGGTGCCTGTTTTTGGAATGATAACTGTTGCTGTTGTACAATTTCAAATAATTTTTGCAATAATTCTCCTTGTTTTAAGTTTGCTTGACTCAATGCTTTAAGTTTTTCATTCACACCATTCGCTTCATGATAAGCAGCATCAGCTTTATCTGCCACATAATTCTTTGATTGTTCAATAGCTTGCGTTAAAACGTTTGTTTGATCATTAGCAATTCGTTGTGTATCTTCTCGTACTTCTATTTTATGTATATCCGTTTTCATTGCAAGGGCGTCAGTTCGGTCGCGTAAAGAATTAGCAGCAGCATGTAATTGATTTTGTACATTACTTGCTTCAGTTACAACTTGTGTTTGAAGTTTTGCTGCTACTTCAATTCGTTCTGCTTTTTCGAGAGCCGCCTTTTCGCGTCGATCAGCAGCATCCATATCATGCTGCAATTTTATCATTTCCATCGCGTATTTTTGATCTCGACTTGTCTTCCATAGCATTGCCAAAGTGGAAATTAGAGATACAAGTACGAGGACAATTTGTCCACTATAAGTCGCTAGAACAGAACTAGCTGTCGCAGCAGCCGTTGCAGCAGCTGTAGCAGTTGTTGGATCCATTAACTTGCCGACTTATTTAATCCTTCGACGATACGGTTAGCAGCAGCTGTCATTAGTTTTTCTGCAGCAACTGCTGCTGCATTTAATCTATCAGCCGCAGCAATAGCGGCATCATCAATAACTTTCTTTGCTGCCATTGCTGCAATCCCTGGATCTGTAGAAGCAGCCGCAATATTAGAACTATCGAGGGCACCTTCAGCATGACTCGCTTTGGCAGTAAGAGCCACCAATTGACTCAATCTACTGTTAACCGCTAAATGTACTTGTTGCACACTAGCTGCCAAAAATGCCATAATAACGGGAACCAAAAATCCTAACACAACTGTGATCAAAGATGAGTTATCTTTATCAGGCCGTATCAGAAAAATAATTAGAATCGCGATAACCGCCACGACGGAAAGACCAATTACAGCCCAAACATAGATACTCGCATTAGAAGATTGTGTTGGATCAGTAGTTGTGGGGCTATGTGTTTGTATCAAATCATACACCGAACTTTCTCTTAATTTATCGGAGTATCGTGTCCCGGCGTCGTCTTTATTTTCCATTTAGAGGTCACCCCTTTTACCCCATACGCCGCCGTGTTTTTTCGGTGTTTCCGAGATGGGCTTACAAAATGCTAACATCAAAGCATCTGCGCGGTTAGGAGAAGGGATTCCACGTCGTTTCGCTTCGTCTTTACTTTCAATAAGAATTTTTCCACTGGAACTACGTTTATAGCGTAGTTCTACAAGTTCGGCAGCAAGATCATCATCATTAGGATCAAGATCGATTTGACCAGACTCAAATAAATCTCGAACTCGCCACCAAGATTCCGCTCGAAAATTACCAAAATCCTCTTCGCCGGCTTCGCTTGGGCTGGACGATACGTTGATACCAATAACATTTTTCTTCAGTTCGAGTGCACGATCAGTCACACCACGGCCAATACCAATCACGTCAATTTTAGCGAGAGTAGCACCAGTTTTGTTCATGTCGGCAATAACGTTACCACATGTTTCCATGGTGTCTGGATTATGGTCTTCGCGTATGACGCGAACTACGCCACCTCGCCGATGCGCGATACAGGATGTATCGCCACCACCACCAACGTCGACTCCTAATTCGTTTTTCAATCCAGGCGAGAGAGTTCTCGCCTGGGCTGCTAAAATCCAAGAGATTGGTATAAGTCCGCCAGCATCGGCAAATTCGGGAAACTTCCCTAATATTTTCGATTGCCAAAGTGGATTTGTGTCGGTTGGGCTATCTCCCTCAGGTGGAATACACCGAACACCATCCTGGGGTAGACAAGGATCTCCATTTCTGTCAATCCAAAACCATTTTGGAGCCCATTTTCGACGCTTGTCTTCGACGTAGGTGTGTCCAATCAGCTGGCCACGGATAAAGGCAGGAATATCTTCGCCAGTGAAATTTGGTGTTTCGAAAGCACCAATTTCGATTACATGCCATCCTGATCCCGGTTTGTTGTTTTCAAAGAATTCGCCATTTGGATCATCGGGATTACCAATAACAACCATCTTACTCTGGTCATTTGCAATCAACGAATCCGCGGCCTCCCATAGAGGGCCGCGAATTCCGTTCCCCTCATCAAAGATGACCAGGACTCGTGGAGCATGAATTCCTTGGAACGCGTCAGGGTTAAAATCATCAGGCTTACGACCATAAGCAACAAGTTCTTCTTTACCACCTTCAACCGGTAACAGCCATTCTGTTTGGTTCATTCTACCACCAAGCTTACCTTTGGTATGAACCCGGTTGATTTCGCGCCACAAAATGGTTCGAACTTGGTGAGCGCTGGGTGCGCTCGTAATCGCAAATGCTTCGCCAGGTGGGCTTGTGTCAATCCACCAACCCGCGATTCGGCTAGCAATGAAAGATTTCCCTACGTCGTGGCAACTACGAATCAAGGTTTTGCGATGTGTAGCAACCGCTTCTAATATTCGTTTCTGTGCACTCCACAAAGTATCGCGTAATTTGATTTCGTTCCACGCCACTGGGTCGAGGAGGAAATGGCGACGTGCCATCTCCTCTTCTAGCGCCGCCAGTTCGGCGATAGGGTCTTCGATCTCGTAGTCGTCGTCGTTAGAAAATTGGGAAGCTTCCATGTTTGGAACTCAATCTACGATTTCGTTCCCTTCGTTTCGTTCCCCTCTTAGTGTATCGACCTAGGAGTAAAGTCCGTTACGTTGCTTCGCTTTTCTTCCTCTATCGATTCCGTTGATACAATGGCTTTCGCATCCAGATACTGCTTCAGCTTGGTAGCCCGCTTCTGCAGCTCTTCTTGCGACAACTTACTGTAGTCCAGCTTGTCGTCAACCGTAATCGTCGAGTGAGTACCAAAACCCGTTCTATCAAGGATAGCACAGGCTGCTTTCACGGAGATGTAGTCGTCTTTATCGCCAGTAGCGATTGCTCGCTGTAAGGCTTCGATGGATGGTTCGACGAGTTCCAGTAATTTTCTCTTTCCGAGCCTGCGAACCTCGGAAAGAGAAAGACTCGCCTTCGGCGGATTATTCGGTGGATTATCTTTGAATAGACTCATGCTCGTTACACCTAGAAGTTATTGTAGCTGATCGGCAGGGTAATCACAAGACCTTTTTTTGGGCCGGGTTTTCATTTCACCAAAAAAGTCCAATAAAATTCACCAAGATAAGTTTGAACGAGCTTTGGAAGAAAGATTTAACTTTACATTTAAGTAAGATCTATAATAACTTAAGGCATGAAATATCCTATGTTACGTGACCAAGAAATAATTACTATGTATTTAGCCGGAAAAACACAAGATACAATAGGAAAACATTTTGGTATTACTAAAATGAGAGTTAGTCAGATTCTTAAGTTTTGGAGTGTACCACGAAAAGAAAATAAAATAAAAGATTCTATAGAAAAACGCAGTAACAAATATATAAAACGGTATAGATATGCTAAAACAGCGGAATACGAAGAACTTGTTAAAATTGGCGAACTAATGATACAGAATGGAAGTAATCCGGCACAAACACCAATAGGAGCTTTTTATCAACACCGTGCAAATGCACGTTATCGGGGTATCGAATGGAATTTAACTTTGTGGGATTGGTGGAAAATATGGAATGATTCTGGAAAATGGGAACTTCGAGGTAGACGACACAATGAATATCAGATGTGTCGTTGTGGAGATGAAGGACCTTATCAAAAAGATAATGTGTATATTGATTTTTCTCATAATAATGCAGCACTTGGTGGAGCTAAAGGAGGAAAAATACCCAAGATCAAGCCACTTCCTTCTTCCGATTAACTACAAGCCACCAGTCGCGGTTTAAAGCCGAGTTCAACCCGGCTTTAGGCTAGTATGAGCCTAAACTTTCGTAGAGCCCTGGGCTCGACCAGTGGCCGGTAAGTAAGCATACCGGGCGGATGTGGACTCGGCGGTTAGCTGGATTTCCGCGATTAAAAATTCTGAGCCATAAATTTTGGAATAGAAGGGATAGTTTATCAAAGGAGGTAGAATACAATTCAAAAATTGGAATCGTTGCGAAGCCAAAAACCAGGAGTTCTAAAGGAGGGCCTAGGGTTTCGAGCTTGTTGATGGAAAATAGAAGTTGGAGGTTGGAAGTTGAGGGTTGCGAATTCCGGGTTTAGAGTTTCGCGGTTCGAGAGGGAGGAGGCGGGTTTAGGGATTCTGATTGGTTTAGGGATTCTGATTGGATTAGAGAAATGGAATTTGGATGAGGATTCCTACGAGCGCGCATATAAATTTAAGATGACTGATTTCGGGACAAAAAATTTTTACCGTCGTGCGTGCGCCGGGAGTTTTGAGGGAGTTTTGTAACGTGGTAAGTAACGCGACAGCGTTACCGTTACGGTCTAAGTAACAGTAACGCTATACCGCGCGTAGCGTGCGGGTGTTACTAGCGGATACGTCGTCCAAGTAACCCGATGATGGTAACAAACCAGATGACGAAAGGAACCATATCTAGAGTCATTGTGTAACCTCGTTACTCGGCAGGGTTGCAGTATGAGATAGCAACGACGATACCGCCGTCAGGTATCGGCAGTGTTACCGATTGCAGGACACCTTTACCGTAGACGCCTTGTCCTGGGATTGCAGGATACGCAACGCATACCTCGTTAACGTGTGCAAGGGCGTATGCAGCCATTCCGTTTACGGGTGTAGGTCCGTTAGGTGAACTGCAAGCGGATACTACGACCATACAGAGCAGGGTAATACCTGCCGTAGCTACTCTGACAAGGTGTAGAAGCATCGTAGCTGGTTTCACTGGTACAGACTGCGAAGCGCCAAGTTTGATAAGCTTCGCGTAGTCTTCTACGTTCATGCGGCAGGTAACGCAAAGCTTGTTAGTGTCGGTTTCGGTTTTCTTTTTAGCCACGGTTTAACCTCGGTTTAAGACGTTACCAAACGACTAACGGTCGTTACCCCCTAGACTAGCAGGTAACGACCGTTAGGGTGTTACTACGCGGTGTTACCGACGGTTGCCACGGTTGCCACGGTTGCCGCTACCGGCTCCCACGGTTTCGCGTTCGACCGTTGCGCTCGGCTCGACCGTTGCGCTCGGCTCGACCGTTGCGCTCGGCTCGACCGTTGCGCTCGGCTCGACCGTTGCGCTCGGCTCGACCGTTGCGCTCGTCGCACTGGCGGCAGACATACCCGCGATAATGTCCACCGTTGGCGCTGCGGTCGTTGCGGTCGTTGCGTCCACCGTTGGCGCTGCGGTCGTTGCGAACGGGTTGGACGTTGCATTGCGGCGCGCGCGTCCTTTGCCGCCCCTACGCACCCACAGCGTTACGTCACTGTCCAGCGAGCCGAAACCAGAAACCGCGAACCCGGTTGTCTGCGCCTTGCTATCCCAGTCGTTAGCAAGCGCAATCGCCTTTGCCGCGTTCTCCGGTGTCGCGTTACCGATGTGCTGATACGCGGTAACGCGGGTGCCGCTACCCTCGATACGGCCCGGTGCAACGTTGATACGAACGGCGATACCGTCCTTTGTGCAATACGCGGTGATACGCGCGCGCCGCATGTCGCTGGTGTCGGCTGGAACCAGAAGCGAGAAGTAGCCGTTCTTCCAGTCGTTGAGCACAAGTAGAATCGACGCAACGGCGATACCCGTTGCTTTGCTCACCGTCTCGCACGCCGCTTGCAATGCCGTTTGAACTGCGTTCATTACCTTAAACCTCGTTACTGCCGTATCGTTTCGCGTTATTGCGTTACGACCGACAGCAACTACTGTAGCACGCTACGTGCCAACGTAGGGACTGTAGGAAACCGTAGGAAACCGTAGGAAACAAAACCGCTATAGCAACGTAGTCTGCCTGTAAGCAGACAAAAGGTTACTTTTTAACCCTAATACGGTATTACCTCGTTAGCAGGCTAACGACCGTTATATACACACAGTATTATATGTACGTTGCTACCTCGGTAACGTTAGCTCTGCCATATCGCCGTAACTGACGCAAACGTAAGCGTAACGCGATAGGGTCTAGAACGTGCGAGGTTTCGATATGAGCGGCGCGCAACGTCACCCGCTACTTACCTATTACCGGGTTCCCGTTCGTTAAACCTCGTCAAATTTACGTGTAACGTAACTCAGTAACTTACAGGCTTTTGGCGTAACGCCCTAATACCGCGTTATTACAATCTGCAATACCGTTATTACAATCTGTAATGTGCTTACGTTACTAGCAGGCTGCTACTTTTGTAACACCTTGCGGGGTAACGCCCTAATACGAGGTAACGCCCTAATACCGCGTGGCAAAGACCGTGCCATCCGCCTATCGTTCAGCTTCAAGCTCGGCCGTGGTCCGGGTCCATTTTCACCTTCCAAGTCTGGTTTCGGCCAGCTCTCCTTTTCGCCGTACTTCCATGGTCCTTCGTACTGTTCCAAATCCTACTGGGTTGGTCGGTATCCCTCGGTTCCTTCGGCGGAGACTCACAAGCTGCCGGCCGGCGGCTCGTTGATTTTCAATCCTGATTTCAGATTGGATGGGCGACCGACTGATCCGACCGACTGATCCGACCGACTAACATCATCCGGATTCCATCGCGATGGATGATCAGAGGGAAACCAGGACTGGTGCTGCGGACGAACCCATAATACATCGGATGGTTCTTAACCCATCTGACCCCGCGAAAATAGATGCTAGCATTTGGCATCCGCAGCAATCCGACCCTCACCCAAGGGTATACCCGATATAACCCGAGTTTATACCTTTTACGCCCCGCGCCGCTGGATTCCAGCGATGCGTTCTGGATCAGGATAGACGCGTTCTCGACGCTATCTAAACGTATAGAAACCGCGCGAACGCGGTAAAATAGCGTACCGGGCGCCCCGCGTTTGAAACCGCGCGGTTTAGCTCCAATTGATAATCAGAACGGGAGGTAATAATGACAACGACAAGAATAGTCAAGCTACGTGCAGATCGTGAGTTAACCAAACGTGGTGGGTATGGCGTGGATCGGCTGCTCCCAAGCAGAAATTCCAATGAAGCAGTGTATTGGAAGGACGGAGACAGCTACGTTGCTTCCAAGGATTCTCACGGTGACTACGTGATCTTCTCGATAACCGGCGTCGGTGAGATCCGTTGGGATGTACGACCCCTGGAGTGGCATCCCAGAAACCTCGACGTCATTGACTACTTCTTCGAGCGAGGCACCGAAGAGCGGGCGTAAGACGTTGCGTGGTGGATAGGTGCAGACTCCTATCTATCACGGAGCAATCTTGCTCCCTCACCGAAAGGTTCTGGTATGATCAAGGTCTACCATGGCAAAAACTTTGGGCAGATGGCGCTGAAACAGACTCAGTGGCCAGCCGATTACGAGCTGGTCGCGACAGTGAAAACCGACGATCTCGAGAAAGCGTTCGAGCTCACGAACCACATCAACAGTATCTGGATGCAGAATCCAGATGTGACCGCCGAGCCCGGACAGCACCGATCCACCTCAGTCGGCGACGTGATGGTGGACGAAAGCGCCAGAACGTGGCAGTGCGGGGATTTTGGATGGCGGGAGATCGCCTCCGTACAAGGAGATGCTTAGCCGTCAAGGATGTGGTGGATGCCAATCCTCTTGTGCCAAGGTCGGCTGCCGACGGAAGAAGCAGTGCAAGCGTTGCGAGAAGCCATACAGCTTTGATAACCATTCGGGGTTTTGCTGGTGGTGTTGGTTCCGATTTGTAAGGAGAAGTTAGATCCGAGGGATGCTGGATGGCCTGGATCTCGGGCCATCTGGTGTCCGTTAAACGACGCCCACCCAGGCTACATTTTTATTTTGCCGAGCGTAGTTCGCCGTTAGGAAAACGCCGAAGGCGCGGTAAAATAGCGTTACCGGGCGGCGCTTAAGTCGCCCGGTAAAAGGCGTAAAGGGTGGTTAAATCATGGTCGTAAAATTTATGGGTATCCCCGCCCCTCATTTCACGGCTAGGCTCAGCGTCGAGGAATACCGAGCTTATAAAGAAGACGAGCTCTTCCTCCAGCGCCAGGCAGCGTGGAACGCGAAGGCGGCAATTGAACTCAAGGAAAAACGGGAGCCTGAGTTCTGGTGGTGGCAAGATGAGAAGGGCGAGTGGGTAGGCAAATGCTCGGGTAAGAAGAACCCGACAACAGGCCTGCCGTGCGAGGCTACGATTAAGGCTGTTGGACTGGTCCACGTGGAAGGAAAGCGCGTGCGGAGTTCCGACGGCGTGATCAAGGTGAGCGACGAAGCCCACTACTGCATGGAATGTCGACCGCGGATCTTTGGACGGGTGAGCGGGCGACCGAGTCGCGGGATTCCAATGTGGGGTTCCGATAACGCCGATTACGAAGGCGAGGTTTAAAATGGATGTTCGAAAATTGAAAGCCTCGGGGCTGTACGTCGAGGCACATCAGAGTAGCGTCGCGAAAGAGCCGACGAACCTGGTGTGTGAGGCGTGCAATAAGACCCTCATGCAAATCCCGACCGGCGGGATGCTCTTCACCCAAACCCACGGCCGCTGCACCTGCAGCTGGGGCTGCTGCGAGACGGCCAAGCCGACGAATCGCCCGCATCCCCGACACCTCGGCCATCGTGTCGCTGCCCCGAAACTCCAGCCGGGCAAAATCCTGACCCGCAACCATGGGTTCGCGGACGACAAGAAGCACAATGCTGTGAGGAGTAGCGACTCCGGCATCAACTACATGTTCTTCACGAACTACGAATCGGTGAGTCTGACCGACCGTGAAATTCGCGCTCGCTGGTCCATCGCTGGTGGTGATCCCTATCGCCATCGTTGTTCTCACGAACACGATTGCTGCGCGTGCCACTTTCATTCCGAGATTCACATCGAGCGTCGTCGGCGATTCGTGGTTGTTACCCAATTCTGGGGCATTAACATTTAATTCGAGGTGGGCAAATGAAAATCCTGGTTGCACGATTCTGGAACAACGAACCAAGCAAGTGGCACGAGACTTATCGCGACGTCATTGGTCTTCGTCGTCTGTCTTCTCATCGTTGGGAAGTTCGTCGTAAGTCCACGACTTCATTAGGATTCGACGACACCATAGTTAGCGCCGACGAATGCGAGTTCGAGATGGTGGATGAGACCGCCAAGTGCTTCGTGTTCGATTCCACTGAAGAAGCATACGGTGCCTGCCAAACTCGCGACGACATCAAAAACGGCGACATGCTTGTCATCCCCTCCGAGCAGGTTGTTGGTCTCGCCGGAACATGGCCAGTGGCTGTGACGGATGAACACGGAGAATTGCACTTCGTCAATGGGGATGCAAATATTCGTCGATTGATGACCGACGTTAAGTGCTCGAAAGAGCAGGTCAATGCCGCCGTGCGCTTCGCCCAAAAGCACAACTGGATCGTTTCGTACCCGTTCCGCCAGGAGATTTGATCATGAGCCGAGCTATTGTCGCTCGATGCATCATTTGTGGGGACGTATACATGTTGACCATCCCCACCGGAATGACAAAACCGAATCCGTTCGTCTGCAAATCATGTAAGTCCAACCAGGGAGTTCAAAATGAAGAAACAAGTTCAGCGCACAACCAAGACGGTTGGCGTAGCTGATCCGACCGAAGTGATCAGCTACGTTGTCCGAGGGAATCTTCCCTTCAACGGACCATGGTACGAGCTCAAGCTTAGTGAGTTCCAGCAGATCGTCAGTGGGAGCTTTATATACAAGACGATAGAAGGTGAGATCATCAATGGCAGGACGCTGGACGAATTCGTCGCGAATCTCATCTTCGACGGGCTGGAAGCCGAGCACGAGCTCAAGGAGATCGAGCGGCGGGAGAACGATCCGACCGGCGAGTTTGCGGCGGCTGATCGGAAGATGGGGGATGCGACACCATAAGAGATGTCTGACGGCCGATTGACCGTAAATAGACCGCTAGAAAACCCCGCCCGCGTAGTAAAATACGCTTAAGGCGTAGCCTACCCTTGGAAAAAGCCGAATGTTCCTGAAAAGAGTGAGCAATAATAGACAAGGAGGTCACATGTCGGATGAATGGATCGGAAAACGCGTGAAGGTATTCGAGTTGGACGACGAGGGAGATCCAACCGAAGTGGTCGCGGCCATCGGAACGGTTCGCGACGCAGATGAGCACCACGGCTTGGGTATTGAGCCCGATGCCGAGTGGCTGAACAACGTTGTGGTCTACGGCGACGGACTTATGAGCGCCGAAACTCGAAGTGTTGAGGTGATTGACGAATAATGGACAAACAAGCGATCGCTTTTACATGGGTTCCTACTGCAAAAATCGCGCAGATTCAGGAGTTAATTTCGAATGCTTTAGTAGCAAATCCAGAACCATTGCAGGAAGGTGATGTAGTCGCGGCGCTGTTCTTTTTGATCCTTGGTACGTTGATGATGAGAACGATGGATGAGCAAACAAGGATAGCAGGAGCAACATTCCTCGAGCTCATATCTGATGTGTTTGAGCAGACCGGGTGTCACCATCAAGTACACGCAGGGCAGGAAAATCCCGAAACGAAGCATTGATATGAGAAAGATTGAACGTACATCGGACGGGTATTACCATCTCGCATTGACAAACAGGGAACTCGGCGCGCTGATACAACAGATCGACATCGAGCCAGAAGAACCAACTTCGGCTATGTACAGCAACGCAATTATTGCGGCTGAAATCATAGACGCCATCGCGGAAGCATACAAACCAAACGAGGAGGCCGTTGACGATGACGATCAACCCGCCTGATTGGTACTTCATCTACCTCAATCCAACCTTCGAGGAGGTTCAGAAACTCGCCGAGAGCATGTGGGATACATGCCGCATCATCAAACATGAGGATGATATCGTCATCGCATCTGGATTAGGGAACACACACGAATCAATGCTGAAGGCATACCGCACACATACACAGAATTTGCGAGCGATGCCGGAAGCTTACATTTTGTACCATCGTGGTGGGATCGCGTTCTTCAACCTCGAGGATTTGGGAGGGAGCAGAGCTGCTCGAGCCGCACGATGGGAGAGGTTCTTCTGCGACTTGCACATAAAAATGTTGAAAGATTTAATACGGGAGTCCGGGTACGCATTGTGAGGGTTTATGGGAGTTTGGGATGAAGGCGGTAAGTCGTGGGCTCGTCCAAAACCTGTTGCCGATCTGAGTAAAAGTGAGGGAACAGTTTTTGAAAACCAAAAAACTCTGAGTAAAAGTGAGGGGGAAGGTAGCAAAACCCAAAAAACTCTGAGTAAAAGTGAGGGGCAAAACCCGTTTCCAGCCTCGCCACTCACTTCCCCTCAGAAAGACTTACATATTTGTCAGCGATGTAAGCATATCTGGAGCTCCGATTTACACCCTAAACAGTGTCCAAAATGTCGTACCAGGCAGTGGAGTAAAGTCCTAAACGCCGAAGAATTGTTCCCTTCGCGTATCATTAATTTCAATAATGACGAGGATAATTAGGGAGTAGTTATGCGAATTGATCGTTCATATCTGTCCGCTACAAAACCACCCAAACACTTTTACATAGAGGCAAAATCTGTTGGCCTCGCTCGTGGGGACTGGCCAATGACTCTCGAAATCATTGAAAATGGCAAAGAAATCATGGTGTTCACTCGAGGTGAACCACATTATTGGCAAGAAGCATCGTTCCTTGGATACAATTACGCATCCGAAAAAGATGGCCAATTAGTGGTTCTTGCATACTGATTGGAGGTCTATGGGTGACAGAGACGAAGAGATTCGACAGCTGCAACGCGCGTTTGAAGCACCTACACCGGTCCACGGTGTCCACTGCCGGAGGTGTGACCATCGTTGGATTCCGCGCACTGAAAAGAAACCGCAAATGTGCCCTCGGTGTAAAAGTCGAGGGTGGGAGTCAAAACCTCGTAGGTAACATTCCCAAAACGTCATAGGTAAAATTGGCGGGACCAATGCTAGGTAAAACTGATAGGTAAACGAGTGTTTACTTAGCATAGGTAAGTCATGACACAGATTGGTTCAGAGTATACGAACGAATCATTCAGCCCGAAAGTGACGTAGGATATGAGTGAATCAGCAAGATTTGATGGTTCCATGTGCAAGGAATGAGGCATCCAAGACGACAGTTTCAGAGATGAAAAATCGAGGCATAGCTGTAGATTGTGTGCCATGCTATCGGATCGAATCAAGTCAGTTGCGAGTTCCATGATACTAAAATGAGGCATTGTGTGGGAAGGTCTCAGGTACGAAAATCGAGGCATATTATGTAAGAGTTCCAAGTAGAGTGATCGAGGCTTAGTGCCTAAGAGTCTCACATGTGAAGATCGAGACATGACTTTTGATGGTTGCAGAGAGGCTGGATTGAGTCATAGAAGAATGAAAGTTTCATCAAACTGGATCAAGAATAGACAGATAACACGTTGGTAACAAGCATTTAGATCGGCAATTTGGATCGAGAATGGAATTTTCAGGTATACATGGAGGATATACTTCGAGGTTTACCGCGAAACGGATCTTGGTGCCCGGTTTTACGGTCTCTATTTAGTATACCTTCTATCTAGTAAACCAGTATACTAGGTAAACCAGTAAATAAAGCCAGTAAAATAAAAAAGGCACGCCGGGTAAAAGTTTAAAGATATCGTTTTTCCGGTTTACTAGGTTTACCGGTGACAAAAATCCACACTGGGTTGGACCGGTGTCCGTTTTTGGACGGTAAACCGCCGGTTTACCCGGTTTACCCAATCCGACCGGTAAACCACTGGGGAGCTCGGTAAACCGCTTTTTTATCAACATTTACCGGTTTACCGGTTTACTTCAAGTCATTTTCAATACACCTTCTTTATCTCGAGTCTAATTCTATGCTCCTGAGTGCCCAATTCTTCTACGTCTGGAGGTATTATCAATGACTAACGATGAACTCATCACTCTTGCCAACACCGTTGAAATTCTCGAACACGGCTCGAAACAATTCGAAACGAGCGCCTCTCTCCATGAAACCCTAAACCCTCGTCCCTAGCCTCAGTCATCACTATCGTTAGTATCAGAATGAGCGAACTGATCCGGTTTGTGATTTGGATCCCATCCAAATCACAGAATCGGGTCACCCAGTAACACTCCGTGTTACTGGACTTCGTTGTACTGGATTAGTCATTTTCCGTGATAGTATCATGTATTAAGATCGAGTCAACTATCTCGAAAGTTCCAATGAAATAGAGCGAGTCATCTTCACCGAAAGTCACCTGTGGCATGTGCGAGTCATTCATCTCGAAAGTTCCACTGACCCGAGTCGCAGACTCGGGTCACCCAATAACACGGAGTGTTATTGGATTAGCCAAAGTGTCGAAGAGTACCAATGAATCGGAGCTGATCCGGTTTGTGATTTGGATCTCATCCAAATCACAGAATTGGGTCATCACTGCGTTGTAGTGGATCAGTCATTGCATAGGTGGGCACCACTAGTAGATAACGAGTCGTATGGACTGAAAGTTTCAACTGATCCGAGTCGCAGACTCGGGTCACCCACTACAACTGCGTTGTAGTGGGTCAGTCACCTAGTTCGATAGTTACAATGAAATAGATCGAGTCAACCGGAGTGAAAGTCACATATTAAATGTGAGAGTCATATCACAACTGATCCGGTTTGTGATTTAGATGTGATCCAAATCACAGAATCGGGTCACCCACTACAACTGCGTTGTAGTGGATCAGTCATAAGGGTTGATAGCAACATTGACTGATACGACTCAAACCGTAGTGTGAGTACCATGCTGGCAGATCCCCTGAACCAATATTGATCTAATCAATATTGGTTCAGTGGCACTTAAAAGAAATTTTTGCCCAAACTCATTTTCTACTTTTCTTGCCTTCCAATCCAAGCTATACTAAGAGTTACCAAAGCGGTAGGCTCGCCCCGAGACTATCGTGTATCCCGACGGGGATAGCACTTGGTGTTCTCTCCAGTTTCTCCCAAAGACTCTCGAAGAGAACGGATTGGGCTTGGTGATCTAAACGATTGTTCTCAAGTCGTTTAGATCATTCAAGTCTAGTGGGCCGAAGTAGTTGCTAGTCCCAATTATTTCGGCTCACCAATCCAAATTTCCAATTGAAACGAGTTAACTCGTTTCAATTAGCTCTTACACGGAGGACTACCGTGAACTGATCCGGTTTACGATTTGGATCTTATCCAAATCGTAGAATCGGGTCAACTGTTTTAATCTCATGACAACGGATTAAACCCTTGAATCCAGAACTTAATCCTCAACTCTCGAAAACCCGTTCTCCTCAAGAAATAGTAGATCGCTATATCGAACTAGGATTCAAGTTGGTCTTTTGGCCTCGAGATCTCGGAAAAGCGCCTTCCGATGCTCGCTGGCAACAGAAAGCCAATAATGGAGAATACACCGCAGACCAATATCACGAGGGGATGAATGTCGGCGTCCTACTTGGTGTCGAGATATCACCTGGGCGATTCTTGGTTGATGTCGATTTTGATTGGCCGATTCAAATGCAGTTGGCGGAGGTTCTTCTCCCTCAGACGTTATTAGAGTTTGGAAGAAGTAGCAAGGCGTGCTCGCACCTTTTCTATACGACATCGACTCTCCTCACCTCGAAAGCATTTAAGGATCCATTTAAGGCGGAGCGGGACAGAACGGGAACTGGATCTCTATCCAGTTCCTTATCTGGTCCGAAACAAAAGGCACCAGCAAACATAGTAGAATTTCGTTCCGCCAACGAAGACGGATCACTTGGTCATCAAACGGTCGTACCACCCAGTATTCATCCCAGCGGAGAGGCCATCACTCTCGATAGAGCACACCTGCTGTTCGAGCCATATGGTAGTATCGCGCATGACGTGAACAATACCCTGCCGCATAGAATCGCTCTCTATGCAGCAGCTTATCTCCTCTATGAAAGGTTCTCTAACGGAACCTTTCATCATCCCGTTCGTATGGCCGCAGCAGGCTTCTTCCTCAGCTGTGGATTATCGGAATCAGATGTCTATGCCATGAACGAGGCGCTTTCCCACGCATGTAACAATGACCGGAAAGATGCCAAATCATCTGTAACCTCAACAATCAAAAACTATAAGAAAGGGCGAGTCACTGGACGAACCACTCTAGCATCTATGATTGGGAAAGAGGGGAACAAAGTTCTTCTCGAAATTACCAAATTATTAGGTGGTTCTATGTTCGTTACTGATGCAAAAGACCGAATCAGTAACCAAAGTCAAGAAAATATTCGCGTGGCGCTCGATCTCATGGGTATTCAAATCGCTTTCAACGACTTCAGCCGTCAGTATGTTACTCGATACGAATCCCTACCTCACGCCCAAATGACAGACCAGATAATCAATCACCTCTGGCTGGAAGTCGATAGCACTTTTCATTTTAGACCATCTAAAGAATTCTTTCAATCTGTTGTCACAGATATCGCACATTCCAATACCTTCCACCCAGTTAAAGACTGGTTTGCTAATCTGGAACCTTGGGATCAAATCCCTCGATTGGATACTTGGCTCATTGATTGTGCGGGTGCTGCCGACACAGAGTACACTCGAGCAATCAGTTCTCTGTATATGATTGCGACAGTTCGTCGCATTATGCAACCAGGGTGCAAATTTGATGAAATCATAGTTCTCGAAGGAGAGCAAGGACAATTGAAAAGCACGGGGCTACGAACTCTGTGCCCTCGTGACGAATGGTATAGCGATGACTTCCCTCTCGATGCAGATGGCAAAATCATCATCGAAAGAACTAGTGGCAAATTAATGGTAGAGTGTGCTGATTTAGTTGGTATGAGGCACGCCAAAATTGAATCACAAAAGGCCATGATGTCTCGTGGCATAGATATTGCTCGCCTTTCCTATGAGAGGCATTCCGTCGAGGTCCCTCGAAAATTCACGGTCATAGCCACAACGAATTCTCACTCATATCTGAAAGACATGACTGGGAATCGACGATTTTGGCCTATCCGCGTGAAGAAGTTCGATATCGAACTTCTTCAATCCGTAAAGAATCAATTGTGGGCGGAAGCGGTAGCACGTGAGGCGAAAGGCGAATCCATTCGTCTTTCGCCTCATTTGTATCCAGTAGCTGCCCTTCAACAAGAACGCCGTCTCGAAGAAGATCCATGGGAAGAAGTCATCAAAGAGCATTTTCGCAAAGTGTATAAAGTCCGTACCTCACGAGGATCCTCGATTAAAGAAGAACTAAGATATCGTATCACATTCAACGAATTGTGGGATCTATTACAAATGCCAATCGAGCGAAGAACTACTCATGATCAGACTCGATTAAGCGCGATTATGACTCGTGCTGGCTTTCAAAAGGGCATGGTCAAACCAATAGACTTCACCGATAACCAAGGACTCACATTCTTCAAAAATACAGCAGCTAAGGGCTGGCGTTCGGACCCCAATGATCTCAAGGCCACCTCGAAAATAGAAGCATGGCTTAATAGAGATCTGGATCATCTTGGATTTGAATCGGATTTTGATTCAAATCCAGAATCAACCCCAGAATTAAATTTAATAGATCCAACGGACCCAGATGTGTCCTGACCACGAAGGTGTATATGAAATTTAGCGAATTCCTAGTAACATCCATATTTAGTATATTAGTCACTCTCGCAATATTGCTCTGGCTAGCTGTACACGATGATCTCTGTTTCCTCGATCACCAAGAACCAAGACAATGGCATTGTCTAGTGATTGAGCAACGATGATTCAAATGATGTTTAAAACGTCATTTTGAATCATGAAACTACCTAAAAACCACTGAACGGACCGTTATTAGACTCCAAAAAGACCTTTACTTATTCTTGGATGTATTTTATACTTGAATTTAGGTAATACGCGGCGTATCCAACTAGACGACCGAAATTCCTCGGTCGTCTAGTTGGTAACTAGAAAGGACACTCACATGCCCGGCAAGTACACTCGAGAGGCGAAATTCACTGGTTTCGACGGCGTTACCAAGATCCGGCTCTATGCCAACGAGGGCAAGAACGGATACAACCTCGGGACCACGATGAAAGAGCCGAACAAGAGGGCTACCACCGGAATGCAAGTCACGTTTCAAACCGAGGCAGAAGCGAACGCGGAGTTCGATCGTCGCGTCGCCGACGCGAAGGCAAAGGGCTACGCAACTCGTGGCGGAGGAACTGGCATGATTGGCAGACGATCTCGGTTCAACGAGCTGCCGACAGAGCCGGAGTGGAAGGGTGCTGCTGCGACTTCAGCTGGAATCGCTGGAATCGCGGGAACCGCGGTTCCACCTGCTGCTGCTGCAACCGACCAAGCACCGGAGCAGGAGAATTCGACTCCGTCGAATTCTACCGAAACACAGACGGAACCGGCTTCTCCGATTCCGGCTGCTGACTCCGTCGAAGAGGTCGAGCAACTGGTCACACAGACCGGCGAAGGCCGTGGCTCCAAGGGAGCGAGGCGGAATAGTAGATAACGATCTCTATCGTTATCTACTATTCCGAAACTAGGAGGGAGCCACTCGAAATGAGTGGCTCCTTTCCTTTTACCCTGTGACTTTATCTAGACCGTACTTTCCACCTTATCCCCGTATAAAATACGCTTACGGCGTAGCTTATTTTGAGCTACTGCGAACTCAGAGGTCAAAATGTTTGAGTACCTTACTCTCTCGGTTTCGCCAACTGGTAGACTGTTACTCTACGACTCCGACCTCGACGCTGAAGCGAATAGTCCTCTCAATCAGGTGTATTTTGCCTTGTACTTAACTCCCGCTCAGCAAACGGAGTTGGAACAAGCAAAACTAAAATCAGCAGAATTTCAGAAAAAGTCAACAGAATTTCAGAAACGAGTTCGACTCACAATCGACTACGTCGACGACCTAAACGTAGTTTCTTCAGGAGACCTACAACAGTATGTAGAAGAAGATGTAAAAACTCTTCTCTCGACACCCTCTGACAAAGTAGGGATTGAACTTTCCAGATTCGAAATTATTAATTCGACTGTCATCGAGTAACGATTCCAATTCGTAGAATTGGAATCTATGGTTAATCTATGAGCACACTTTACATCATCCGAGGTCTGCCTGGTTCGGGTAAATCCACTCTCGCACGCGAACTAAGCGACTACGTGTGTGAAGCGGACGAATTCTTTATGAATCAAAACGATGAATATCGTTTTGATCCAGCAAAACTACCTGAAGCTCACGCATACTGTCTTGGTGAGGTTGAGTCAGGAATGAAGGTCTCTATTGAAAAGATCGTTGTCTCAAACACCTTTTCCCAACGATGGGAATTTGCCAAATATCTTGATCTCGCAAATTTGTATAGATATTCCATTGTCGAAATCACACTCTCGGGTCCGCTCTTTCCAAACGTTCATGGTGTTCCACACGAGACAATAGAAATGATGAGAAATCAATGGGAACAATAAGGTGAATTCATGGCTCTCACAATTCAAATGATGCGGAACCACATCTCAAATCTTCTCCTCGATTACAACATTCACACAGGTGATGCAGCACTCTGTTTGCGAATGACTGGAGCAGATTTAAAGCTCGCAAAGGGAATGGCAAACTTTGAACACAGACATGTGTTCTTTCTTCCAATAGATAGTGATCGCGATTATTACGGCGCTTTACACGAAATTGGTCACATCGTGACAAACGATACGGCGCACTTTGATACGTACTCCCAAATACTCAGAAGAGCAATCTATGTAGCAAATCAAATTGACGATAAAGAGAAAAGGGAAATAGGAATCCAACTTTTAACCGAACTACGACTCACCTGTGAACAAGCAGCTATGGATTGGGCAAGACAAAATGCCCTCGAATGGACTGATGCAATGACAGACTACGCTGTGGAAAGTTACGCAACGCATTTACAAGCACTTTACAAGCCGATATTTGGCATTCTCATTCAAATTAGCTAAGGAGCCAAAGAATTTGATTAGATCAAATTATTTGATCTAATCAAATTCTTCGTAAACTATGTCACACGAACCATTCGGCAATCTTCGTTTTATCCACTCCAGTTGTGCTCCTAAACCCAACCCTGAGCTTCATCACTTTCCTCTCGAAGTTTACGTTGGTAAATCCGCCAAAATCGGATTTACCGTTCTGACCAATCCACCCGAACAAGAATATATGTGGATACAAGTCACTGGATTTCGAGATGGAAGTCGGATCCTAATCGGCATCCTCGATAACGATCCTATTCAATATGTCGGATTTCACTGTGGTGACCTAGTGGAATTTCAAGTCAACCGAATCATCACATTACTACCATAATGGCGATTCCGGTCTACGACTCAGAAGCTCAATCTTGGCATGACTGTCCAAGTGGAAATTGCCATGGTGCATTCTTTCACCTACGAGGTGTAGGTATGGTCTGCTCGACGTGGCTATTTATCCACCTCGGAACAAACATGTTCAGTGGATTCCACCTCGAAAAACTCGCTGCACGCGAATCGCTCAATGGCCGAATTCGAGAGGAAGGAATGGGTCTATGAAGATGTACATGTTGACTCAAGCCGATATGGACCGTCTATTACTCGCAATTGACCGCGATCCAGAACATGGTTCACAAGGTGGTTCTGCGGACTCATCCGTTAACGACCCGGGAAAACGGATGATCTACTCAGAAGCGCATCGATTCTATAACTATCAGGTGCGGAAGTGGATAGACGACGTATCTAAGTGATTCCAATTGATCATAAAATCAATTGGAATCAATAAGCAACACACGAGGAGCATACATGAAGACTACTCTAATCTTAGTAGTCACCGCGGTGGCTTGTGGTATCATATTAGCTGTTGCTGATATAGAATATCAACTACCCCAACCCAATCAATCTGGACCAATGATCCCTATCTGCGATACCAGTACAAAAGGATTTCGGATCACGCTCCGTCCTTTCGAGGGATCTTCAGATACTTGGTTGTGTGACGGAATGTTTTGGACAAAGGAGCCACAAAGATGATTCCATTTGAATCAGTAAAAGGCGAAATAACCTTCACTCACGAGGATGATCCCGTCGTAGACGGGATCAAAGGCACACAAAGAACGTTCGCTGTACAACGTATCCTCGAACACCTAAAACGTCCAAATCACGGATTTAAACTCTACTTGGTTCCAGTTGATAAAGATTTCGCAAACTGGATGCTAACCAATCGCGGACTTGAGCCACATCGACTTCTCCCTCTTATCGGTATCTGCTCCCTCGAACCAATAATTTTCTGTGCAGAAGAAGACGCCGAAAATTCTAACCTTCTAATTGACGGCAGTCATCGCTTCGTTGCTGCAGCGATACAAGAAAGCACTCATATTTTAGCATATGTCCTACCAAAGAGCTTCTGGTCTCAATACCTAGTCGCAGCACCCAAAATCGATATGATCAATTTGATGACAAGTCGCTCTGGACTATGATTCCAATCTATTGGAATCAGTAATCCAGACGTTTTTAGAGCGTATCTAGCTTAACGAAACCCGGCGGCGCGCGGTAAAATACCCTTACCGCGTAAAGCGCCTTACGGCGCTTTATTGATCCGATATGCTATCGGATCGAATAAGGGAGGCTGATATGCCGAGCTACTACGTAATGTGGACCGTGAAAGACTCGAACCCCGACGCCCCGCCCTTTAAAGGGCACCTCCTCGACAATCCCAACCTACGGCAAACGACTATTGAAACCGACTCTCCTGCTGGAGTCATCGAGGCCATCGAAGAGGGCAGCGGGCGTGCTGAGGGAGCGGTGGTCGTTCAGATCTCCGAGATGATCGATATCGACATGGCCGAAGCGCGCGCGGAATACGAAGCCGAACTGGCGTAACACTCTGAAGCCCGCGGTCCTCAAAGATCGTGGGCTTCACAATGAAACTAAGGATTAAATCATGAGTGAAACACAAATCGAAATTGTAAACAACTACCTCCGCCGCATTGATGAAACTCGCGTTCATGAGGTTCACCCAGCCGTGCGAGCGTTCCGCGACTGGTACGACAACACGTGGCACGGCGGCAAGCAGCCCTGCGAAGTGGAATTGGACACCATGTATGGCGAAGCCGTTGGGTCGCAGCGATACGCGGACATCGTGCCCGTTCTGTTCACGCTGCCTTCGGAGCGCGACGGGGTTCCGATTACCTACGAGGTGTACGATTCGGAGTCGAACGAACCGGAACTCACCAGTCTCCTGAGGGACTTCGACGGTGGATTCACGTTCACGCCAAAGTGGCGCGGCAAATACCTCGAAATCTACGGGCCGAAAGAGTATCACGAGGGTTTTACCCGTCCCTCTCGAACAGTGGTTCAATTGGACTGCCCGGAACCCGATACGCGGCCGATTGACCCGTTCGAGCGATTCACTGAGGCCGTTCGAGAACGACCTCCGGTAACTCTGCGTGGTGGCGCGTTGGCTTTCGCCTCTTTTTTCGGAGGTATTCTGACCGCGGTGTCGGAAGAAGACGACAAACCATCTCCGAATTCGATACTGGCGATTGGCCCGAACGGACTCACCTCGATTACGGAAATGGCAGAAGCCGACGACAGCGAGTATTCCGTGCTCACGGTGAGGGAAGAAGTCAATCCTGACACAGGAAAGACGACGGGACGATTGGCGCTCCACTGCGAACTTGGAGGCGTGGTCGACATGACCGGCGGTTGGTATTTGATGGTCTATCCGGCGTAACACTCTGAAGCCCGCGGTCCTCAGAGATCGCGGGCTTCACAATGAAACTGGAGTAATAATGAGAACCTGGCTTGTCACCATCTGCCCGCGCTGTAACTTCCAGACCTCCTCCGAGGGTTTGAGCTTGGAAGAGATGCAGAAAATTGGCGCGGCGCACAAATGCATCGACGGCGTCGCGACACAAATGCTCGAACCATTCGTCCGCAAGGTGTATGGTCCTGGAGAACGCAGCGGGCCGCGTCCCGAACACGTGCGGGAAATTCCCAAAAGGCGGCTTCACATCATGAGGAAACGATGCGAATCATGACCGACTTTACGTGTAGCCGATGCGGCTGGACAACTTCCAGTAACGGATTGGCTGTTGAGCAATTCGCCGCGATCTGGTTGTCCCACGTATGTCTAGATGGAATTCGACCAAACGTGTCGGATGGAACCATTGTAGCACGTGCGGTCCCCGGTCCGGGAGAACGACCTGGGCCGAGTGGTGGATCTGGGTTCGACTCAGATCCAAAACGGGAGGTCCAAATGGAACCACCACCGGCAAAATGCGCCAACTGTGGTGAACCCTGGCTTACCTGCCTTGGTGAATGTCAGGACAAAGAACCTCTCGAAAACTCTGACACGATTGAACTCCGCCGGGTTGGCCAAAGCGGCGCACTTCAGATGGCGGAACTCACAAAAAGGGAACTGGCAGATCTTCTACTCGACTGCCAACACGAACTACAACGCCGCCGTACTGGCGAATCGATAGGATAAACCGTGTGGTATGGCACAACTCCGACTACGTGCAATCTTTGCCATAACCGTTTTGGACAAATTGGGCCAAACTCGCAGAGTGAGGTCCAAAACATGATGATTTTCATCGATGGAAGAACAAAGGTAGGCATGTGGGCTATCATGTGCACCGATTGTCATGCCGAGTACGGGGTCGGTTTGGGAATTGGACGTGGACAAGCGTACTGGTTTGATACACTCCGGAAGGTGGTTCAATGAGTTCAGAACTGCTCTCGATGGACGAAGGAAAACGAAAAGCCCGCGTCTTCATGACCGTGTTGGAATCTCTAGCGGCCCTGCAAATCGAGATACAAGGTGAAAGCACAACAAATCCACGTCACGTCGCAATGGCCGACAAAATCCAGAAATTCACTGACTACCTCATGGACGAAGTCGCAGGCGGTTCCAAACCCGCAACAGATCGCAGCACTCTGTATAAAATGTTCGAAGTCGCCGACATAAAGTTTACCGAAACAAGTAATGCCATTATTGTTAAGCAGGGAATAGGACTGCGCAACTTCGGCGACGACGGTCTGCGGACAGAGTTCTAGTTCTCGAACAGTGGGTCACTGACAGGAATCGCAACTCTATTTCACAAATAAATTCGGAAGGTAGAATAAATCAAATATATAGAAAGCCGATACGGCAATGATAAAATCTGATCTAGCGCAGCTTGCATTCGAGCACTTTGGCCTAGTGCTTCCTTGCACACAAGCAGACTTAAAATCGGCCTTTCGCACCGCAGCGAAAAAACTTCATTCCGACATTGGTGGCACTGATAAAGACTTTGTCGAAATGAAACTGGTGTACGACAAACTTTGTAAGGAACCAGAAATCATCTCCCTCAACGAGGCTAAAGAGAAATACACAGAAGAGGGATTCCTCCTTTCGGAATTGGGACTTGGCCTCGGTAACGTGAATGGCCGCGACTGCGAGAACTGTTCTCGCAAAGGGTACATCACGATTCACAGGACAGTAGAAATCAAATGTGACCTTTGCAATGGTTTCCGATACATACACCAGTGTCGCGCATGCTTAAAGGGTGTATACACCAATCCTGTTGGAAGGAAAGTCCCGTGCAACCGTTGCAACGCGAAAGGATTCGCACCAGCTCCGCCAACCCGTATTTCTTCTTGGGGCTTGCCAATCCCACCATATGGAGCAGATATATGTTTTCAATGTTATGGATGTGGCACAATGCACCAGAAAACTGCCAAGGTGACACATCATCGTTGTGGTGACTGTAACGGCACCGGCGAAATCAAGATTTACAATCCCGTAATCATGAAAAGTGGACTGTACTCTCAAAAGCAGCGAAAGAAGATGAATGGCCAAAACAAATAAAGACGTACGTCGACTCAAAGCGGAAAAACGGCTGCTCGCAAAGCTGCCTTGCTTCACAACAGCACTTACGATGCCCGAACGTAGGTGCCTCCTCGACCTCGAACGACGCGGCGTCATCATGTATCGGGATGAGCAGTGGCACAAGAAATGAAGCTTTACTCTGCGACCCTCGTTGAACGAATGATTGCGCCTGATTGGCCTTTAGTCGCAGACGATGTACCTCTCGGAAAGGAGTACATTGTTGATGTTGACCGACTAAAAATGCAATACATTGTTAATATAAAAGATGGACGAAGCGTTAAACTTGGTTGCGTCTGGGTGGTGTCTCCTGGCCCAGGAGGTTGGTTACCTGGACGCGCTTTCGGTATGAAATTTCGTGGAGATGAAATCTAATGACTGAGATAAATCTCTTCGCAAGCGCCAAAATCGCGGGTCACGCGCTCTACGATTCGCACCGATCCGGCCTAATCTATCACAATACGACCCGAATCGTACATGCAAACCTCAACGAGTTCCCTCTCGAAATAGACGAGGACAAACTTGGTGAGGAAGAAGACGACCGTCTGTGGCCAATGGTAGACGATTTTGAATACCAGTTCATGCCATCCTCGAATACGGGAGTTGATGCAGCTGGTGAGTCAATTACGTCTCTTGTCCCTGACGTTGACGGAAATATCTACCTGTATAGTTCGGAGGCTGGTATTCGGGTAATTCACTCTCGAAACGATTATTTCCATCGAGATGGATTCCAATAGAGATTGGAATCCGACTGGAGTGCAAAGTGTCCTGCGAAGACTTTCCGTGCTGCGGACATAAACTTGGTGATTGCCCTACTAAAGACCACAGAGGTCGTCTCCGGTATCCGTGTGCCGTTTGTCGTCGTCCTTTGCCATTTAATTCCAAGAAAGCGATTTGCCGGCGTTGCTTGAAGCGTGAGTTTCAAAAGGTGTACGAATCCGGTCGTCCTGATCCATTCAGCAATTTTACCTAAGCCGATCGAGATGATGATAGATCATCGAGATCGGAGTAACTACTACTTTCATCTCCAGGAGAACAGACATGTACATGCTTATTGCGATTGAACGGACAGGACATCTCGGTCGGGATGACGAAAGCAGCCACTTCGACGTAGTTGAAGCGGATCTTTCGTTGCTTGGCACAAAAGGAGTCTTCTCGTGGACGGTGAAGCGGGTCCACAAAGAAGCTCCTTGCGTTTACGTGGCAGCATTTGCTGATGCAGCCACAGCAGAAGTTGTGAAAAACTACTTCGAAAGCTCCTATGATGTGGGCTCTTTTCTTGACGAGGTGAAAACGTTGCAGAGAAAAAATCGGCTTCGCGAAGAAAAGGGATTCACTTACGGCGACTTAGCGCGAAAACTCGCGACGTTGTCACGTGAACAGCTGGCTGCGAAAGTTACCATCGACGACGGCGAGGATTTGGTGCCAGCGAGTCTCGAATTCGCAGAGAACGATTTGGAAAACGTCAAGCCAAGTACTCCGTACTTCGTGGTAATTGACCTCGATAACATCGAGGATGAGAACCAGGATGTAGACGACAACGGATATTAAGATGGCAGAAGAACAAATAAAAAAGCCGGAGTATCTTACCACCTATGCACGAATCGTTAGGGTAATGCTCCCCGGAGATAAACTGCAGAGATTTCCTCTGCCGCGATACGGAGTACTGTTTCCAGTAACAGGAAATATCTGGATGGGCGCTAATGGTGAAGGATTTTCTTCCACAGCAATGGCTGTTCGTAACGCGCTTGATTCTGGATGTGCAGTCATCCAAGAATGGACACACGAGCCATGAACTTCAAAGTTGTTGTAGTCAACGCTGACGGCGATGAGGTTTTGTCTCTAATAACCTCTCGAACAGAAGTCGTACGAACAATTATGCGCCAATTTGACAAAAATGGCGCACAGGTAATTCTAGATCTGCACCTCGAAGGCCCAGAAGTCTACAAAGTGTTGTACAGCGGAGCACTGCGTGATATTGAAAGAAATACACCACCAGCTCCGCGCCCTCCGATTCAAGCGTTGATGGAAGACGTAGTTACACGCAATACACCACATCTTGTATCACCAATGACGTCGATGCCTAGAGCAGCATCGACGCCAGTAGAGGATACCTATTCAATGGGTGTGAAAGACATTGAATGCACCTCTTGTCATGGAACGTTTACTCTCCAAGAAGAAGAACGTTACCAACGATTTGTTACATGCCCTCACTGTGATGAAATGCTCGATAGTGAAAAATATCCAAAACAAGGAATGGCATGATTTCGACAAAACGTCGTTTAAGGAAATTAGCTCATGAATTAGAGCCAATTGCTCTTCAACTTATAAAAGAAGTTGAAGAGATCAATGGTATAGATTCACTTCTTGTAGATGCAAGCATTGTGCTCGCTGCATTCATGCAATCCATTATGGAGTTAATAGACGATGATAACATCAAACTTCTGCAAACCCAAAGCTTTCTCATGGGTTACTCCCAAAAAGTAATGAGTGAATTTCACAAGGTGTTAAAAGAGGCTCAAAGTGAATAAAACGTTTGCGACTGTGATGATTGAATCAGACGAAAACAGCGAATTGCCGCTTAAGAACAAATTTGTTAAAGAACTGATTGAAATCGCACTGAAGCAACTACCGGCGGAAAGATTTGGCATTAAAACTATCGAAGTCTATTCAATAGACGCTTCGGACACAGTAAACAGAGCTAACGAAACAATCAATACAGAACAATTGTACGAATCGTTGAAACCAATCATCCTCAAATTTCTTCATCAATGCCATGGATCTCTTGATCCAGGAACATCCTCTATCGCTGTAATTCTAACCAGTTTTATGGGAGATTTTGCGAAATATCTTGTCACACAAGATTTTTCGGTTCTCATGTCAAAAGCAGCTTTATTGGAAGCAATCGACGATACTCCTATCAAGGATATGATTCAATGAACAAAGAATACACTGTCATCGCCAAACTGATCGTTAATTCGGAGAATCTCAACTCGCCCTCCCTCGATGACATGAAAATTGCTATCGAGGATGCGATTTCAACTCCAGATAACGAACTGCACGGAATTCGTGGAATCAGCGTCAAAGGTACAGAACTTTTGTTTCCAAATCATATCCAACCGGATTCTCCGGAAGCGACGCTACTGCCATTGGTTCATCTCTATCACGACCTCGAACCAATTGTTAATAAATATGCATCAGTAGAACAGGCTCTCAAAACTACTGACGCAGGACACGCAGCTGCTGCTGTAATTCTCAATTCTCTCATGGCTGGATTAGTGGCGAACACACTCATGGGAGATAGCGATCTTCTTAGAAAGATGGCTTTAATGACTGGACTGCTCATCTCTGAGAGTAGACCTAGAAAAATGGAGAGTTAGATCATGTTTTGGTTCATTTGGATATGGCTTATAGCTGGAATTATTTTCAATATTTGGGCATTAGCTGGTTCCAAAAAGCAATGGCTTTGGACAACATTGGCTTTTGCAGTAATTTTCTGGCCAGTAGGAGCCATACTAACAATTTATTGGTTTATCGAGGATACATACAGGAGTTATCATGAAAATAAATGAATGGATTAAAATGAATGTGACCGCTGTGAAATTGTTGAAACCACTTTTGGATCCAAAAGTTGTTCCAACAGCTCCACAATTTGGACCTCCAATCGTAGATCCATTCAAAAAATGTCTCGTTTGTCAAAAGGATTTTGTAAACGATCAAGATCCTGACACAATTCTCTGCTCTCGATGTGAAGATTTATATTTTGGGAGAGATCATGCCCAACAATACGATTGATAAAGACGGTCCGTGGCCAATTACATCAAGTAAGGGCGACAAAGAATATCTAGTCTATCGAAAAAATTCTGGGCGACTCGCTTGTCCTTGTACTGGTTATCATTATCGTAGCAAATGCTGGCATATACCCGAAGCAATCAAGAAATACGGGCTTGAGGAAAATGTGGGGCCATTACCCCTCTTCCTCGCTGCGTGCAACTACCAACTCAAAGGCTACTGTGTAATCCCGATCTTTCCTGGCGAGAAGAGACCAATGGTAAATTGGAAAACTTATCTCGAAGAGAAAATGTTTCCAACCATTAGTGATTTAGCAGACTGGTGGACCGTAACACCAGATGCAAACGTTGGTATTCTTCTCGGAAAGAATTCGAACGGATTCTTTCCATTATGCCTCGATTTGGATGGTGGAGAAGAAGCGGAAAAGCTTCTGGAAGAAAGCGGAGTCTTTCTTCCATCAGATGCACCTAGATCAAAAACACCAAATGGATATCATGTTTTTATTTCAGCTCCGAGACGAATACCGGACCAGATAGGTGTCTTAAGGTCTTCATCACCTCGACAAGATGGATCCCTTACTCCAGGTGGAAATCCACGATATGCACAAATCGACGTCCGCGGTGCAGGTGTAATTGTTTTACCACCATCGGTTCATCCAAGTGGAGATGTATACTCTTGGAGCAGTGAACTCACAGACGGACCGCCACCTGCAGCACCTCAATCCCTTCTCAAACTGATTGGATAATAACCATGACACATCCTACAACTTTGGAATCCACCGAGAAATTACGAATGCTACTCGAAATAATGGAGGTCTCACTAAGTGAGCATCCACAAGAAATTCGAGAAAATATGATAATGGCAATTAAAATCCAGGCACTAACCACCGCTTTAGCAACAATAGGCGGTGCTCTGCATACAGTAAACCATCATACGGATGATCCAAACGTTTGTGTAAGAGGTGGATGTCATCATATTCGTGAACTACTCAAAGTCGTAGGAGATCCAGATGTTACTCTGCCACCGTTGTCACGACATAACTAAACACGAATCAACTCAACTCCGGAGTTATGGACCGTGTGAAGGCTGTGGGCGCAAAAAAGATTGCTTAGAATGTCGCAATCCTCAATGTCTTGCACCTCCCAAACCAAAACGAATTCGTAAAAGATACGAATTCAAAATTCATGACAATCTATGAAGCGTCCGCATGATCGAGAACTCGTCAAAATCAATCCCCTTCTAGCAGCTTGGGAGCATTTTAGTCTCTGCCCATTTTGCCGAAATCCGTATGGTTATCGTGTCACAACTTGTGAAGATTGTTGTGGATGTGGATTGAATCTCGCAACATATCCAAATATACTTAATTCTTGGATGGCAAGGAGAAAATTTGTACATCGCTATGCATTTGCTGTACCAAATCCAGAAGCATTGACAGCTATTGCTAAATACTCACCCATAATTGAACTTGGTGCTGGTCGAGGATATTGGGCATTACTCTTAAACAGAGACTATAAAACAGATATCGTGGCTTACGATAGTGATCCACCTCGATTTGGTAACAACGTTTGGTTTTCTACACCTAAAAGGGAATTTTATCCGATCTTATCAGGTAATGTTTCTAGTCTTCTAAAACATAAAGACAGAACATTATTCATGTGTTGGCCATATATGAATGATATGGCATTTAAAGCATTACAGTTATATCGAGGAGATACAGTTATCTACGTAGGCGAATCTAGTGGTGGCTGTACTGCGACTGAAGAATTCTTTGTTACTTTATCCGAATCATGGAATATTGTAGAAGAAATAGCCATACCACAATGGCATGGTATGCATGATCGTCTAACAATCTTTTCGAGGAAATAACACATGTTAACACCAGAAGATGAAATTTTCCTTAAAGAAATTGGTGATTGGGAAGGAGATGATCCAGTAGAATTTGGAACTCTGATCATGAATTACTGGGGTAATCTTGATCGTTCTGAAAGAACTTCTCGAGCATACATGTATTTACATATTGGTATGATGGTTGGTACCATGATGAAAATGCGCCGGCATCATATCAATCAGCTCGAAATTTTAAATCAAAAACTTCGTGAGCAAGTCGAAAAACTGGAACGATTTACGGGACAAAATGTTGATTCTAACGAATGGCGTCTATCTTCCACTAGTTGTCCGGATTGCCATGAACAAACTCTTCAAATCCGGGAACATATTCACAAGAATAAATACGTGATGTACGAAGTTGTCTGTTCTCGATTAGAGTGTGGTTATTCACAACACGTGAAAGTTGGAGACGACATCAGTTTTCACTGAAGGGTATACCCCCGTATACCCCAAAAACTACCTTTTACGCTACGCGCGGGGAGGGAAGATGATTCATAGTGTTGCATACAATTTCATTGGACAATTTGTCACTGAATTTGATGTCAGTGCAGAAAAACCACCACAGTATATTTCTTGGAAACGAAGATATTTTCATCTAAGTGTCTTCGTATCCGAAGAAGGACACCGTATTTACCACGAAATTGAAATTGTAACCATTCCAGACAAATAAGGAGCTGATTAAAATGACTACGTCATTTTAATCAGAAGCATTATGCCAGAAATGATGTGTAATTCTAAAAAATGTACCAACGGAAAAGTTGATGATCGATTCCGTTTTCAGGAAAATCCAGAAAGATTCCTCCAAGGAACTTGGCAAAAACACGAGTACGTTTCTTCCAAACTCGATAAAGTAAATGGTTGGAAAGTAGATGGTATTCGCACACAGGGAGGTTGTCGAGATTCCAGAGCTGACTACCGCACAGTAAGATGTCTAAACTGTGGAAGGGTAAGCACATGGGATTTTGCAAAGGATTAATATGGCTCTGTTAATTCGTGCGGATGGTCGAGAAGAAATTGTAAGGCCAGCAAATGGCAAGAAATTCACACTCAAAGAACTACAAACTCATGTTGGTGGATATATAGAACTCATGCCCGGAATGCCCTTCCAAATGCTCGTTGATGAGGAAGGATCGCTAAAAAGAAAACCGTATAATGCGAAGGCAACGGAAATGGTTCTCAGACTTCTCGAAGGGAAACGATTACGCTACATACCACAACTGGTTGGCGATGTCTTGATCCTCGATAACAGCGAACGTATGACTAGTGAGGACTAATGATTATTAAATATCAAGAAAAAGATGAGTGGTTTCTTGCTGTTACAAACAATAAACGAGCCTATGGATCTTCCGCTACAGAAGTCACAGTCTTTGATGAATTAGTTACTGTGGAAAGTTTGGCAGAGCTTTGGGCATCCCAACTTGAAGGTGCTAATTTTCATTCTATGATGTCGCTACCGGAAAATTTCGTTGCAATTTTGCATAAGCATAATGTGCTATCTCCTACAATCAAAGATATACTATTCGAGATAGTGAACACAGGATGTTGGATACCATGAAATTTTTACTTCTCGGATGAGAAATAATTATGGATCATAAATACTGGAAAGATGGCGACTACGTCAAAGTGACCCAATTACCTGTTTCGATTGGTTTATTTGATGAGAATCTCGAACAACGAGTTACTCTGATTGGGCATATTGGGATAATTATATCAATTAACCTAGAAACAGATCACGATTTAAAAACAACAACGAAATCTGTAGAAGTTGGTTTTCACGGTGGTGACGGATGGGACACGATAGAAAGAGTATTTCAAGTAGATGAATTGACCTTTGTGTGCCGACCTATCAAGAAATTTGATATGTGGTACCAATACAATTGTTAAAGTTCAGATTAATTTGATCTTGATTAGATCAAATCAATCTGTTATTAGACGCCGTCTAGACCGTAGGTTCTACCGGCTTCCAAAGCCTTCCCGTAGTAAAATACGCCTACGGCGTATACCGCCCGGCGCTAAAAACCATATTTCGAGAAGGTTAATTCATGCCAATCGCGAAAAAGACCTACCCGACTACAGAAATGGGGGACGCAGAATTCTTCGCAGACATGCACTACGACAACCTAGTCTTTGATCATCTTGCTGGACGTTGGATGTATTTTGACGGCCAGCACTGGCTCCAGCAAAAGACCGGTGAAATTCACCGGATGATGATCGAAACTATCCGGACTCGGCAGCAAATTGCCGAAATGACGGAGGATGACGCTTTACTAAAATGGGCAATGAAAGGAGAATCACGAAGCCGACAAAACAACGCCCTCTGGCTCGCTCGAAACATCAAACCGCTAGCAATTACCGGTGAAAAACTCTGGGATTGGGATTCCTCAGTGTTTGGAGTTTCCAATGGGGTTGTCGATTTACACAGCGGCGAACTCCGACACGGACGGCCAAGTGACCATATCACGCGTGTATCTCCTCTCACCTACGACCCAACAATTGACACAACGAACTGGGAAAAATTCGTTCTCGATGTAAGTAATGGTGACGAGGAGTTAGCCAATTACATGCAATTGATTTTTGGCTACTGCTTGACCGGAGAGGTTAGCGAGCAGATTTTCTGGATTTTCTACGGCGGCGGAGCGAACGGCAAAAGTACGTTGATTGAAATGATGCTGAAGCGCGTAATGCCCCAGCATTCCTGGACAATTGATTTCCCGGGCGATGACTGGTCTGCCGCGTTGAGTAACTATGTGCGAGCCCAGTTGGTTGGACGGCGGTTGGTCATTTCGAACGAAACGGAACGCGCCAAACGATTGAGCGCGAAATTAATCAAGTCATTCACCGGCAGCGATACGATAGCCGCCCGCCACCCATATGGCCGTCCGTTCAACTTCGAACCGGCCGCGAAATTCATTCTCATCGTCAATCACGAACCGGTAATCGACGATGATACTTACGCTATGTGGCGTCGTGTTCGAGAGGTTCCCTTCCTTCGTACGTTTCCAGTCAACAAAGATTTCGCACTTAATCTTCGACGGAATGAAGCCCGAGCGGCTCTGGCATGGGCGGTTCGCGGAGCAATGAAATATTACCGAGAAGGATTTACCACGCCGCAATCCGTAATCACGGCGACAAACAACTATCGGAAATCGTTGAACAGCGTGACACGGTTCATCGAGGATAGGTGTGTGATTGATCCGAACGCGCGAGTTGGAGTATTGCCAATGTACCAAGCATTGAACGCTTGGTACGATGAACGATCTGCGCCACCTCATGAACGAATGACAATGCGAGCGTTTCAGGAACATATGGGTCGGGATGATCGATTCTTTAAAATGGACGGAAAGGGGCGTGGCGAACAAGGACGACAATTCTATCACGGTATTGGTTTAGGTCCAACGACGGCAATTACGCCGAAACCAACCGAAACAAGTGGAACTGCAGAAACAACTCATTAAATAGGGAGAACAAATTCAAAGAATTTGTTCTAAAAATTATGAAAATTGCTATTGCCCGAAAAAAGGTGGAGAAATCCCTCGAAAAGTGGCGCCAAAATTTGGTAGTACCATTTGGTGAATCAACACCAGTCTTTGAATTACCAAAAGCAACTGGTTTTGGAAATACCGTCACTCTTAATACACAAACAACACCCAAATCCTTCCTCACCCACCTCCTCGATGACGAAGATACGCTGACCGAAAAACAGCGAGCCGCGCTTCATCTAGCGATTCATGACGCTCCAACGTCTATTGATATGGTTTGCACTAAACCAAATGATGTCCATACGATGGTTTCTGGATTGAAACTAAAGGGCGGTTACAACGCTGAAATCGAATTAAATGGGCGGTGGTATTTGATAAAAATCACCAGCACCTATCAACCTGCTCGTGAAAGAGCAGAACCATATACCAATATCCAAATGGCAATCCGCATTTGTGATATTATGATAACACGAACAGCTGTTGTCACAGAAGAACTATTTCAAGATGATGCAGGTGAGCCAATTGGACTGACTGGTGCTGACATCTTACGAACATTTGGCCTTCGACGCGTACAACAGAATCTTTTAGACTACGAAGATAAATGTAGTCAAGCACGTCGATTTGTTGATAATGACGGAAAATTGGTTGGAGTGAAGAATTCCGTTCTCATTCCTGAAAAACAGAATTACTCGCTAAATGTAACCGAAGTAGATCTTGGTACACCAACTTCTATTAAGAAGGCAGTGCTCGACCACGAGTTAGAAACTGAGAGAAATCTCACACGTTTAGTAGACGAGTTGTTCCTGCCCTTTGTTCGTGCATTTAGTCTAGATCTAAAGAAATGGGTCTACATCGATGTTGAAGACATTACAGAATATGAGTTTGATGCAAATGCATTAAATTGGTTGGTTTTACCACCCAAAGAAAAATCACTACTGAGCAAATTGTTTACCTCCGCTCGAGGTAAGATGTTTGGTGACGTACTGACTGATAAACACGGCGGTATGATCATTCTTGCCAACGGGAAAACTGGTGTTGGTAAAACACTTTCAGCAGAAATATTTGCTGAAATGACGAAAGCGCCACTCTACATCATGGAGATGGCTGAGCTTGGAATAAGCATCGAACATATCGAATATAATCTCAACCTCATATTCCGTCGGGTGACTCGATGGAATGCCATTTTACTCATGGACGAAGCGGATGTTTTCCTCGCTGAACGGGATACCGATCTGACACGAAGTGTCATCGTTGGAATTTTCCTTCGATTGATGGATTACTACCACGGCTTACTCTTCCTCACTTCGAATAGAGCCGAAGTGATTGACTCAGCGTTTAAATCGAGGATTACGATTCGGATTGACTATCCAGAGCTTGACCAAGCAAGTCGTCGAGAGATTTGGAAAGTAATGTTACATCACGCCGGATTACGACCGATCATATCTGCTGATCGAACCGTGAGTCAAGAAAATTTAGATCTGGATGAAATTTCCCAGATTGAACTCAATGGTCGTCAAATTCGAAACATGACTCGGTTAGTCAAAGTTTTGTTTGATGGCGAAGTAACGACGAAAGATATCGTCGAAACGTGTCAATTTGCGTGCAAATGAGGTCCTTGTGAAATGGCCACGAGGTAAGTACAACGGAGAACGTATCGCAGGTTTTGAAATCAAGATCATCTTTGACATCTTTCGGTGGAGGCTTCACTGGCCCAATCTAAAGTATGGTACTTGCTTGTGGCTTGGACCATTTCGGATCTTTTTAGCCGCTTCATATCATCAACCAATTTGGCGAGCGAAAGAATCAAATGATACCAAATGAACGAACGGTGAGCATTGAAATTACGGATAACGACGTCAAAGAAGCAGTACGTTTGAAGTCATCTGCTTGCTTCTATACAGTAACCATTCTACATGCGTTAGGTGGTGGTTCTGATTCAGGAGAATGGTGGCTGGCCACTAACTTCACTCTGAAAGACCTTGTCGAAAAAGCAATTGAACAGAAGATTGACTTTACTGGAATTGTTAATCTTGATAATGTTCCAGTTGAATCCTCGATGAAATATCTACACGCAATCGGAAAGATCACAGATACAGAGCTGAAGTACTGGTGGCGAGGCGTGAAGAACGGTACTATCGAGCCAGATGGTACCATAGTGAAGTGAAACTGTTCGCGCGCGGGCCCGCGTAAATAACGCGGGCGAAAAGGCGGATTGAAATGACTAGACCATTTCAATCAGAAGTTAGGAGATACTGATGCAACGTCTTTCACTTCATATTTCATCGTGGCGTGGGACTGAAGGAAAAGGCATTACGATTTCAATTCTAGATGCAGTGAACGGTGATTTAATCATACATGGAGAAGTAACTCCAGAAAATCTAGGCCAACTATTTATTGGTGGAGGGGCAGAAATTCTTGTTAATCGAGCCTTTCCCAAAAGACTGAAAGGAAAGTGATGGAAATTCCACCACCCTGTCCATGTGGAAAATCGTGGGATATTCTCTCAAACTTTTCGAATACGATTCGAGAGTTAATCGAGGATATCGTTCAAGAACATGGTCTTCTCGTTCCTATGAAAGTTTATTCTGGATTAAAATCACGAACATTTATGGTCTCTCGGAGATGCATCGCGTTTCACGGAATTACGGGACCACAACTACTTTCGGGTAACTCTGGGTTCGAGGAGATTCCAAATGGGCGTGATAACTAATCGAGAGTTGCAAAAGCATATAAAGAAACTCAACGAAGAATTATTGTATACGCTTTCGGATCTAAATGAACTCGAAGGAGTTCTAAAGGATTTGCCTCCTAGCGACATCACTGCAAACACCAGAAAACAACTTCATAAGTTGAACCAAACTTTAACACTTGTTGGAGATCATATTATCTTGTCTGATCTAGCAGACTATAAGGTGTTCTTAATGCAGAATGAACGTACAAAATTACGCGGCGACGCTATTTAGACGTTTAACGACGTTTAAAAACGCGGTAAAATACCTTAGCGCGGCGGTAGCGCGGAAGCGTAAATTCTAACTTCGAGAAGGTGGCAAATGACGCTCGATTTAAAAACGTTTGAGTTTGTCTGGTCCTTTGGACTTGGCGGCGAAAAACATCATTCTCGTGAGATGGCAGAAACTCTCGAAGATGCTCGAACGAACGTCGATCGCAGACTAAACGACCCTCGTGTACTCTGGCTCGAAGCTTTTGAGGTGACACCGGAATTGCTTGCTAAGGAAGCCGCAAAAGAAAAGACACAGCAAGATGAGATCATTTGGCGATATGCCCAACAGATAACAATCTTCGCGAAAAACCCGCTTCCACATCCCGCCGTTCGCGCCCACCTCGATTGGATTCACAAGGTTTACCACACAGATCAATCATTTGAGGAAAAATCACACGAAGAGCAATACCAAGAGGCGATGGATCTTCCAAATCACATTGACCTGATTCCGTACCTCAATCAACTGCCAGATAACTGTGAGTACGCGATCTACGATCCGGAATCGAGCAGCGTTGTCAATTCGCAAGATCCCAAACCAAGCGAAGATCCATTTGCTCTCTTTAGTGAGACCATCGGTTTTTTCCACTGGTTCCAGCGCGACTATTTGGTCGATAAGTTTGGTAATCTATCCGCCGAATATGGGATCGTTTGGTTAGTTTCGAATCCTCAAACCCAGCAACTTGCGTTGAAATACGAGCTTAACGGGTGTGAAATGAGCGCGGGAATTAACTGCCTCGTCTACCCGAAACCAAATCTGTAAGACCGTAGGAGTCGTGTAAGATGTCAATCGCAGTCACTCATCCAGCAATACCGGTCTATTTAAACCGAGTGAGTGAGGATCCTCTTTCTCGAATGAGTCTCTCGTACAACTACGCTGGACCAATCGAGTATTTGAAGCAACTTCCTGAGAACGAGTTCTATATCGTTCTGGATCCGCGCTTCTTAAATCTGCAAAAAGACGAAGACATCGAGTTTGACATTTGGCTGGAGGGCCTCCACGGTTTGGAAGCCAAATGGCATAACGAAAACGCGATTAGCGGGTGCAAGATGAGCCTGAATTCAATGACGGATCAACTTGGGCTTTACATCTACCCGCCTTTACTAGAGGAGCAATTCAAACGGCGATTTGAGCTACCGGCACCAGGATTTTTTGTAATACCAACGTAGCACTTGGAAGCAAATGATCTGATCATTTGCTTCCAATGAAACTACGAGCGGGCCTAAGCGCCGGTAAAGGACCTACCCGGTAGGCCAGTCGTTTCCGCAGAGTTTAGTTACGGGCCACCAGTCCAGGCTGGGCGTCCGCAAAAGATTAGCAGTAGGTTAGGGTAGCCTACGCTAAAAGAACCGCCCCTGGCGGCAATAGGAGGTACGAGAGATGAAATGAGTATGGAAGAAAGCTTGTTGAGGGAATTCGTCAAGAGTCCGCAATTTCAACGCATCTGTAAAGAACTGGGGATCACATCAAGCATGGCAAAGTCAATCTCTGCCGAAAGGGCCAAAAAGAAGGCCGACGACGAACTCACACCGGACGACTTTCCAGACACAAGAATCGAACGGCGCGGGCAGCACATCATCGTGCCCGAACTCATGCCGTACCGTGTCGCGGTCAGTTGGATGGAACGGCACATCGAGCAGGAGGAAACGTACACTTCCATCAACGAACCCGTTCATGCGTACCCACTCGAAGGGGCGCACGCGTTCGCGCAAGCGTTGGCCGAGATCTACGGCTTCACGCAGATGGTTCCAACGTTCGGGTTCTTCGGCGACAATCCACCGGGAATGATTCGCGTGCAGACCGGCGTGGACACCTTCGTCGAAGTCCCATGGGGAGCCATGATTGTCCCCGAAATCGAAGGGCGACTTGCCACCGGCGTCACACGTCTCCACGGTCGGCCGGTCTTCCAAATCACCGGGCAAGTCAAGCACAAGCATCTCCACAAGGTCAAGGAAATCGCGGATCTCACGCGTCGCAACGTCCTCACCAAGTCGATCTACAAGGGCCAGGCGCTCCGGATGAAGTTCCCCGACTATTCGGCGGAGAACTTCGATCCCAGCACGGACGCACCGAAGTTCGTCGATGTTCGTGACGTGGACACGACGGCGTTGATCTTCGGGAAAACGGTGCAAGACCAGATCGATGTTTCCATCTTCACGCCAATCCTCAAAACCGCGCTTTGCAAGGCAAATGGCATACCTCTCAAACGCGGCATTCTTCTCCACGGCAAGTGGGGTGTTGGAAAGACTCTGACGGCCCACGTCGCCGCGGCGTTGTGTGTGCAAAACGGTTGGACGTTCATCTATCTCGAACAAACCGATCAACTCGCGCGGGCAATCGAGTTCGCGCGGCCGTACGACGGCGAGGTGATGATTTTTGGTGAAGATTTCGACCGTATCGCCGAAAAGCGAACGGACATTCTCAATCACTTGCTCAATACGATCGATGGTGTCGACAGCAAGAAGTCGAATATCATGGTCGTACTGACAACGAACGCTCTCGAGAATATCGATGCCAGCAGCTTGCGACCTGGTCGACTGGACGCGATCATTGAGGTGACTCCACCCGACGCGGACGCCGCGATTCGTCTGGTTCGGAGGTACGCCGGCAATCTGTTGCCGGTGGACGTTGATCTCGCTGATGTCGGGACAACGTTGAATGGCATGATTCCGGCGGTCATCCGAGAGGTGGTCGAACGGTCCAAGCTGGCAGCGATTCATCGGTTGGAAGACGGTGACATGCTCGCGCTCGAAGCGGACGACTTGCTCATCGCGGCGAAGGGCATGGCGGCACACCTCGAACTCCTCGAACCGGAGGAAGAGGACGAACGAAGCGACTTCGAGAAAGGGATGGAGAACGCGGCGGAAATCATTCGCGACGGAATCGCCGACGCGTTGGCTTACGGCAGCAACGGCGAGCACGCCGAGCGGCTCGCTCGTCAACGGGAAGCAGTGAAGGGATAGGAGCCGGTTGAACCCAGCCACCGTAAGGTGGCTGGGTTCATTCGGATAGAAACATAGTAAGTCCCACCACCAAACCTGCTAGAACGACGGTAGATCGCGGTTAAAAGACGTTTTTAGATTTACCGTCCCGTAGTAAAATACCCTTAGCGGCGGGGTTTACTACGCGGCTATTATTGGAGTTAATCTTGGCTGAAAATACCGACAGAGACCTCGCATATATTTCTAACCCGAATTTGTGGGTTCATATTTGGTGCCCGCTAAAACGTTACAAAAATCGTAATTTGGAAATTGCCTACATGATAGGCGACGGACCAATTATCCGTCACGGCAATATGTACAACTCAAATCCATCCGATCGGAAGGAACCATTTGAGTCGTATGCTGCGATTCTCGAAGCTGGTTGGCGAGTTGATTAAACGAGGTTAAATTATGGACAGACGTGATCGTAATCTGCAGTGGTACAGTTCGTTCAACGAAAAAAAGATGGTCGTTACCGTCTCAACTGATGAGGACCGAGAAATTCCTGTTCGGTTCGAAGTTTGCGGAACTTGCGAAGGTAAAGGGACCCATGTCCATCCTGGCGTTGATTCTCACGGTCTGACTCAATCGGACTTTGATGAAGATCCCGACTTCCGCGAAGACTACTTCCATGGCAAGTACGATGTCGTCTGTAACGAGTGCAAGGGACGGCGTGTGGTTCCTGTTCCAGATGAAGAACGGGCGACGGCAGAGGACATCAAATTCGTGAATGACAAAATCGAAGCCGACGGACGCTACGAAGCGGAATGCGAAGCAGAAAGGAGAATGGGCGCATGATCGAAGGGGCTCTGTACGAGCGAATTCTACCGGATGGGCGTTGCATCAACGTGATTCCGCTGACTTACCAGCGAGCACGGCTTGTGATTTCGCTTACAGCGAAATCACCGACATACGAAGACGGATATTGATATCCGTCTGTACCTGCCGCGGTCGTGGCAGCTCAGCGTTGGGACGGAATTCGAGAACCACTCGAAGGTTGGGTTCGACATCTAAATTCTGGACGACGACGTCCGAACGGTAAACCCGATAGCGAATACATAGCGTGAACAATGGATATCACAAATATTGGCTTGGCCGCTGTCACACCCTCGCCAAACGTAGCAAAGGTTATGAGTGACGTCACAGAAGCATTACGTCATCATAGCGGTCAGATGATGACATCTGAGATGTTAGCCGGACTCATGATGGTCATGATGGGAATGGTTAAGGAGTTGCCATCAGAACAGATGGTATACATGACCTCCATGTCCTTTGCCAAACTTCTATTTCTGACGTTCAAAGCAGCAGAATGTTCTTGTGACATGATTCCTCTAACTCCTGGTACGGCAAAAGAATCGTGAGGTGACTCTAATCCAAATAAGAGCAGACGTAAGATAAACCTTTAACCAATAGGAGTGTGTATGTCAATCCATATCCAGGTCGAGAGTGACGTCATCGCAAACGCGGTTCAAAAGGAAAGCCGGCACTGCATGATTGCCGACGCCATCCACAAGAAATATCCGCACTATACCCACATCCAGGTGGATGTGCAATCCATCCGCTTCACAAATCCTCGAACCAACCTGCGATACATCTACCTCACGCCGCCGGAAGCACAGAAACAGATCCTGCGATTTGACGCCGGGAAGAAAATTGAACCGTTCTCGGTCTCGCTGAACGATGTCATCATCAAAGATGCGAAGAAAAAGGCCCGGAGTTCAGCTCACCATGAGCACCCCGGCTCCAAAGCCGCACAACACGTGCAGCAGACATTAAGCAATTGGCTGAAGCAATTCGATGAGAATAAGCCGATTGTGATCCCGAAATCCGAAACGTCGGCGCCAGCAGCTTCTCCAATCAAGAAGAAAGCGCGGAAGAAGGGCAAGTCCAACTACCGCTTCACGAAGACGTTGCCCGCATCGCAGCGGGAGTACGGGTTGAGGAAGTTGGTCGGAAAGAAGATCGATCTGCACGTGTGAGCTTTGACAACCAAGTATCAAGTGTGTACCACAACGTGGAGTGAGGCAGAAAATAAGATAGTATCACATTCTCAGTTCGAGCCATGAGTATGGTGAGTTCCACATGATAAGAGCGGAGTTGACATGCCATTTAAGGCCACTCGAATTAATCATGAGTATGTTTGGCTGACACATACTCATCCGGGTCAAGACGATTTTTACGGGACCACTATTGTGATCCGGATTTCTGATTGGTCATCAGTCAAGGAAATGGTTGATCGGGCTATTTCGGAACAACCAGAAACAGAGAAATCACAAACTTCCACTGCACTTTAGCCATAGTGACCATTAGTAACACGATACTCGAGCGTACAAGAGATTATATGAGTGAACGGAGTCCGCGTGATCAAGCGATTCTTCAACTCAGTGAAGAGATGAAATCGGCTATCGAGGATGCTCAGAGAGTGCTTGGTCCAGAAGAGTTGACGCAAGCAATAGAGAGCATCTTGCGAATCTACTTCATGGCGAGGGTGATGCCGCGATGAGCAGAGACTTAGAATTTCGAGTGACTGAACACCTTATTGTCAAAGGTGTGGAAGTGGTCGAGATGATTTACCAAGGACGGTTAATTGCTACTATGGTAGCACAGGAGGATCAACCAATAATTCGGATAGTTACAAAGCATAAGTTACAATCTACCGTAACTACATCCACACCAATTTCTTTTGCGACGATCTCGTTCGCTATTCAGCCAGAGTGAGAAACAAAATCCTGGAATTGAAATTCGCCGGTAAATACGGAACTGCTACGATCGTCTTGACCAATAAGCTGCAAGATATCCCAGAGGGGATGGCTAATTTGTTCCCTCTAACAGTACGATTCTTTCGGGTTCAAGAACCAGATAGACCATGTCACTATTATTGTCGCGATCGAGCTCATGCAAAGATAGTGGCAGATGCTCTCGTTGACGGGAGTTTACATGGTTAAGAGCACTTTACGAGATGAGACCAGATGAGCTTCTTTGACGAAAAAACACGAGGGTTAATTGCTCTACAATTTCGGATACTGCAAATCGCTGTTGGAATTTATTGTGTGGCAGGAGCAGAATTCGAAATAATCGAGGGTCTTCACACCACACCAAATGACGTTGGTTGGACAACAATGCAAATCTTAGCTACTGGGCTGGCTATTCTTATTCTAGATCCAATAGTTGATGTGATAAAACTGGAGCGTAAAAATGAAAAAGATTCAAGTGATAGTGACCGAACCAGCTCGTAAACGCAGCGAATTCCACACACTCGATACAGATGGTAACGAGGTCAAAATCCTGGAACGATTTAACCTCACCTACGATCCCAATATCTCGAAATGGATTGGCGGTCGAGCAGACGGCACTGGCGCGACGGTAAGGACAACCGATTTCCAAGATCTTTGGATGTTGGTTGGGACAAGGATCCAAGAGGATCATTTTAAGGAGCCGGTTGATTCCAATTGATCCTTAATCAATTGGATTCACACGGAAACTAGAGGAAGACGATCATGTTAGGACAGGTTCAAGTTAGCATCGTTCAAGAAGCTTACGACGTCTCAAAGGCGCTGTCGAACGCTGTTAATCGTGGTGCTACGGCTCAGATGTTCATTACCTATCTTAGCCAAGAGCATCGAACCTTGCAACAGAAGATCACAAGTATCATGCTGGCTTGGTTTGCCTATCTTGCCTCGCTTTCTGAGGACCAATACGATTCTCGAAATGAGGCATCTGTGCGAATCGCTCGCAAAATTGTCGCCGCGACCAACGGTGTTGTCAACCTTCCATCTATCTGAGGAATCCAGTGGCCAAAACTTTCACGATTGACGGAGAACTTCTCGATATGATCGAGAAAATACGAAAACAGACCGGGCGTGAACAGGACGCAGAAGTTCTGCGGGATGCATTGCAGACCTATTCGTGGGTAGTTAATCAGTACGACAACGGATTCACAGTTATATCCGAATCAGCAGCGAAACTGCGTCCAGGACAGATACTACCGTTCAACCCGTTCGAGCAGAAGTACAAAAGACCGGAGTAAATCCGATGGACGAAACAACATTTCGTGTGGGCTGCCTGATAGAGCTTAAAGGTGGTCCTGAAGTTCTCAAACAGAAAGACATCATACACTACATCTTTCAAGGCGAACTTCGGACAGTACGTCTCGCGCAGTTGATTTGCGAGAAACGAGATATCCAAATTCCGAAATATCCACCCGCTTTTCCCCAAGGAACCTGGCCAGCAGATGATCTACGCCGTGCATTTGTAGCTGGTGCAAAATGGTGGGAATTCTTTTCGAGAGGTGCCACTATGTGGTCCAGTGATCAGAATTTGGCTGAAAACGAAGCCGAAACCCGCTACCCGGAAGGAAAGGTGCCTAGCCATGATGGAGGGGATGGAGGAAAAACTCCGGAATAGACTTAATTCTGTGGCTGAATCCTACAGCCATGATTTAGGATGGATCACAAACCCGCCAGACGAAAACGAATTCGTTGCTACTCTCACTGATCTCTTAGACACCGCTCGATACCGACTTAACCAAGTCGGATTGCAAGATCCTGAACTAGATGCTTGGGAATCCCGTTCTCGAAAAGAACAATATCTTCTCTGCATGCAAATTTGCTCAATCTATGTGAGAAAATAAACTATGCCTGATCTGCCAATTGAACATCGTCATGTAAAAGTTCAAAGAAAAAGAAGAGATCAAAACGACAACTGGTTTGCTTACTTTATGGAACCAGATGGTGAAAGCTACTGGATGTCGCAGCCAGTAGAACCAATAGTTGGCGAAGAACAAACTCTTTATGTCCTCAGAAAGGGCACTAAAATCTGGAAAGAATTTGAAGAACTTACTAATCGGGGAGGAACTCTCGATGAGATGAATAAGTTCATCCGACGAGTTGCTCAAGAATATGGCGAATGGTGTGAAAGAACTTGGGATGAAGCACGCGAAGAATTTCTTCGTCTAAATCGACCAAATTGATGAAAGAATTCGAGACAAAAGGGATACTAAGGTTGCGGGTTTTAGGCGTTACCGTTACCCGTTAAACCGTGCTAGAATAGCCTTGTAACGGCCCGTAAGCGCCGTTTAAACGGCCCGAACGGGGTAACGAGCGCACAGTATATTTAACCCGCACAGCGGGTAAATCACAAATTTCGAGGTGCTCGTGAATGGCAATGTCCAAACTGTTGGCCGAAGATCGTGCAAAACAAATTTGGGGTGATCAAGTAAAGGAGGTCAGCGCAACCAAAATTCCGCATGAAGATTGTTGGAACGTATTCCTATACAGCAAAATCGCTTATTGGCACAAACTGGATGGCAATGGACACGCTATTTGCCACACAGATTGTGCGGATGTTGAGGTTCAGTTATGTGTCTAATAAAATGAAACCGAAAAGAGACAGAGAGCCTGTAGTACCGAAAGAAATGGAATCGGTAGCTCCAGAGCCTCAGGAGACGATCATGACTCAACCTTCTACGACAGAACTGACTCCGGTAGTACTTGATACCCTCGAGCAGATTTCTGATGACGAATTGGAACTGTTGCAGCGCCGGGCGACCGAAGCCCTCGAAAACCGTCGCCGAAAGCAAAAACAGATTCACATCGATCGAATTAAAGCCGATATGGCGCAGCATGGACTCACGTATCGAGATTTCATGTCGCCGACGGTACGGACTGGCGCCTCGCGGTCGGGAAATAGCGCAAATCGCGAAGTTAAATTTGGGATAGAAAAAATGTTACCGGCGATGGCTGCCATCTTGAAGGACGGCCCGAAATCTGCCGAGGTACTTCGAACTCGGTTGAAGGAAGACTACAACTATCCGTTAAACGTGATCGGGATGATCCTTCGTTGGGGATATCTCGAGAAGTTGGATACCGGCGATTACATGATCACCGAAAAGGGACGAGTTGAAGCGGCTAAATGGCCAGCGGCACCACCGCCGTTGACACAACAAGTTCAATCAGCAAATTTGAATGGACAGGGGCCTGTTGGAACTAATTGATCCAGATCAATTAGTTCAACCGGAAACTTAATCTCATGGTGAAAGCATTTCGCATAATCCATATCGACACGGACCAAGTGATTGGTAGGGAACACCCACCAGAAGAAACAGATATTGGGTTGATCGTTGTTCCTCTCCAATTGGACGTCACTTATTGTGATGACGTGGCTGGTACCATGGAGCCCGTAATCTCAAAAGATGGAGACGTGTTGGAAGAAGCTCTTGATCTCCTACTCAAAGATCAAGGTGAAGACGATACGCAACATATCGAAACGTGCTACACCTGCCTGACACCGGACGGCCGCATTGTCCAACTCATGGATTTTGAACTCGAGTCAATCCTCGAAGGAGATCTTCTATGAGACAACCGGATAAATCCTGGCTCGCAAGTAAATTAATCGAGTCAAAGATTCCCGAACACCTTCATGATGGACTTATTGCTTACATCATGGACGGACGTCCAACAGGACACTTTCTTCGAGCGGTGCTCGAAAATAACTTAATTGGGGCGTGCGGTCGAGCAGATGAAACTCTCAAATACCGGCTTTACGACCTCATTTTCTTTCTGACCAACTACGCTCCGAGACATTGTTGGACTTCTCCAGCTAATGTTGATTATTGGATGGATAATGGTGGTTACAACGGTTTATATGGTGTGACTAACATTGTTCCTCCTTTGGAGGAGGGTGACAAAATATTGCCATGATTTTCTACCACAATAGCGTGTGACCTTATACGACATTTAATACAGAAGAGGGAGAATTGCAGTGAAGCTGATGTTTCGGTTTTTGAAGCCCGATGAGAATCGTCCAATCAAGAAGTACGCGGAGTGTGCGGTAGAATTCACGGAGGGGTTTATGAAGGGAACCCGTCTGATTGGATTCACTGTCAACGAAAACGCGGAAGGACTCTACGTAGGTTTTCCATCCTACATCCATAAGCGGGGTCCAAACGACACTGTCGTGTTCGATTTCCTTTGGTCAATCGAACCACAGGCGCTGGATAGATTGGAAACCTACATCCTCGACGAATTCGAGCGGTTGAGTGAGCAACACATGCCGGCACCGAAGACAATCATTCGGGTGGAACCGCCGGCCACGTTGTTTTAGCCACATAAAGTGTTAGTGACACATAACGGGAGCATTTGCATCCAGGATCCTTGAAAGTATCAGACTAGGCGAGTGAATCATCCCAGTCGTCAGCACCAATTGATCGGATTGAGTCCAAAGGATAGAGTGCGCCACTGTACCCGAACGTTAGGAGAACGGAAATGTTGTTGGTAGTGTTGGCTATCGTAAAGGTAGTTTGCGGAATCGCGTGCATAGGTTTGGTCCTCTACGATTCCGTTACTGCAAGATAGTTCAGACAGCGTATTCGTAAGTAACAAGTTTAGCGTTCGACCATCTATAACATCCCCATCTAATTAGGAGTATCTAAATGAGCGATGAATACGAAGGTGTGGAATCTGTCAAGCGACTGTCACGCGATCTAAAGAAAGCCTCGCTGACATTGTCGCCTGACCAAGCACGATTCTTGGTTGGCCAATATTACACGATGCAAGCCAATCGTATTCGTGCAGACAATCAAGTTCGTTCGTTGAAGGAAAACGAAGAACCACATGCGGCTATCGAGTGGTTGTCCAGCCAGAACGACGTCTTGGAACGTTCAATCAAAAACGCTCTCGATTCGTTTAGCAATGCCAGCGTACTCGGACGTTGGGCGAAATCAATTTGTGGAATTGGTCCAGTGATCACTGCTGGATTTCTCGCCCACATCTCGATGGAACCGTGGCGTTGTCACATTTCGAGGAACGATATCACCAAGAAGCCTTGTAACGCCAAAGATCCACATGGCCCGTTGTGTCGAATCGAGCAAATTCGAACGGTTGGTCATATTTGGCGATTTGCCGGTTTGGATCCGACGGTAATTTGGGAACCCAAAACCCGCCGACCGTGGAACGCAGATTTAAAGACATTGACATGGAAACTTGGTGAATCATTTGTCAAGGTCTCAACAAATGACGCTGATTTTTATGGTCACCTTTTGGTTGAACGCAAGAACTACGAGATAGCGAACAATTTCTCAGGAAAACTTGTTCAACAAGCAATCGACAAACTCGCGAAATACAAAATCGGTAAGGATACAGATGCCTATGCGTGGTACAGCGGCTGCTTGACGCCAGCACAAGCACTCGAAATTGCTGCGGCACCGGCTGCCAAACGACTCGGTATGGTAAAAAAGATGGCTGGAATACCGGGTTCGGGTTTGCAAATGTTGCCTCCAGCACATATCCACGCTCGCGCCAAACGTTGGGCAGTCAAACTGTTCCTATCGCATTACCACGCAGTGGCGCACATGGAATATTTTCACGAACCAGCTCCAAAGCCGTATATCTTGACACATGATCACGGCCACACTCACGAAATCGTCTGCCCAAATTGGCCTTTCTGATTGAATCAATTTAATTAGATCAAATTGATTCAATAAGCGAGTTAGTCACAGAACATGAGAAAAGTCTCAGACTAAAGGAACGAGTCGTCCAAGGGAAGAGTTCCAGATTCGAAGAACGAATCAATAAGTTTGATAGCAACATACCGTTAGAGTGAACCACAAGCAGGAGAGCACCTTCTGGCGGGAGTAAATCATTTCTACAACGAGTTCCACAGCATTAGAATAAAACATCCATAATGACTATACCAAAATCAGGTTTGAATCATTCGTCCTGTGAGTACCATATAAATGGAATGAATCAGTCACTTTGTTAGCAACATCTGCTAGGTATGAAACACTAGGCCCGATAGTCTCAGATACAATCTTTGAATCACTTCATCACGTTAGCACCATAGCTGCAGAATAAATCGAGAAGATTAACAGTTACAGAAATCGGGAATGAACCAAGAAGTGGAATAGTAACACCTATAGCGAGTAAATCAAGAAATCAAATAGTTTCAAAGGATTAGAATGAGACAGTGGCATAAGAAAGCAACATATAGTTAGATTGTCCGACGCTAAAAAGACGCTAAATAGAAATAACGGACGGTTTTACGGCGCTATATAATAGCCTAACGGCGCGCGGTACGCGGGTGAAATAACTCGAGAAGAAAAGACCGAGTGGTCGTGAAATTTCATCAGCGAACTTTCTATCATCAGAGCTAAAATTTTGTCGTTTTCTACTAGCTTTTGGAACGGCGCTTTAGTAAACTTTTCGAGTCAGCCTTACGCGGTCATAACGGTCGCGAAGATTACTGAGGAGACTAGAAAATGGAACTGAAGCTTCACAAACTGCATGCTCGTGGCAGCGCAACCTACATTCACCCTGAGACGCGTGCTCGCGTCCAGATCAGCAAGCGTATGTTTGACGGCACTGCTCCCGATACCATCGAGTTCAATGCTCCAAATATTGCTGCGGCCAACGAGAAGGACTTGGCTCGGGCGAAGCGAATTCAGGAACGGGCTGCGAAGATGGTGGATCTGCCGGAGAAGGTCGAGAAGACCCGCGCGAAGCTGGCGAAGCTTGAAGCTGCCTTGCAGAGCCAAGCGAACGGTGGTGCGGTTGCTGCGGATCAGGTTGGGGCGTAATTAAACATCTGGAACCCGGTTCGGCCGGGTTCCAAAATCTTTGAAAACTTAACATTGGAATCCGATTTTATCGGATTCCATCCTGTCGTCCATCTTTGCGCTTACATGCTTATGGAGCCGGGGGTTGCGGGTTCGAGTCCCGTCACCCAGCCTTTCAGTATGCTGGGTGTAGCTCAATGGCTAGAGCACCGTTAGTTTCGCGCAATAACTTGACGACAGGACCATTCTCTCGGGTTGGGAGAAACAAGCTAGTCGAGCCAAAGATCTCTAAGCTAGTTGCGGGATTAATGTCTTAGAGACGACTTGATTAGCAAAGGCCGCTACTATGAAACCCAGCCCGATTCACTTTTATCTCGTCGTCTACTGATGTGCTTACATGCTTATCACGCAGGAGGCATAGGGTTCGAATCCCTGTCACCTAGTCCCAGACTGGGTGTAGTTAAGTGGTCAAAACGCCTAGTTTCGCACATTGACTTGACGACGAGAACTCTCGCCTTGCTGTTTACTGAAGAGCGTACATGCCACATAGCTCAGCTGGTAGAGCATCGGGTTTATAGCCCGAGTGTCATCGGTTCAAATCCGATTGTAGCAACCATCTCAAGCTCCTCGACTTAACAGCAAGGGCTCCTTTCCCCACTGTCCACTGTGTAACGTACATGACTAGCTCAATTGGTAGAGCTCCTGCTTGATACGCAGGTTGTTCCTGGTTCGATTCCGGGGTCAACTCCGTTGTTACGCGACTTGACAGTGGGGATCTCTTATTCGCAAGAATAGGAGATCCAATCTTAGATCGGTCTGAATTCACGCAAAATTTTATGGGTCCAGATTGAGTTTCTCCTAAATAAAGCTCTTGATCAGCGTGATCCAATATTGATCCCAATAAGATTGGGATCAGAAATTTAATCGAGGATTGTTATGACAAATGAATTCTCTGTTTACCAGTGGTTCGTCAATAATTCATACGAAGAAGTACTTCGCTTCGTTGAAGCTGAAAGCGCATTGATAACCGCAACTCGACTCACACAGAGTGTGGGAGGAAGGATGGGAACAACTAAACGCGTGATTATCACCGATGGAGGTGATTTCATCGTTTGGGAATGGCTACACGGAGAAGGAGTTGTATTTCCACCCTCCGCCGCAGAAGACGACAATATGAAAACAGAATAGGAGTTTCTGAATGGCAAATGAATCACAATCGAACGATCTGGTCCTGGCGCCAGGTGAGTTCGCATATGTGCTCGATACAACCAAGGGGTTGGTCAGCACGTTGGTTGGTTCGACCAAAGTCAGCATGTCCAATACGGACAAGCCGGTGCTTTGGGACAGAGCAACCAAACGTTTCAAACGCGTCGATTCACTCGACCGAGCAATTCAAATCAACACCATCGCGCCAGAGGGGTTCTACGTCGCCCTGTACAATCCGTCGGCTATGGGTAACAACTCGATGGAGCATCCACGTGAGGGTTCTTCATCAACGTCAGTAACGCTCAGCGTTGGGCATCGAGTCAACATACCGGGACCGGCTAATTTCCCGTTGTGGCCAGGGCAGATGGCCGAAGTGATTCGCGGTCATCATCTCCGCTCGAACCAATACTTGCTGGCTCAAGTCTACAACGATGTTGAGGCCACCAAGAACTGGCAGAAAGCAGTACTCAAGCCTCAAGAAGTCACGCCGCCACCAACACCACCAGAAGGTGGCGAGACACCGCAATCACCAAAAGTCGAAAGTCAAGAACTTGCCAAGCTAATCGCAGAACCGCGAAGCTTCACGCCGGGGCAACTCATCATCATCAAGGGTACCGAGGTCGCGTTCTTCATTCCGCCGACCGGCATCAAGGTCGTTCCGGAAAGCCCGAACGTCTATGTTCGAGAAGCCGTCACTCTTGAACGCCTCGAACAATGCATTTTGCTCGACGAAGACGGCAACAAGCGTTTCGTTCGTGGGCCGGATGTTGTATTCCCCGAGCCAACCGAGCATTTTGTCGAGAGGGCCGACGATGACGGTAAGTTGGCACGAAAGTTCAGGTCTATTGAGCTGAACGAATCGAGCGGACTCTACATCAAGGTGATCGCGCCGTACGACGAACCAGATCCTCACGACAAAAACAACACTCTTCACTATGAGGAAGGCGACGAGCTTTTCATCACTGGAAAGGAACAATCAATCTACTTCCAGCGAGAAGAGCATGCCGTCATCCGTTACGGCAACCAGACGAAGCACTACGGTGTGGCGTTGCCTGAAGGCGAAGGACGCTACGTTCTCGACCGCAAAGGCGGCAGCGTTTCGATTGTTCGAGGGCCGAAGATGTTTCTGCCCGATCCGCGAACTCAGTTGATCATCCGGCGAATTTTGTCGGAACAGACGGCAGCGTTGTATTATCCTGACAACGCGACTGTGCTCGCTGTCAACAAAGAACTCGCGGCGCAAAACAAACGAGATGACGCTTCGCAGTACATCGTATCGGCGGCGTCGAACATGCCAATGGCTTCTGCTGGTGCGTACTCGTCTACGATGAATTTTGCGGACGTGGACAGTCCATCCAGTCGAACCAGTCGTCAGATCGCCGGCGACATTGTAAAGCGTGGAACAGCATTCACTCCGCCGAGAACAATCGTTCTCGACACAAAGTTCGACGGCGCGGTGAGCATCAGCGTCTGGACTGGCTACGCGGTTCTCGTCGTGGACAAGACCGGCGGACGCAAGGTTGTGGTGGGACCGGAGACTTTCCTTCTCGAATACGATGAGGACTTGTCGCCGATGTCACTTTCAACCGGCACACCAAAGACGGACAGATCGTTATTCAAGACCGTCTATCTCCGGGTGCAGAACAATCACATCTCGGATCAGATCAAGGTGGAAACAAAGGACTTGGTCAAGCTGACAATCAATGTTTCCTACCGAGTCAACTTCGAGGGTGAGGATCACGAGAAGTGGTTCGCGGTCGAGAACTATGTGAAACTGCTTTGCGACCACATCCGTTCGCTAGTACGGAATACGGTGAAGCGACATGGGGTCGAGACTTTCTATGGCTACGCCGCAGACGTGATTCGCGACACCATACTCGGGTCGGCACCGGCAGTCGGAAGCCCGCGTCCTGGAAAGTTGTTCAACGAAAACAACATGCGGGTCTACGACGTCGAGGTACTTTCGGTCAACATCGACGACGAGGCGATCGCAAGTCAACTTCAAGACTCACATACCGATGAGATCACGACAGCCATTAGGCTGTCCAAAGCTCAACGGTTGTTGACGTTTACGGAGAAGACCGAAACGATCAATCAAAAGATCGCTGAGTCGAAAGCCGCAACCGAACTCAAGAAGAACGAGTTGCTAGCCGAGGAGTTGAAAGCGAGACTCAGCGTTGACTCGCAGCGAGTGGACTCAGAGGTCGAAATTACGAAGAAGCGGATACAAGCCGAAGTTGATGAGATTGAGCCTCAAGAGAAGATCTCTACTGCGCAACTTGCTCGGCAGACCGCAATCGACGCTCAACGTCTGGCGATTATCGAGGATGAAGATCGCCTGATGCACGCCCGCTTGCTGACTCAAACGGAAGAAATTACCAAGCGAGCGGCAGCAGTAACGCCGGATCTCATCGCGGCGATCGGTGCGTTCTCCGAACGAGGAATGATCGAGAAGGTTGCGACATCACTCGCACCAATGTCTGCGATGCAAGGCATGGCGGTGTTCGACATCCTCGAAGGAATGTTGCGAGGGACCCAACTTGGTGACGTTATCAAGCAATTGACGGTGAGAACGTCGTCGCCGAGAATACCGAACGGACAGACGAAGTAGTGGGTCTCAGTTAGATTGAGATCCAAGGCTAGAATTTCCGGGTCGCTCCCGGCGCTGGGCTGCAAGTCGTGATAACTCACACTCGATGGGGTGTGGTAGGCTCACGCGGGCCAATGGACGGTGCGTGAAACCGTCCTGCAATTTATGTTGGCTGTAGCTCAACCTGGTAGAGCGCCTGATTGTGGGTCAGGTGGTTGGGAGTTCAAATCTCCTCAGTCAACCCAAAGATTCCAGTTGGAATCTGTTCCGTCTACCTAGGTGGATACATGCTACATCACTTCTTATTGGCGTAGCAGCCAATGCCACCTTAACTTGACGGGACACCAGTTCGATAACATCGAACTGGTCATCTTGCTGACTTAATCGTGTCGCCCTGGCCCTATAAAGGCACGTGGTCTAGAAAAAGCGCGAAACTGGAGGCATCTGGTTCGCGCCAATGCATAGTGACGATAAAGTCGGCCGATCGATCGGAGATTTGATGAATCTGTTTAACATAAATCCGCGTTCAGCGTGGGTATGGGTGTTAAATCACACAATAGGACTTGTATTTCCTATCTATTTTACAGCCAGTAATGAACCAGAAACTTTGTGGGATTGGTTTGCCCTAATAGTTTGGATTCTGATGTTATCATTAATTCTGATGATTCTTTTTAATAAACTGATCGAGGTGTTCCATGGATGAACCTGAAGAACGAAGCGAAAGTCATGGCGCCGTTGGGGGTGCGGGTATCTCCCACAGGACTTTCAATCCTGGCTTCGCGGGTTCGAATCCCGTCGGCGCCACCAAATTTCAAGGTCGAGCGGATTACTGTCCAGGACTTGGCGGTCATGTGCATTTCTACATAAACATGATCTATTGGGGTCATCGTCATCCCTTTTGTGCATGCTGCCATTACGAAGACGTCACTCGACTAGTAGAATAGTGGCTAAATTTACGCTCCGGAACTCACAATTGAAAGTTTTCGTCTCGCTTTTCTACATCACTTAGAAAGTAGGCTAGATCCAAAATCTAGTCTATCAGACGCTACTTTTGAACAAGAGTGGGATACTGAAATACGTGCGGCAATACTGTGGCAAATTGGAGAAATCTATGGGCGATCCTAAGAAAGATCGAATGCTGAAATTCTTTACATACGCTCATCTACCAGAGCGGCTCGCGGAAGCAAGCAAACCATTCTGTATGCTTGCAGAACATGTGGTGACAATCTTCCCACAAAACGCAGAGCGTACTGTCTGCCTCCGGAAACTTCTCGAAGCTAAAGATTGTGCAGTAAGATCTTTGGTCGAGGAAGATCCCAGTGCAGATTAAGGTTTGGTACTACCGACCTAGATCTCGGCGAAGAGAACGCCGAGTTCTGAAACGAGAGCATGTTTGTGACAAGATATGCTTACAAAAAACCGGATCAAATTTCTTTTCTTGTAAGAAATACAGCTATCGCGCTGAAGGAGAGTAATTTGTTAATTCTGAAAGAAGACCTAGCAGCTCTCAATGAACCGACAAAACCTCGCCCGGTTTGCCCAAAATGTGGCAAAGACTCCCAACACTGGTACGTGAAAGACTACGATCCAATATGGCGTGATGGGAAAGTAGTGTGTACGTGTGGCACGTTTATTCGGCATTTTGATGCCGACTAACAAATTGGCTCCCGACTACCGAAGTGCATACATGTTCCCAATAGGGAAGTACAGGTTCGAATCCTGTCATCGAAGTAATTCGATGTGGCGTAAATGGCAGACGCGTAGTAATCACCCTGCTTATCAGGGTGAGTGCACCTCAACTTGTCGGGAGCCAACTCAGTTCGAGAACCACCTAAGTTGAAAGTATCATCGCAGGAAAGTGACCCATTTATCACTATGGTAACACCTCTACTGAGGACCTTATGCCTAGGTGGAAAGTGACAGTTTCCCGTACTATCGGGCAAAGAAGTGAGATGCTAGTTACTACTGGCACACCAAGATTAGCAATGGATCGTGCCCTCGAGTATGCCAAAGGTGGAGTTGGTTGGTACAATGTAGGTCCGGCATTGACAGGCCCAAGTCCAGCAGTAGTACCGATTGAGAAAGTTCCCGACACAGCCATTAAGTTGGATAGTCACAATTTTTCAGAGTGAACCGTGGAAGTGTAGCGTACCAAGTTTCCTGAGTAACGGAATCCAGAACACGGTAATGAAATGCCCAAATTGTGGTCATCGACTCCATATGATGGAACTTGCTTGGCAAGAAAGAATATTTTGGAGTTGTCTAATTTGTATTGGATTGAATCAAAGTGTGCAATTTTACGATTGGATCCTAGATAACTTTGGATTTCAAATTGTAAAATTCTTGAGGTTTTTGCACCTATGAGACTAGATGAAAATGATCAACCTTGTCCTTCTACTCTTGGAGAATATCGAGATCTAGTTTTTTTGCTTTTGTCCAAGATAAAACGAATCCTGCAATAGTCTTGCTAGATACTAAAATCGAAGAACAAGGCAGAGACGAAGAAGTAATTGCACCTGATTCGCAGATGCGTCTGTTGCTATTTACACTGATGTTAGAGGGATTAAATAAAGAAAAGCTGGTGTAGCTCAACGGTTAGAGCATCTGTCTTTTAAACAGGAGGTTGTGGGTTCGATTCCCACCGCCAGCACCAAATAGCAGGATTATTATGGAAGAATATACTGACGATATGATGCGCCGTCTGTGGTTGCAATCCAAAAGAGAACTAGAAGGATTCGCAGATCATCTCGAAAGCCGTAAGATGGGAATAACAGCATCGCAGATGCGTCTGGCATGTCAGATGGCCCAACGAGAATACGATCGTCTAACCGACACGGCGGACGTTAAAAAGAATTAACTTAGACCTTTACTTGATAAAAGTAAGTAGGTTAAAATTACTTTAGGGTTAGTTAGGGCGCTGAAAGTTTAGAGCCTGACTACCCGCAAGTTTGGGTGCCTAGCTTCGCTTGAACCTGTCGTCCGATGACTTCATCAAAGCGTCTAAGACGGCTTAAATGAGGGTAAGATTACCTCAGCCCAAAGGTTTGCCCGAGTCCATCGTGAAGCTTACATGCTGTTGTGCAAACTGCTAACGTTGCTTCATAACTTGACTTGGGCAATTGTTTTGATGGTTCCCTAGCACGCTCGTTATTTGCGCGATAAGAGCGCCATGTAAAGCGGCTAAGACGGGATTAAATGGAGTGGAACATTGCTCCAGCCAGCGGTGAGTTGGAAGGTGCCCGAATGCAACGCCTCTAACATGATGGATTCCAAAATGTCCTAGGCGGCGATGACGGGATTAAATGAGGTGGATTTTGGCCTCAGCCTTCAGATTGGAATCGCCAATTTCGCGTCTATCTCGGAGCTATACATGCTTCTGTTAAAAGCGAACGTCAGCTCCGTAACTTGACGCGAAACTCTCGTTTAAATAGATAGAATTAATAGTGGGGTCAAATTGATGGAAACCGGGCTCACCAAACAGGCTATCATCTCGGAACTGACGAAGTCCACGCACAAGAAACTGAATCTCTTTGCACCTATGGGTGCGAAGGCAGTGGCAGAAGATCCAGAGTTCTTTGCCCATCTAATCGCGTGGAACGCCAAAAACGGCGCGATCCGGGATTCGAAGATTGCGTTGCCTGTTATTGCGCTAGCTACCAAGGATCTTGTAAAACAAGATCCTGAGTTGTGTGAGAACGCCGCAGCGCACATTGCCGGTTTGGATGACCCACGACAGCTGGTGCGAGCAGTAGTTTTCAGTCGCGAACTTAAAGGACCAACACGAGTTATGCGTCGGCTCGTGCAGCGTTATCTCCGTAATCTCGAAGCCAATCGGGGTGACTGGGAGAGAGTTGCGGTTCAGCACCGCGCTTCGTTGAAGTTTTTGTATGGCCGACGCGATCTTCGTATCGCGCCTGGTGGGATGAAGAACTCTTGGGCAGATGAAATTCTGTTCAAGCAGAATTACCCCACAGGTTCGGTCTTCGAGAAAGTTGCACAGCTGCACAACATGTCTCCTATCGAAGCGGCTGGTACGATTCAGAAGTACCGTATCCCGTTTCTTGTGTTACAGGGAGCACTTGGGTCAAAGCTCAAAGAGCCGGACATTGCCTTAGCGATGATCAACTCGATGAGCCCGACAGAACTTGTAACCAATATGAAACTTCTCGAAAAGATGGGAATTCAGACCAATCCCGCCCTTCGAGGTGCTCTGGAAACGGCATTGGGTAAGGCGTCAACGTCCAAGAAGAACACGCTGAAGACGACGAAAGCAGCTACTCATGCTCGAGAGGTTCTTGGTGATGAATCACTTGCCAAGAAAATGGAAGTTCTCCAGGAACGCCAGCTCGACCAGTTCGCTAACGTCGAGGGCAACTGGTTGATCTTTGGTGACTGCAGCGCGTCCATGAATCAAGCAATTGATCTTGCACGCAGGATTGCAGCAATTCTCTCTCGTGCGGTCAAGGGCCAGGTGCATCTAATCTTTGGTAACACTTCCCCGCGTTACGTCGATGCGACTGGTAAGACTCACGAGGAATTACTCAAGGCCACCCGACTTGTTTCCGCGAGTGGGAACACTTCGCTTGGTTGCGGGTTACAGTATCTCTACGACAAGAAGATTGAGGTTGACGGAATTGTCATCGTGAGCGATGGAGGCGAAAACACAGCGCCGTTTTTTGCGAGTGTGTATCCGCGATACAGCACTTTGATCGCCAAGGAAGTTCCGACCTATTTCTATCGTGTTCCTGGAGATCCGAACCGGTTGAGCTACAATTGTTCGAGTGCTAAGATTGAACTTCAGGAATTCAATTTGACTTCCGGAGTCGTTGACGACTATTCGATTATCAATTTGGTCGCAACGATGCGAGCAAATCGATATGGTTTGATCCAGGAAATCATGGACACGCCACTTCGAATCCTCGATGACGTACTGAAGCGAACGAAAGGCGTGGAAATCTTTCCACGGCAACTGGTGGGTGTTGTATGAAGAGAATATTTGTGGTTGGTCGAGGGATAGTGGTGCTCGGTGCTCTGGTTGCTGGATTCAGCGGCGCAATTTACTGCGGAATTATGGCAATTGGATTGGATCGAGTAATGAGTGCATCTAACTGGCTGGAGAATCTGTTGTAAACAAAACTGGAGGTTCAATGTGAAGAAACTGGCTTTGGTTCCGATCCTTTGTATCGTGTGGGCTAACCCAGTTTCTGCCAATATTGCTTGGTGGGACTTTCTCGAGGAGCTGAGCGGTCCGGGGCCGTGGGGAATGGCTCCAGTACAGACACGAATTTGGTGTGCTGATACGTCATTCAAAAATTGCTTGGTGGACTCACCAAAGTCAAGAAGTATGGTTGTACTTGCGGGTGCTTACGGCAGCACTTTGAAAGGCGACCCGTTTTCGATGATCAGTGGGGATGTGACCTATACGTATCGAGTGTCACGTCTCTTGGACGTTGGAACAGGCATTGGGTTTACAACGTTCTATCGAGATGGGTTCAGCTTAAACCAAGCAGTCTTGCTGCCCGCTTCGATTACGGTCGCACCGCTATCGTTGATTTCACCAAAGCTTCGATTCTTGAAGTTCAAGGTGGATGAGGTGTATTACACCAAGGGTTTTGTCGGCGAGGGTTGGAATACAGGTTCGGAATTCAAAACGAGAATCGGATTTGTGCTGGACATTCCAGCAATGTTCTCGTTCTTAACAACCAAACAATAATGGCGCAACTCCTATACGAAATGGATAAACGAAATCTCACACAACGTGGTACGCCGCCACCACAAGGGAGGGACAGAACTATGGGTATCGTCGACTCGCTTCGAAAGTTCAACAAGGAAACCACCGATCTTGACGAAATGATTGCACTGGAGGCGATCGGCAAGGTCGTCGTGGCAGGGTATCCGACGCATTCCATTGCTCCACCGGAATGGCTCACGTCGACCCTGACCACACTCAATCACGAGATCACTGGCAAGACCAAGGATCAGCTCGAAAAGCGGAAGCGAGAACTTATCGCACAGCGCTCGGGTCTCGAGTCTGCCGAGGAAAAGCGTCAGCGAATCGCCAAGGAGATCGCGGAAATCGACGCGAAGCTTGGTGTTGCCACAACGACAGCGTAACAAACTGGGTGCTCGAAGCACGCTTCAAAACTGCATGCAGGACAAAGCGGCAACGACGAGATTAAATGAGGTGGACCTTGGTCTCAGCCCAGACTCTTGCTGGTTTATTTGTGTCTACTTATGTGCTGTTTCGCTAACAGCGTAGTGATTGAGGGTCAAACGGTAGCCCAACAAGCAAGGTTCCGATGTGAACGAACCACATTGGGGGCGCCACCTTTGCGGGCATCGCGTTCCTCTGACGGTAAACTGGCGGGCCTAATGACAAAAACGGAAAAAGAAAAAAGCGAATTTGATGAGTGGTTTGATCGTGTAAAGCAGCTTCCAACGACAACTCGTGGTGAACTCGAGGAATGGAAATGTCCTACACCCGGTTGTAATTGCGCTTCTAAAGGAAGAATGCTTGCGCCAACATGTCATCCAGAAACCTGTATTGTTGGCTGTTATGTCAAAGACAGCGCAAAAATAGTGCTTTGCTGCGGTGAGTGTGGCGTACCATTCATCGCATTGCGAATAGCAACAGACGCCTAAATGCGTCGGTAGCACAGCGGCTAGTGCTCCACACTGTCTATGTGAATTACGAGGGTTCGAGTCCCTTCCGACGCGCCATCTATACTACTTATGAGTAAGAGGCGAACACAAGCAACTCGGCGGGAACGCCGTAAGTCCGAAGTTTTGCTAAAGAAAGGTTTGGTTCGAGAACCACAACGAGGCGTTGGTCATCATATCGTATCGAGTGTTAAACAAACTGTGAAGATTCCAACAAGCTTGAGTAAGAAAGCGGCAAAAGTTGAGCAAACTGTAGACCCGCTTTCTGTCTCGCTTGGAGAATTTCTTCTAGCGTTCGCCGAACTTTTTGATGACACGAAACAAAAACCGAATAAGGATTAAATTTGTCTAAGAAAGATTGCTATTGTGATCTTAATATGATTCCATGTAATTCCAGTTGTACATGTCCGTGTCACAACACAAAACCGAAAAAAGTAGGTATCTACCATCTTTATCGTCCAAGTTTGAAACAAACTTGGTGTCGTAAGAAACGAGTCCTTCATACGACAGATGAACTCAATCACAACACTTGTAAAGCGTGTCACGAAGCCTATCTAGCTTGGGCCATGAGGAGAATGAAACGAAATGCCAAAGTTACACGAACTGCTCGCCGTTGAAGGTCCACTGAAAGGTCAAGCTGACAAGTGCCGCGGTGAATTGCTGCACACGTTTGACAAAAAGACTCACCATTTTGGTGAGAAGACTGTTACCGTGATCCCGCTTCACGACACAGGTGCGCCAGCTGTTGTCGAGGAGCAACTGGATCTTCAGACTACAATCCGTAAAGAATTGGCTTGGTTGAGCGATCTTTGGGCCAAAGCCATGGACGGCGCATTTGCTGTGGCGCAAGCTAACACGGGAGCTAACGCCGACGTCATTCTCGAAGATGGAACAACCCTTCTGTCAAAGGTTCCAGCAACTGCACTTCTCGAACTCCTGAAACGCGCGGCGGAAATCCAGGAGTTGGCGAGCAAGATTCCTACTCTCGATCCGACAAAGGGATATCAAATCGACAACACTCATAAGGAATCGGCTCACGGCGTGTACAAGGCTCGAGAGGATCGTAAGATTCGTACGAAGAAAGAAACCAAGGCGCTGGTTCTCTACGACGCTACGGACAAGCACCCAGCACAGGTCAAGGAAATCACGGTTGACGAACCTATCGCGACAATTCAAACTCAGCAGTGGAGTGGATTGATTACTCCTGCAGAGAAGTCGGATATGCTCGATCGAGCGGAGCAACTCACACGTGCGCTGAAATCGGCTCTCAGTCGCGCAAACAGTATTGATATCCCTAAGAGCGATATCAAGGTTGGCAAGATTCTGCTGTCGTACGTGTTCGACGGCAAAAAAGCGGGTAAGGCTCAGGGTTAGGCTCAGTGAATCTCAAGTTCAAGCTTAGATTCTAACCCGAAAGGTCAACAGAGTTGAAAGCGATCTGGTAGTGTATAATGATGCTAAGCGAAGACATCGGTTCAAATCCGATCGGGACCCCCATAAAATATGGTCCCGTAGCCCAGCGGTAAGGCGTCGCGATCAGGCTAAACATTATGCCGACTACCGGGTTTCAGAGATTTCAATTCGAGTCTAAACAACTTTGAAAATTGTTTAACTAGGGGAGCCTGGTTATCAGGTACGATACTGGGCTCCCCGCTTTATGAGCCTTCATCAATTGGGTAATGTAAATCATGAAAACTAACACGCTCAATAAAAATTACATCAATCATTTTGCTCTTGTGTTAGATGAATCCGCATCAATGCGACCAATTGCACAACAACTTATACAAGTTGCTGATCAGCAAATTGCGTATTGGGCGACTCGTTCACAAGAAGTAGATCAAGAAACACGTGTAACCGTTTACACATTTAATGGTGGTCCTGCTGAATGCTTATTCTATGATAAGGATGTTCTTCGACTCCCTTCTTTGAAGGGACTGTACACTCCTTCAGGCAATACCGCGTTAATTGATGCAACGATCAAAGCCATTGATGATTTAAACCAAACTCCACAGCTTTATGGAGACCATGCTTTTTTGGTTTACGTATTGACTGATGGAGAAGAAAATCAAAATCCAGCAAGAGCTACCGAATTAAAACGCAGACTTTCCGATCTTCCAGATAATTGGACCGTCGCAGCGTTTGTTCCAGGTGTGCAAGGAACTTTCGAAGCCAAGCAATGTGGTTTCGAGAAGGACAATATTCAGATCTGGGATACGACGGCAAAGGGTATGACTGAAGTTGCTAGGGTCATGCGCCAAGCAACCGACAGTTATATGAAAGCTCGGGCCTCTGGTGTTCGAGGGACTCGAAGCCTTTTCCAAATGAAAGTTGAAGCAATCAATAAGAAAAATATTACTCAACTCGAAAAGTTGGGGCCAGGGCAATTTCGTTTACTCTCAATTGTTTCGGATGGACCTATCGCACAATTTGTAGAAGGCGTTACTCAGCGACCATATCAAAAAGGCGAAGCTTACTATCAACTCAGCAAGTCAGAAATCGTCCAAGCTCAAAAAGAAATTGCTATCTTTGATCGTAAGAATTACACAGTTTACACCGGTCAAAACGCACGAAAATTACTTAATCTTCCTGATTACGAAGTTAGGGTTGCAGCCAGCTCTCATCCAAGTTATGACATTTTCATTCAATCCACTTCTGTTAATCGTAAATTGATTGGCGGAACAAAACTGCTTCTGTTGTCTCCTGACGTTTCGAGGTAGCCATGGATGATGACACGTTACTAAGAATTTGGGTATATACACTGATAGCAATTTTTCTCTGTGTCACTGTAATAGTGTCTGCCTTTATGTACACTGCTTATACGTTCCGAATTGGTGGATATTGTGAAGGACAACGGTTGGGTCAATCATCTACCATTTGGGTTAAGTGTGACAGCATTCAAAAGGTAAATCCAGAACGCTAAACAAATAGGAGTTCGTCGTGCGCCCCGACATGAAAACTGTTGTAACCGAACAACCTCGTTCTGGTTCCAGTAACAAATCTCTTAAAACTGGCCTTCGACTCTCGAAAGATCATTACGACGAGGACCATGATACCGGCCCTCGTCGTCACCCCATCTCTCGCTACCGCCAGCATGGATGGGATGCAAAAGGTTTCACAGATGTGCTTGGCCCACTTCGCCGCTTTCTTCGAAAGAACGTGGGCCGTCCTTGGAACAAAGTTTACAGCGAGATGTCGAAATCGCTGAACAAAAGAACACTGACCGGACAACACATCTGGACCCACGTGATTGGCGCGCGCGGTTTTCATGGCGAAGTGACACAACACTGTGAAGTTCGAGAAGACGGTAAGGTCTACGAAAAGAAAAGTCAGCGCTCGCGCTATGACCGTCCTGTCGAAGGATTGTACATTCATCCGGTCACTGGAATTCTTCGATATACGGAACCTACACCATGGAAGAAACGTTACCCTGGTGATGTAGCTTATTACAAACTTCGCAAACAACTTGTTTCTTATGGTCTCATAAACGAATTTGTACGTACACCAATCATTATTAAAGATTGGATTATCATTGATGAGCTCACCGTTCTTGAACACAAAGGTGATGTCTGGATGGTGCATTTCTTTGAACATCTTGATCCACTCGACGTAGTCGAGGTGAAGACAATTAACGGAGTGGATATTCCAATTCGGCGGAAGGATAAAAAGGGAGCTATTCTCAAACGTCGAGTGATGACTCGACAAATCGGTCGTCGGGATAAGGTGCTTTGGCGACTTTCTCACGCGGGAGGGATGTAATGGCGCAGAAAGGTACGATCGTTCGGTTGATTTCTGACAAGGGGTTCGGGTTCATCAAGGCTGGAGATGGTAAGGAGTATTTCTTCCATCAAAGCGGAGTACGCGAGGATTTCTCCCGTCTTCGAGAAGGTCAAGAAGTCGAGTTCGATCCAACACAAGGACCGAAAGGTCTTCGTGCTGAATCAATTCAGTTGACGTAGTCTCATGAAGCGATACTTTTGCACCATCTGCAACCGGTATCGCCGTTCCCAGAAGTGGCCTGCGGACGTTACCATGACAGGTAGCGTCCGCGAGCGACATGCCACATGTCGATGGCACTCTGGCGGCGAGCGTAGACCAAAACGAGCGGTTCGTTACCACGAACCAAAGCGTGTGTTGCCGTTCGAGAACAACAATGCTAAAAAGCGAACTCGTAAGAATGCTTAACGAGTTTGAGGGCGATTACGAAGTTTTAAAGCACGTTGAAGGGACATTGTCGAATGACTACACAGTAACACGCTGTGTAGTCACGACTCCTATTCTATATGCCCTCGAACGCGAAACCAAACAACATGTCAAAATGAATGACACAATTTTAATTTTATGACAAAAACATATATTGGTGATGGAGTCTACGCAGAGTTCGATGGATATGGCGTAGTTTTAACAACAGAAAATGGGATTGAAGAAACAAATCGCATCGTCTTAGAACCAGAGATTCTCGCATATTTCTTGAAATTTGTAAAAGAACTTAATCCCGAATTCTTGAAAAGGGTGTTGTAACATGTATAGCAGAACAACAACGAAAGTAATCCAGGTGAACGTTGGTGACACTGTTGAGATTCATTGGGTTCATCCTGACAATACAGTTACGGTCGAGATTCGCACGGCTAGCTCATCTGAGCCAAAGATGAAAACTGTAATGAGGAATACCGAAAAGATGTAGGAGTAGATTCCAATCTTGATTGGAATCTGAACCGTTATGTTCATCAAGCATAGAATCTGCAAGACCGAACTCATCTGGCAAGACATCAAGAAACCTCAAGCCAATATTATGGTCAAGGCACCATGGTGCCCAAAGTGTCGTATTGAAGTTGCAATTGTTGATATGACACCAAAACCAAAAGGACCATTATCAGCATGGATACCAAGATAAATAGACCAAAAATTGGGGTCCGAAGGGTTTATAATCAAGCCAATAGTCAATCAAAATAATTAATTTGAATCCTCTGTGTATACCCACCCACGGATAGTCCTGGTATCAATCCGTCAATACCCATCATTAATTATGAAATCCTTAATCAATAAAATCCAGAAAGAAGACACCAAGTGGCTGTTTGGGGTCATCCAAGTGACATTTCTGATGTTAAACTTTCTACAAATGGTATCGTTTCTAATTGGAAACCCGAACCACCTCCTCAACTAGAAGGCATAGTTGATATCCAAGCTAATCTAGAAACCACCGGTCTACGCTGGTGGGATAAAGATAAACCAATTGGTTTATCACTTCGTATACCAGGAGGTAAGAAATGGTATTTGCCTTGGGGTCATCTTGCTGGCGGAAACCTCGATGAAAACGTAGTCCGAGAATGGGCACGACGTGAACTTCGAGGGAAAAGGATAACCAATACCAATATCAAATTTGATATACACTTCTTTAGAGTTTTTGGGATAGATCTTGAAGAGCAGGGATGCCAGGTTTCGGACGTCGCGCACTACGCAGGTTTGTTGGATGACCACCGTCAGAAATTTAGTCTTGATCTTTTGGCTAAAGATTTTCTTGGTGGTATTGACATCCCTCGATTGGATGAAAGTCGGATGGCGCATTATCATCCGTCTGAAATGGCGCCGAGGTCCATGTACAATACGGAGCTAGTATGGCAGCTTCGAGAGTATATGTGGCCGAAAATGACAGCGGAAGGTTTGCACGCAGTTAGACAATTAGAAGATGAATGCATCTTTGCCACCGTTGAAATGGAGAAGAACGGTGCGAAAGTTAATGTCGACCTCCTCGATGAATGGATTATCGAGAGTGATAAAGAACTTAAGAAATGCCAGTACGAAATAGGAAAAGCTATTGGTCGTCGGTACCAAGAAGCGTTATTTGATGGAGGTCGACCACCAGATTTTATTAATCCTGATTCTCCACAAGAAATGCAGGTGCTATTCGAGAGGTTGAATCTTCCAATATCTCGAACCGCCAAAGGTAATCCAAGCTTTACCCATGATGTCTTAAAGAAAATTGAACATCCTGTTATCAAGCTAGTAATTCGAGCGAGTAAACTGATCGATGTCCGTATTAAATTGTTATCATGGGCAAAGTCAGTTAATCGTTCTACTGGAATTCTACGCTATGCATTGAATCAACTTCGGGCGCAGAAAGATAAGTGGGATGAGAACTCTGCTGGTACAATTAGCGGTAGATTTTCTGCTAGCAAAATCGATAATCGAAACGATGAGGGAACAAATATCCAGTCTGTAATGAAGGCTGGAAAACAAAGGATGATGTTCGGCTATGCAGATGATGACGATAGTCATGATGATGAACTCTTCATGCTACGTCGGTTGATTATACCAGCAGAAGGTGTATTCTTATCTGCAGATGCAATGCAAATTGAATATCGTTTATTTGTTGCTGAAACTAATTCCGAGCGACTACTGAAATTTTATAAGGATGATCCTAAGACCAGTTATCATAAGATGATTCATGGTTTATTAAGGACTTTCAAACCAGATCTACCGTATCGCCGTGCTAAAGATGTTAATTTTGCTGTACAGTATGGTGCCGGTATTCGTAAGATGGCTTTCATGCTAGGATTTCTCACATCCGAAGAATACCGAGTTTTATTACAAGATCATAACTGGCGAAAGAGCCCGTTACTTCGCGAAACTTTCGAGATCAAAGCTATCTATGATAAAGCTGTACCAGAAGTACAGCCAATGATAAAGAAAGCACAATCTCTCGCAGAACAACGAGGTTATATCCGCTCGATTATGGGGCGAAGAAGTAGATTTCCCAATGGCGAAAGAACACACAAGGCATTGAATACTCGCGTTCAACCTAGTGCGGCCGACATTATGAAAATGAAGTTAGTGGAAATACACAAAGCGAGAAAAGATACAGGTTTACTTCTGCGATTCACAGTTCATGATGAAATCAATGGAGATTGTCCGGATAAGGAAGCAGCAGAAAAGGTAAACAAAATTCTTAACAGCCAATCATTTGACCTACCTCTCGATATTCTGTGGGAAACAAATATTGGAGAAAGTTGGCATGATCTAACGGAATTAAAGGAAAGCGAATTTGATTCAGCACATGCGGCTGATGCTAATCGAGGTAAGCTACCAATACCAGGAGAAAATCCTGACACAACATACAAACGGAATCGGCGTAATCAATTTCCAGATGAGGTGATTATATGAGTGTGAATATTCTACCAGGTATGTCAGATCAATTTGTAGATTGGGCACAAAAAATCACTGCTGGACTATCAGAATCTAATATAATGCTTGGAGTTTGGGCTCCTGGTCATGATTCTAAAGTTGAGTGGGCTTTTAAATTACAGATTGGACATTGTCTAACAGAAGGGAAACCACTTGTTCTTATCGTAGAACAAAATAGATCAGTTCCAGAAAAACTATTGGCTGCTGCAACTGTAATCGAGTACTTCGATCCTGCAATCACGGAATCGGTAAATGCAGCAGTGTTTCGAGCATTAGAAAAGATGGAAATCTATCCAAAGCATTAAGTAAAGAAGATAAAAATAGATTTACTTCAGATACCACTTAAGGTAGGATTACCTAAGCGGTAAGCCGGTAGTAATGACTTAAAGGATAAAACCATGGTACTTTATTGGGACAAGCCAGTTTTTAAAGGTCCTACAAAATGGCTTCGAGCGATAGGTCTTGTTAAATCCGATGCACGCCCCGGCTGGTCCCGTCTTCAAGTTCAAGACTCCCCTCCACTCTACGCTTCGATGACTCCTGATGGTGTTTGGCAAGATCCATCTCCAAATGATGGACCTTATGAACAATGCTTACCGAAAGGTTCAAATCTCGTATACCAACCACGTTATCCTGGTGAAGATCACGTAGTTCCAGTGATGTTGGATGTCAGCTAACTGGAAGGAGTGCCATATGAGCAATTCCACTACGTGGTGGTTTATGCAGCAGCCATACATACCTGTGGTTGTTACTCTACCTGAGCTGCTAAGAGATGGACAATTTTTTATTCAAGCGGATGGTACAAGGTGGACAGCTATCGAGTGTAGCGATTTCAATCTTTTATCCCGGTACTTTGACGGAGAAGATATTAAACCAATATTAGAACAAAGAAAATCTTGCGGCTTTAATCTTCTTCGAGTGTGGACTCTGTTTGATATCCCAAATATTGGCACGCTAACTTCTTGTGACTATTCTCGAATTCCTAAGTTTATCACGCTCTGCGCTCAATATGGATTGTATGTTGAGTTCACAGCATATACTGGAATCAACGATCCTCAACATTGGCTTAATCTGTGTGAAGTTTCCCGACACTGTGAGCCCAAACCTCTACTCGAATTAGTCAATGAACTAGACGTTAATACCAACGAACCTGATTGGTTGGGTAGAGTCTTCAAGCTCGAAGACTACAAACAACCACAAGGACTTCTTTCATCTCATGGTAGTAATGGGTCAGAGACTTGGCCCATAAGTCCTTACTGGTCCTATGCAACAATGCATTTTAATGATGCATTCGAGTGGCAGAGAAAAGTAGGACATAACTCTATGGAAGTTTGGGCTGGTCCAACACTCGCAAACGAAAATACACGGTATCCAGATCATTCCGATTCACAAATTTACGCACAAGATGCTGCAGAAAGTGCAGCACTTTTGTGTGCTGGAAGTTGCTTTCACAGTGTTCGAGGTAAGACTAGCGAGCTGTGGGATGACATTGAAGAAATTTGTGCTCGTATGTGGGGCCTCGGTGCTGCAAGCGTAGATCTACAATATCAACTTGGACATTACAGGCACGCTGGGGAATTAGAAGATCCTTCTATTTTGCGAGCTTATCAACGTGCATTGGGTGATGGAAGCGCGTGGACGGTTACTATACGAAGGTAGGCGGGCTGGATTCGCCCGTAGGGGTTTACTACGGGCCACCAGTCAAGGCTGTGGACAACCAATAGTTTAAGGTAATACTAACGCCCGCGCCGCTTTTGGACTCCAGGCAGCGGGTTTATAAGGAAGATCAATGGATTTGCAGAAAATGGGTCCTTTAACCGAGCATCATCCATTAGTGACGAATAAAACTCAGTGTCCAGCATGTTTAGAATCGTTTCAGAAGTATGACTATGTTACTCTCATCACTTTAGGTCCAGGAGATGATGAAGAAGAACGTGAGAAAGCAAGAGAGGGTCGAGCTTATAATGCAGTTGCTGCACCAGTACATTGGGCATGTGCAACAGGTGAACTAGAATGAAGATTAGACTGTGTACTCACGGTAATATTATTGTCTACGAGTGTAATATACCTCCTTTTAATCAACCACCAACTGTTATTAATTGGGGTGATAGAACATTCATATTCTCTAAATCCAAATCTCTTTTCAAATTTGATACGTACATATATACTGAATGTTTTGCTTATACGGTATTTTGATATGACAGCCAATCCAAAATTTATACGCGGACTAAGTGTGGCAGATGAACGAACGGTTCGGGAGATTATTCGAGAAGTGAATCGAGCGTTAGTTGTTGAACACTACGCACAGAAGATTTCGATTCTTATTTCCTGCGCTCGAAGGATGAATGATTTGTTATTTCAAATTCTTGCACGGGAGATTTAACATGGAACCAGTTGATCGCAGCGCTCGGGTGTTAGTAGATGGAACACCTGTTACACCAGACCATAAAGAATTACAGCCCAATGGCCAACAAAAAGATTATGTGGTTCTAACAGCAGAAGAACGACGTAAAGGATTTGTTAGACCTGTTCGACAAACCTATTTACATAAACCATGTGGAACCACTACATTTATGGCACTAGCACTAGCTGAAACCTATGCGCGAGATCCGGGATTTTACTCTGGGACATTTTGTGTGACCTGTAAAGCTCACTTCCCTCTCGACCAATTTGTGTGGGAAGGAACTGACGAAGTACTTGGTACCTAAATGAACGAACAACGTTTGGTTTCCAGTCTTACGGATCTCCTTCGAGTGAAACTCCACCACTCACTGGTTACTAAACACTCGGAAAGAATTGTTGGTGGTACAGTCGGCGTGCCTGACGTCTCGGTCAATTGTAATCGAGATACAAGTTGGTGGGAAGTAAAATATGCAGATCCCACTTTTACAAGTCATGGCCGACAAGAGCTGACAATGCTCATGTTGGCTAATTATAGTCATCACGCTCGATATATCATCTACGAAAAGGTTGGCAAGGTCAAACGAAGTTACATTGTACACCCGAGTAATTTGGCTGTATGGAATACAACTTTTGAGCATATATTTGAAGGTTTTAATCACGAAGCAATCGTAAACTACATCAAGAAAGTACACGGCATTGAATAAACCATTAGTTATCTTCGACTGTGATGGCACCATTATAGATTCAATGAGTCTTCTTACAGATCTAGCTGTAGATTTGATTAGTATCGAGTACAAGATTAAACCAATAGAATCAAGAAAATTTTACCGATCAACAATAGGCATTCCATTTCGTAATCAACTCGAAGTTTTATTTCCTCATCATGAAAGTAACTCGCGAGTCGCTGAACAGTATGAGAATAATCATCGAGCGATGGCACCAACCTTTGCTCTAGCAATTAATATTGAGTTGCTTTTTAAGGAACTCAATGATCGTGGCTATATGAAAGCGTTAGTCACGAGTACGGATTGGGTTATCTTACGTGATTGTTTACCACAAGTGAGAAGTCTAGGTTTTGATTTTCTCAGTGGTTATGGGACTGGAAACGATAAACTCGTGCAAATCGACAAATCTATTCGAGTGCTTGAAGCTGATCTCTCCAAAACTTTGTATGTAGGCGATAGTCCCTTCGATAAGGAATGTGCAATTCTTAGCGGAATTCCCTTTGTCCAAGTTGAGACTCACAGTGTATACGACGAAGTAATGTTTGCTATTCAAAGAATGGAATTCGCATGATAATTAATGCGGTAGATCACTGGCCTTTATTTGAAGAGCTGATTCGTGGTGAACAAGAAGTTTACGGACCTGACTGTCAATTACATTTATTGTTATCACTGGCACCAGAAGCAAGTGATGTTGAACGAGTATGGCTCGCGGGGACATATGGGGCACATCATTGTGTGCCATCAGCTTGGGCAGTTTGGCAGGCGTTTAGACCAGCAGAAGTTGTAAGAGAACCTGGTAAATTATTCGAGTGGTTACAGGAGAATTGGACCGCATTACCAGTTCGACCTGAAATGCGATCACATAGAATGGTAGCTAAACGTCATCAGTGTTTGTATGATTTTGCAGTCTATGCACTTGGTGAAAGTTGGCGAACTGGGACTTATCAAGAAGTGTGGGAAGATGCTATAGAATCGGTTAAATACATGGGCAGGTACATGAATATTAAATATATGGAGTTACTCCGACGTATCGCTCGACCAGACATGGTTTTAAGCGATATGCGAGCAAAAAATGGGTGGAGCCCGCGAATTGCACTCGGATTATTTTTTCCATCAGAAATAGCAAATATAATCGCTGATAAGAAAAATAACACACAAGAAGCAATAAATCTTACGGAAAAATGTGCTACCGAAGTTATTCAGCATTTAGCCGAACGAGGTATAACTGTTAGCTATTTTCAACTTCAAGTTGTTATGTGCAACATGCGGGAAGCACTTTTAGGGACATTCTATCCGGCAGCAGGTATGGATGAAGAGATGGATTATATCAAGATAGCAGAGACTAAATTTGATATGAGCCATGTATGGGAAACTCGGAAACGAATTTTTCCACATCAATACCTTGGTGAATTAAATGGTTGGTTTGGTTTAAGACAATCGAAATATCAAGAATGGAAAAATAAAGGCAGGGCAATAGGATTTGTATGAGCAAAATAAAGAAGAATTATGAAAGATTCTTTGTGTATTATTTGTTAGATCCACGAGATAGTGGTATTCCTTTAGCTGGTGAGTATGCTTACGTCGGACAATGTGTAGATAGAGCGAAAAGACTTGAATTACACTATTATTCGATAGATTCTAATGATTCAGATAAAAGTTTATGGTTAGCAAATTTGCGGTTAAATAATGTAAAACCATTAATGTCTACAAGATGTATATTACAAACTGAAGAAGAAGCTCTCCGTATAGAAAACTCTTTAATTGATGTATTATTTTTTCGTGGAGTTAAAGTAACAAATAAAATGCCATGGCACAATTACGAACATAGTTTTTCACAAGAAACTTGTGAAAAACTACGTTTAGCTGGATTAGGAAACCAACATTTATATGGGCATACGCATACAGAAGAATCTCGTGAACGAATGAGTCAATCTCAAATAGCTAGGCATGCAAGGGAAAGTGGATTATCCATAAAAGACTATCTCCAAGCAAAAGAGCAAGAAAGAATTAACAACGGTATAACCCAATTTGGAACACTAGAATATCGCGAAAAGATGCGGTTACAAGCACTTAAAAACAATGCTATACCGCCCTCTTGGCAAGGGAAGAAACATACAGATATAACTAAACATAAACAAAGTGTAGCAAATTGGCTAGTCAATCATCCAACTCCAGAATATCTTACAAAAAGAATTATTCAAGAACAAATTAAGTTAGATAAACTTTCCATTTCTCTAATAAAAACTCCAGATTCTAAGATACTCCCGGAAAGAATAGACAAGACAATAATTAAGATTGGTAAATTAAAAGAACAATTAGAAAATTTGGTAAAATCTAGTGGACTACTGGCCTCTATTTGAATCTTTTATAATCGAGGAGTTAAAAGCTCATGGTCCCGATCCTCAACTACAATTGCTCCTCGAGTTAGCACCAGATGTTTCTGATGTAGAAAAGATGTGGTTGATTGGTACCTATTGCGCTCATCATTGTGTGGCATCAGCATGGGCAGTATATTTAAATTTTCGCCCAGACCAAGTTCTAAAAGATCCAAATTCTCTTTTAAGGTTCTTAGAAAGAAATTGGGCGGCACTTCCTGTTCGCCAAGAGATGCATTCGCATCGAATGCTCGAGAAGCGTTGGGCTTGTTTGATCGATGCGGCTATATATGCAACTGGGAAAAGCTGGCAAAACGGCTCTTACGAAAAGATATGGAATGATTTTATTGAATCTGTTAGCTTTTTCAATCGATATTTATGCATAAAAGCGATTGAAATGATGCGACGAACGGTTCGGCCGGATCTAATCCTTTCAGACATTAGAGCACAAAAGGGATGGAGTCCACGAGCTATGATCGCTTTACTTTATCCAGAAGTTGCTGATACAGTTGGAAACAAACGAAACAACAGTTTTGAAACCGTGTGGTACGCGGAGGAATATGCCACAAGAATCCGTGAACGTTTAAAACTTCGAGGGATTGAACTCAGCTACTATCAGCTACAGGTTTTGCTTTGTAACAGCAAACAAATGATTGAAGGCCGTGTAGCTCCTGGTAGTGGAATCGAAGCAGAGTTAAATTTCATTCGAACGGCTGAAAAGAATTTTACGATGTCTCATGTGTACGATACTCGAAAACGTATTTATGATCATCGCTATCTCAGTGAAGTGCCTGGTTGGCAAGGTTTACAGAAAGATCATTGGCGCAGAAAGGTAAAGGAATTACATGACGGAACTAACGCAGAAAATAATTTATGACGAGATCGAAGATATCGAATCAGATATCCGAACAGGTCTGTACGCAAATGCGACACCAAGAGCTCTTGTATTGCTTTGCAGAATATTCATGGAATATATCCAACTAGAAATGGATCAACATGGACAAGCTTAAGATTGGCCTTATTGGAACTGGTAGACTTGGCGCACTGTACGCGGATTATCTTGCCACTCGAATACCGCAAGCAGAACTCTTCGCGGTAGCTGGTCATCGAGCCGGAGAGATCGCTTCACAGTATGGCGTGACAGTTGCATCTAACGATCGACTTGGAGTTATCAATAATCACCGGGTTGATGCATTTGTAATCTGTAGTTCTACGGATACTCACGTTCAATTTATTCGAGAAGCGTTTAGGGTCAAGAAACCTGTTTTTTGCGAAAAACCTCTTTGTCTTCGTTACGAAGACACTCAGGTTCTACTCGATGAGCAGAATGATACATATTTCCAACAAGGATTTATGCGTCGTTTTGACCCACACTATATCACCGCAAAAACGCGAATTGAGGATGACGTAATTGGTCGTCCAGTTCTTTTCAAGTCTACTTCGAGGGACATGACAAGAACTTCAATTGAATATGCTAAGACCAGCGGTGGTCTTATCATTGACATGGGCATACACGATATTGATCTTGCCCGCTTCTTCGTCGGAGAGATTGACGATATTCATACAGTTGGCCGATGTCTTGTATTCCCAGAACTTGGTGAAATTGGTGACATTGATAATGCCATCATGACACTTCGGTTTAAGCAAGGCGCTCTCGGCGTAATTGACATCTCTCGAAACGCGTCCTATGGCTATGATGTCACCACAGAAATTCTTGGCACTAAAGGTGCTGTTCGAGTGGGATATCTTACTGACGTACACGTTCAAACAATGCTGTACGATTCGCTAGCGCGACCTACGCTCAAATCATTCATGGATAGATTTGAGCAATCTTTCATTAATCAACTTGACAACTATGTGCGAAACGTGTTGGAAGGTAATCCTTCTCCAGTAACGTTGCGCGATGGAATTGAAGCGGTTCGATGGGCTGAAATAGCTCGTAAGCAAAGTGACAACCGACCAATAGAAAATACATTATTTGGCGCGCACAGAATATAGAGGTTAGAAATGAAAGAACACATTGTGATAATTGTGACTGTGTTATAACACCCTATCGGACCTGGTGTCAATTTACGTTAGACAACGGATTAGACATTTCTTTAACCATAAATATTGAACATGGTGGGCATCCTCTACCAGAATATTGTAGAGATTGTTATAAACGAGTTCTAGTTAGGATGATGTCTGAATTGGACAAGGATTAATAATGAAAGACACAATAATCGTTATTCCAACAAAACGACCACCTCCAGTTCGAACATTGGGATCCTATCCCGTGCCAGAAGGATACCAAGCACTTATAATTTGTGGTCCAGACGTTTATGAATTTCATAGACAATACGACTACAAACCAGAAATTCAAATTGTTCTTGGACAGCATGGAATGGGCGCCCAAAGCGCTCTGTGTTATACTGAAGCTTTCAAAGCGGATTTTCCATACTTCTTTAGAATCGACGATGACTTAACTCCAAAAACGTTTATTCACAAGGATGGTCATTATCCAGATCTAGCCGAAGTCATCCCGTTAGTCCGTGAGTGTTTGGACATTACTCGGACGACACATGCAGGTTTTGCCAACGGTGCGAACCGCTACTGGATGAAGGAAGGGTTTGCAAGGACTTATGGTCTTATCCACGGCGGTGCTAATATTGCAAAATCAGCTGCAGACTCATCTCCATATATGGACCCCTTATTAGTACGTGGTGAAGATATCTATCGGACCTGCGCTCATCGTAAGGAATCCGGAGCCGTGGGCCGTGTGCAATTCATTGGGTTTGATAAACGTCAATCCACAATTACGGCTGGTCAAACCTCGATTAGCGCAACGCAAGAACAAATTTTGGCTTCGAGGGAGATGATTCTTACTCGATTTGAAGGCATGGTCACAGCTAACGGGACGCGTGAAATCAATTCAGGGAAAGATACGATCGTGAATTGGCGAATGAAACGATCAAAGTGGGATACCCGATGAAATCGTTATCGGATGATCAAATTATCATAATGCAAAAGCATCTTACTCTTCTCGAATTATACATTATGAGAAAGGATCACACACTTACTAAAGAACAATGCCGTAAAAGTATTGAATGGATACGAAAGAAAATTGAATCAATTAAAGATTAGGAGCCGATTGAATTGATGTATTAAAATTCATCAATTCAATCAGAAACGTTATGCTTAAAACTAGAGATGAAATCGACGATCTTATTACTATTGCTCAAAGTGATGACGTTCAACTTCATTTGAAACCAGGGTTTCAAACGGGATTTATTGCAAAAGCAGTTGATCAATGGGGTAGAACTCGTTACCTATCTGATCCTCAAATCGAGGTGCTTGAAGATATTGTTACGCGATATGTTCCAAGCAAGAAATCTGGTTCAGCATTCAGTAAAAGACGGTATGAAGGATTGGAATGACTAACTGGATTTTTCTCGCTCTAGCTACACCAAATTTGTTAATCACTCCTGGTGTGGTTAGACCAATTTCACAGGAACAGATATGTAATACTAAGTGGAGTCGAGATGTCAGACACGTTTCTGTTAAAATGCGAAAGATAGTATTTGCTTCATATGGTATTCCATATGAAGATCGCCGACTGTATGAAGTAGATCATTTAATCCCACGTGAACTTGGAGGAGCGGATAACGTTAAAAATCTATGGCCACAAATATGGTCGGAAGCTCGAATGATTAAAGACAAAGAAGAAAATAGGCTACACCGTGCAGTGTGCGCGGGAACAATTTCATTAGAAATAGCTCAAGAACAGATGAGACGATGGGGCAAATAAAATATTCCACCAAAGATATTAGAAGAACACATGAACTTGCTAAAGAATTAAACTGGGAAGTCAAAAGCGTTTCAATTGAAAAAGCAGCTGAGATACTTAAACTGTCACGAAGATCTATTTACTTACGAATTGCAAGTGGGAAGTTGAATACAAAGAAAGCCATAAATTCACAAAGGGTGATATTAGATGAATTCTTTGAAGATGAATTAGAATTAGCAACTTCGCGGGTGAAAGAAATCCATAAGAGGAAACAATGACTTTATCAGAACAATTAGCTGAACAGATTAAACTTTATCCGGAAAAACATCGGCATGAAGATATAAACGAACTTATTTCGTGTTGCATGATAGAAGGTGCAGTTGACCTTACTTTGATGCAAGCACATCAAGATTATGTAGATTACGGAAGTAACGGTGGTGTGAAATGTGACATGGTTAAGGGACCATGCGCGTGTGGAGGTTGGCATTAATATGGGTCTTATTATCGGCTCGAAGCCACCAAAATCTTATCGCCTCGATAAGATGTTTTTCGAGACACCAGAACGATTCGCACGACAGGTTCCACCAAAGAATCCGTTTAACGCACACATGAAAGCGATCGCAACGAAATACAATGTAAAAAGTTGGTGCGAAGCAGGATGTGGTCGTGGAATCGATGTATTAGCTGCTCTTGATTGCGGACTCGACGCTTACGGACTTGATGGATCAGAAGTTCTGCGAGCGTATGTTTTATTTCCAAAGGAACGATACTACACTGCTGATCTTACACAAGTTGTGTGTATTATGAGTGTCGACGCAATTGGTTGCCGCGAAGTTGCAGAACACACTCCTTTCGAGGCGAGTTTACAACTCGTTAAGAATATTGTGAGTAATTGTCGAGTGGCTTATTTCACCGCGGCGCCACCTGGACAAGCAGGTTCGGGGCATATTAATTGCCGACTTAAGTCTTTTTGGCTCAGCTTATTCGAGGAGTTTGGATGGGCAGTTGATGAAGAGATCACGCAAATTGTGAGGGATAATTCTCCCTCGAATATTGACCGTAAGAGTGGTATGGTACTGTTTGGTAAACAGCGAGTGGATTTAAGATGAATAGAGAAGCACTAGAAATTCTTGCTAAGCAAGACCCAATAGTAAGTGATTCAAGCGCAACAACAGCATTAAAAGGATATTCGCATTGTAAATTTTGTAATGCTGGAGGATTATTTAGTATATATCGTGGACGTGAATGGACTCACAACGAAAATTGTCCTTGGACACAAGCACTAGAAGAGTTAATCAGGATGAATGCAATTAGTCCGGATCTAAGCTAATGACTAAGGAGCAAAGATTTAGTCTTCGTAGACAAACGTTGTGTCGTATTGGAATACATTCTTGGTTACGCTATCAAGAATGTGTAAGAACCACTACTCATTATGATGATAAATTGAATAAGGAATTAGTTATTGGATTCAATATTTGTGAATGTTGTGCGAAAAGTAAATTGGTCCATATATTGGTGTGAGGTTATGTGATTACTTCTGAAGCACAAAGAGAAGCTGTTAAAGAATTAATCAATATCATTCAAGATGCCAAAGGAATCATGGCATGGACTTTAGGAAAGTCTTTTGCAAATGGTGAAGAATATTGGGTAAATCGAATTTCAGAATGGTTAATGCATGCAGATAATGACACATTAATTGATCTGCGTGAACGAACAGAGGGTAAGATATGAATTTTGTATGTATGGCCAGTGACGTTAATGAATGTCAAGTTTATTATGAAGAAGTTGATGAATCAACTTCTTCAGAACCCTCTGTCCGAGATCAGATTATTGGTATATGGGATATTGTTCACGCAGCCCAAAACCTTACTTTATGGAATCCCTTCAATAAAGGGAAAAGCAGCGTTCGGTCAATGCAAGATTTACGTGCTATGATCATGTATGCTTGTGAATATCCTAGTAGAAAAAAGAGGAATCCAATGAATGTTAATATGATGGTTTATCACTGGACTGCTATTATTCGAGAGCTTTCGACAGCTCACGATAAGAATTCTCTCGATAAAGCAGAATTTGATATGGATGAGCATCTTACACCATTACTTACTGCTCCTGTAAAGCAGATACGTGAATTCTATAGCGAATTAGTTGAATCACTTAAGAGTGATTCAACGATCCCATTCTTTGTGTGGGCGTGGTTTGAATCTTGGGGCGAAGTCATACTCAAACATGCAAAAGATACTGAAATCAAGGAACTGAAAACTTCGCTAGCAGCAGAAATTGCTGAACTAGTCGAGGAGGATGTTAAACCTGATCTCCGAAAAGCAATTGAAGGAGCACTAAAGTGGCGAGCCGAAGAAAATCTCGTGAAAATTCGAGATTCTGTTCGGAAAGGTGGTAAAGCTCGGATGGTTGGCAAAGAGTCTTGTTTATTTCTCGAAGTCCAACACGAAAACACTGTTGAGAGAATCATGTTATGAAAAAACTACTTTTGAGTTTGGCAGTAATTTTGGTAAGTTCTGAACAGTTTGTCTTAGGACAAACTGTTCATCCTTGTGATACACCACAACCATTGATATTTTCGGTAGTTGGAACCACGTTACAAGCACAAATTTGTTGGAGTGGATTAGATACTTCTGTTCCGCCAGTTGCTATTCCAACAGCCACTTGGAATCTAGTATTAGACGGAGTAACTGCACCGATTACGATGACTAAAACCGGTGCAGCATCATCAACTGGTTTGTACCTATATCAAGGTAGTGTGAATCTTTCAGTTGGAACTCACATTGTCAACTTACAAGTAGTAGGTCCTTTGGTTACTATTAATGGTAGTCAAACATCGAGTGGAATTGTGTCCCAATTAGCTGGGCCAATTACAGTTAATGTTGCTGCCACACAACCAAATTTAGCACCAACTATAAATGCTGGTCCAAATATCAGTGCAAATAGTTTGACTACCACTCTATCAGGTATTGCAACTGATGATGGCCAACCATTAAGAGTATCTCCTGATGGTCTTCGTGTACCAGTTGCTACACGAATTATTGACCAAAATTTAGGTATCTGGACTTTAGGTGCCACAATTGGAAGTGGAAATTATCCCATTCTACTTAATGGTACCCAAATCCCAGACACATTTGGTAAGCAAATTTTGTGGTATCAGGGAACAATTTATATCCAAGGTGATAATGTTACTCCTACATGGTATGTTTGGCATGGTACTATGTTTGAGTTATTTGGATCTGATCCTGGACCAACTACTGTACCACCAACTCCTCCACAAGTAGTAACAAATTGGACTTTAACAAGTGGTCCAGGGACTGTAATGTTTTCTGCTCCAACTGCATTAACAACAAATGCAACATTTAGTGTTCCTGGGACATACATAGTTCGATTAACTGGGTCAGATGGAAGTTTAAGCTCTTTCGACGAATTAACAGTAACCGTTCCATCTGTCTCCCAACCAAAACCAACGGTTACGTTAATTGTTCCAACCAATGGGGGATGAGATGGTAGATAGGCTTTTCTGGCTTTCATTTGTTGGTAGCGACGGTAAGAACCGAGGATGCTGCATCGTCGAGGTCAATGCTGAAGAAGCATATTATGCTAAAATTGATTTAATCAAAAGATTTCCAAATCATTTAGCGGACGCAGAATGGATTGCAGCAGCTATCAGCAAAGCTCACAAACTGGGTTGTAACCCAGGTGGGGAAGTAACATCTTATGATATTACTGGAGTGTTAACAGATAAGTCTGATTCTTCTTTAGCACTAAAATCAGCTCCGAGGCACGTGCTCATGCAACGAGAAGAGATGCAAAAGATGAAACTTGTTTGATTAACTTGATGCTAAGACATCAAGTTAATCGCGAAAGGTAGGTGTACTATGGATCCTGTGTTGATTCTCCTAATTGTGCTATTGGTATTGTGGATTGGTGGTGTTGGTATTGGCTACACTGCCGGAGGTTTAATTCACGTATTGATAGTAGCGTTTCTTGTCATTGCTATTGTGAGACTTTGTCAGGGACAAAAAATTTTATGATTGAGACAATCAGTATTGCCGAACAACGAAAACTTACAAAACAACGACACGAACTATATCGAGAGGCCGCTCGAAGAATCACAGGTGGTCATGTATCTAACGTAGCAACACCTGTGGAGAATATCGACGGTACTGGGGCATTTGTGGAAGTTGTGATCTGGGTACCAAATTCAGAAATACAAGCAGAACCAGAAGAATAATCCTCTGGTTTCTTAATAATTTATGCGGTTAGTTCATATTTACGGACTAGTTGACCCACTTGAGCCAGAACATATACGTTATGTAGGATTAGCTAAAGGAACAAATCGTGCATTAACTCACATGAGAGATGCCTACAAATATAAGAATGATTTTGTTAATACGCACAAGTTAAATTGGTGTAGAAAATTAGGATCAGAACGTCGCATGTATGAGGTAGTTATACTGGAACAATTTGATGAATTTGAAATTAAAGAATTGGGTTGGAACGAAAAATTGTGGATATTAGCTTGTAAAATAACGGGTCATAAATTAACAAATGCTACAATTGGTGGCGAAGGAGTTTTTCCACAATTATTCACACCCGAACGTAGAGCTGAAATAGGTGCTCGTACCAAGAAGATGTGGGAAGATCCAGAATTTAAACAAAGACACATAGAACGAATGAGAGGAAATCAGAATCTAAAAGGAACTAAAGCTGCAGAAGAAACAAAATTAAAACAATCTAAAGCACATAAAGGACGTATTCAATCACAAGATGAAATTCAGAAAAGTGCCAATAGTCGAAGAGGTTTACAAAGAACTCCGGAACAACGTGCTAGAATGAGCGCTGCACAGCATAAAAGATATGAACGAATTGAAGAACGTGTTAAAAGCATGAATGCTGCCTACAGACGTATAGACGCAAATCCAGAGTATTTTATAGACCTTGCTGCAAAAGCTCGAGCTGCTAAATTCAAGGAGTAGTTGTGCTTGAACCCTTAATCCTGACTTACACTGGACGTTACATTAATCCATTAAATGTTAAAATCGAGGATATATGCTTAGAAGATGTAGCACATCATCTTGCTTTAATTAATCGCTTCACAGGTGCAACAAAAGGCCCAATGAATGTAGCTCAACATGTTGTAGCTGTGAGTAAACTTCTCGAAGGAACTGGTTTGGAAAAGCAAGGCTTACACCATGATGATGCTGAGTACGCAGTTTCCGACGTGAGCAAATGGTTTAAAGAGTCACCAGAGATGACCCCGTTTCGAGAGGCAGAAGCACGTGCTCAGTGTGCTTGTTACACTGCTTTTGGGATTAAACCAGAAGATTACATACAGTATCCACATATGATGCATCCTTTAGTTCTAGAAGCAGACAGACTTATGCTTCGGTTCGAGGGAGTTCGGGGATTCGGAATCAAGATGTGGAATAAATGGTTAGAGATGATGAATAACCCGCTGTATCCTTCACTGAGTGAAGAAGAATATGAACGAGTAAATGCTATTTCACCAAAAACATTAACATGGAGACAATCAAAACAAGCATATCTGGCTCGCCATAAGGAGTTAGAAGCCCGAAGATAAATCCTCGAAAAGAATAACTTTACATTTTATTCCATCGGATTCCATAATATAAGGGTTGTATGAATATACTAACGCCTCAAGCTATTGCTGAACCAAACACAATTGTTCGTGTTGTCGTTGGGTCTACTGTTCACGGTTTAGAAATTAGCGGAACAGATGATCGTGACGAGATGGGTGTGTGTTTGGAACCTCCTCAGTATGTAATTGGTTTGGATCATTTTGAACAATGGGTTTATCGAACCCAACCACAAGGAGTTCGAAGTCAACCAGGTGACCTTGATCTAACTGTCTACAGTGCACGAAAGTATGTGAATCTAGTCCTCAAAGGAAATCCAACTATTTTAACATTGCTCTTTGTGCCAAAAGAATCTACTCTCTTCGAAACACGTGATGGAGCATCTTTAAGAATCAATGGTAAAAATTGGTTATCCAGGAAAGCTGGACAAGCTTTCCTTGGGTATCTTACTGCACAGAAACAACGTTTACTTGGTGAACGAGGCCAAAAGAATGTTAATCGCCCAGAACTCGTTGAGAAATATGGTTACGATACCAAATATGCCGGACATGTAATTCGTCTGGGGTATCAAGGTATTGAGTTGATGACTACTGGTAACATTTCATTGCCTATGCAAGATCCACCTCGACAATATATTCGAGATGTTCGAGAGGGAAAGTTTACTCTCGATACTGTATTAACTCACGCAGGTATTCTTGAAAAGGAATTAAAGTCAGCAATTGATCAATCTTTCTTACCAGAGGAACCAGATCGGGAAGCTGCTAATCGATGGCTATACGTCACTTATCAAGCATACTGGAAGGTTTATGGCTAAAAATACAAGGAAGAAAACAGTAAAGCAACCAATTGTTATTCGAGTTACAATCAGTGGTCCACAAGCAGCTGGTAAGACAGTGCTTGCAGCATTAATCGAAAGTAGTTTATCATGGTACTGTTCTGATGTTATCAGTGAAAACTACGAAAAGATCTCAGATCAAAAATTAGCTGATATTTTCAAAGGTAAAAGAATCGTAATCGAAACTACCAATATATGAAAGTCTATTTCACATCAGACACGCATTGGGGCCACAAACGCATCATTGAACACAGTCATCGACCTTTTAGTTCTGTCGAGGAGATGGATGATATCTTAATTCAAAATTGGAATAAGGTTGTTAGACCGAACGATACGATTTACCATCTTGGCGATTTTAATTTTCGGTCTATTCGTACAACAGATGATTATCTAACCTATTTGAATGGGCATATTCATATTGTGTGGGGTAATCATGATGATCAATTTGCTAAGAAGTATAAACATCGTTTTGCTTCTTACTGTGATGCGAAATATCTTCGACTAAACGGTGAGAAAATCACACTGTACCATTATCCACAACGTGCATGGCGTTTCTCGCAACATGGTGGATGGCATCTCTTCGGACATTGTCATGGTAGTTTACCAAATCTAGGTAGATCCATGGACGTTGGAGTTGATTGCTGGAATTACACACCGGCATCGTTTGAAGAGATCGAAGCATACATGGTTAAACAAGAAGTAACTCTACACCATCCAGTGAAAGTTTAAGATGAAACGTATTTATGTTGATAAGAAACCAATAGATATTCCAGATGGATTCTATGTTTATATGTTAAGCGGGCCACCTAATGGGGATCCATTTTGGATTGGAAAAGGTCATGGTGGGCGATTTAAGCATTTTGGCAACGAATTTTCTAGGCGTGTAGCTAGAAAGATTAAAGCGTCTGGTAGTGAAGTCGTTATTGGGATATATGAAATGGAAAGTGAGGAAGATGCGTTATTAGATGAAATGTTAATGATTGAATTTTGGGGTAGACGAGATTTAGGTGAAGGGCCATTATGTAATTTAACAGATGGTGGTGAAGGAACTTCAGGTATTATACGAGATGGCGAAGCTTGGCGTGGCCGTAAACATAAAGATTCATCAAAAGAATTAATGCGACAAGCTCGTCTGGGAACAAAAGCCACAG